AGATTGTGAAAATTTTGAGAAAGCAGTGTTGGTAAAAAATAAATTTGATGAAGAAATCACTAGAAGAGGTTTATAATTTTTTTGCTTTACATTTTTCACCATGCCATCTAGTATAATTACCAATAGAGGATTTTCACAATGAACATCGAAGATTTATATTATATGGACCTAACAAAATTATCTGATGATGAATTGTTGGATTTATCAAAAAATGTTAATATTAAAGCAAATTCAGAATGTCATCAAGCCGGAATGGAATACAACATTCATGACGTTGACTTGATCGATATGCTTGAAGCTAAGTTGAAGCTAATTGAAATGGTGTTCGCCATTGCATATGATGCTAAGGTTAACTTCGAAGACGCATTGACTTCAGTGCTTCTATGGGATGTTATCATTCATAACTATCTGTTGTCTTTCAACACTGTTGTGAAGCCACAGGAAAATAACATACCAGAACATGCTATTGTTGGTGGCTATGTGAAAGACCCGCATGTTGGTTTAACCAAATGGCCAGTATCGTTCGATCTTACCTCACTATACCCACACTTGATGATTCAATATCAAATATCACCAGAAAATTATGTTAAAAAGATGGAGTTTGATATCGATGAATTCCTCGCTATCTATGATGCTGGCTTCCTAGACAGCACTGATGAGCGTTTGAGGAATACTCATACATTCAAATCTTTGCAGTACGCCCACGAACACAATCTATCATTGACTGCAAACGGGGGTCTTTATAGAAGAGAAGATGGGTTTCTTCCAAATCTTATGGATAGGATGTTTAAAGAAAGAAATGAATATAAAAACCTGATGATGGATGCTAAGAAGGAGTACGCACAAACAAAAGCACCTGAACTTCTAAATACCATTTCAAAGTATAACAACCTTCAGCAAACCCGTAAGGTCAATCTGAACTCTGCTTACGGATCACTAGCTAACAAGTACTTCCGCTGGTTTAGTACTGCTGTTGCTGAATCTATTACTACTTCTGGTCAGCTATCAATTCGCTGGATTGAAATGAAGCTTAATCGTTATCTTAACAAGCTGCTTGGCACGACTGATATTGATTATGTTGTTGCAATTGACACGGATTCGGTGTATATTCGCCTTGATTGTGTTGTAGAAAAGTTCTTCCCCGGTAAGGACACAAAGAAGACTGTTGCTCTTCTGGATAAAATTTGTCAAGAAAAGCTACAGCCATTCATTACCAAATCATATGAAGAACTTGCAACTCTTATGAATGCACGTGAGAACAAGATGTTCATGAAGCGTGAGAATATTGCTAATAAGGCAATATGGATCGCTAAGAAGCGTTATATCATGAACGTGTATGATAGTGAAGGTGTATCATACGAAGAACCAGAACTCAAGATGATGGGCATTGAAGCTATTCGTTCTTCGACGCCCGGTATTGTTCGTTCTGCTATTAAAAATTCTCTCAGTATTATTATGAATGAAGATGAAAAAACTCTTCAGCAATACGTGATCGACTTTGAAAAACAATTCTTTGCAAGTCCATTTGAATTGGTTGCCTTCCCTCGTGGTGTCAGTGACCTAGAAAAATATGCTGACAAGGAAAAAATATTTGGATTTAAGACGCCTGTACACGTAAAAGGTTCACTTTTTTTCAATTATTTGCTAGAAAAAATGAAACTAAATGATAAATATGAGAGGATTTCTAGTGGTGATAAGATCAAGTTCTGTTACCTCAAAGAACCCAATATATATCGAACACCAGTAATTTCTTGTGGTCCGGTAATACCAGAAGAACTTGACTTGAAGCGTCATATCGATTACCATACACAATTCGAGAAGGCATACTTATCGCCATTGTCGAATATCACAGATGCTATTGGATGGCAGCTTGTTGATAGACCTTCTCTTATGAATTTCTTTGAGGATTAAAATGAAAAATTTGGAACTAGATGATGAGTTTGATTTTGGGTTCTCTTCAATTAGTGAAGGCGACTTCATTGATAGAGAGAATAAGGCAGTAGCTAGTGCCGTTGAAGGTGTCCAAAGTAAAGTTGAGCAAATGTATAGTTTAATACTACCGTTACTCAACAATCTGGCTAAGGATGGAGACACAAATGCCTATATCCATTGGCCAAATCGTGTTGATAAGATTGAGCAGTTTAAAAACAAATTGCTTGATATTGTGAATAGCTAAAAAACATACGTAAAAAATAAGCAAAGATCAGAACATTATTCCCAAAAGGGATCATATAAAGGAAAAAATATATGTCATTACTCGATAAACTAAAAAAATCATCAACAATCAAGGACAGTTCTGTCCTATCAAAGTCAAAGTTCTTCACAAAGAAGGACATGATTCCAACACCAATTCCAGCAATCAACATTGCACTATCTGGTAGTCTAGACGGCGGTCTAACTCCCGGTCTTACCATGTGGGCTGGTCCATCAAAGCACTTTAAGACAGCATTCTCGCTTCTTATGGCGAAGTCCTATATGGACAAGTATCCTGAATCTGTGCTACTATTTTATGATAGTGAGTTTGGTACTCCACAAGCATACTTTGAATCTTTCGGTATTGATATGGATCGTGTTCTACACACACCAATCACCGATATTGAACTATTAAAGTTTGATTGTATGAAGCAGATCGAAGCAATTGAACGTGATGAGCGTGTTATCATCATCATCGATTCTATCGGCAATCTTGCCTCAAAGAAAGAAGTTGAAGACGCACTTGACGGTAAGTCAACAACAGACATGACACGTGCTAAGCAACTAAAGTCATTCTTTCGTATGATCACACCACACCTCACAATCAAGGATATTCCTATGATTGCGGTTAACCATACCTATAAGACACTTGAACTTTATGCCAAGGATGTTGTAGGTGGTGGTACTGGTTCGTACTACTCTGCCGATAACATTTTCATCATTGGTCGCCAACAGGAAAAGGACAACAAGAAAGACCTTGTTGGATATAACTTCATCATTAACGTAGAGAAGAGCCGCTATGTGCGTGAGAAGTCAAAGATTCCTGTTACCGTTCTTCATGAAGGGGGTATTTCAAAGTGGTCAGGTCTTCTTGACATTGCAGAAGAATCTGGTCATATCGTAAAGACTAAGATTGGCAACAGCACTGCTTATGCCAAGGTTGATATGAAGACAGGCGAAGTTGACGAGGAAAATAAGGTCAAGGCTGATGATACTAACACATCTGCTTTCTGGCTTCCTATTCTAAAGGATCAGAGTTTCCGTGACTTCGTTGAAAAGAAGTTTAGTGTTGCTCATGGTGATATCATTCAAGAAGAAGATGATGTTATTTCTGTGATCGATAGTATTGAAGATGAAGAAGAAGTCATTTCATAATAATGATTGACTAAAACGACAGGTGTTGGTAAAACAGCACCTGTCGTGCCTTCCATATTCAACAATACTATAAGGAACTTTAATGTCGCTTGAGAATGTAATTTTCAATAACCTAATTAATAACGAAGATTATGGTCGTAAGGTTATTCCCTTTCTTAAATCAGAATATTTTCAATCAAAGACCGATCAGGTTATCTTTGAATTGATCAACAATTATGTCTCGTCTTACAATGCATTTCCAACCAAAGAAGTATTGAAGATCGATCTGTCCAACTATGTTGGTATTTCAGATGAACAGTTTGTTGACTGTAAGAATATTATTGATAAAATTCCCGACCAATCAGATACACTTTCAAGGATTGAATGGCTTGTCGATCAGACAGAAGCTTTCTGTCAAGAGAAGGCTATATTTAATGCAATCACAAAGTCTATTGAAATTATTGGCGATTCTTCAGGACAACTATCAAAGGGTTCTATTCCAAGTCTATTGACAGACGCTCTCGCAGTATCTTTTGATACTTCTATTGGTCATGACTTCTTAACAGACACAGATTCTCGTTTTGAATTCTATCATCGTAAAGAAGAGCGTATTGCTTTTGACATAGAATATCTCAACAAGATAACTAAGGGTGGTCTTCCTCGTAAGACACTCAACGTTATTCTTGCTGGTACTGGTGTTGGTAAGTCATTGGCTATGTGTCATATGGCTTCTGCTAATCTTTTGGACGGTAAGAACGTCCTCTACATCACCATGGAAATGGCTGAAGAAAAGATTGCAGAGCGTATCGATGCTAATCTTTTGAATATACCACTAGACCAGTTATACGATATTCCAAAGGATTTATATGATAAAAAGATTAATCGTATTCGTGAGAAGACAGTTGGAAAACTTATCATTAAGGAATATCCAACTGCTTGTGCTGGTTCTGCGAATTTCCGTCATCTTCTAAATGAACTAAAGATAAAAAGAAATTTTGTACCAGACATTATCTATATCGACTATCTCAATATTTGTAGCTCTTCACGTATACGTCAAGGCGCTGGTGTAAACTCATATACCTACGTTAAGGCTATTGCTGAAGAACTTCGTGGTCTAGCAGTTGAATTTAATGTTCCTATCGTGACAGCTACACAGACAACTCGTGGTGGATATGACAACAGCGATGTTGGTCTAACTGATACCTCAGAATCATTTGGTCTTCCTGCAACGGCAGACCTTATGTTTGCTTTGATTTCAACAGACGAACTTAAACAGTTGAACCAGATTATGGTAAAGCAGTTGAAAAATCGTTATGCCGATCCTGAAATGTACAAGCGTTTCGTTATTGGTGTTGACAAGTCACGAATGAAGCTGTATGACGCAGAACAGTCAGCACAAGACGATCTTGTAAATGATGCAGTTGCTCCTGATACAGCTTTTGGACAAAGAGCAAGTAAGAAGCCATCCTTTGATGATTTTAAGTAAGGAGTGAACGTATGAATTACAAGCTAGTCGATAATGCTGATCCAATGTTTGAGGGTGATTTTATGTATTCCACCTCAGACTTAATTGAAGTCAATACCGGTCTTACAATTAAAACTACCATGAAAAAGGAAGAAGGTAGAAGTCTTCTACGTCACCTCAATATGGGAGGCGGTTTTGATGGTTTTACCCCTGCATTTTTTTGCCAATCTCTGAAACTAAAGGAAATATAATGTTTATTGAAACCCCCATCAAAAATGGTGATACTGTAACGCTAAAGCTTATCTCTGGTGAGGAAGTTGTTGGTCGCCTCTCTGATACCACTGAATCTTATTTTACTCTGTCTAAGCCTATGACATTTATTATGGGTCCACAAGGTTTTGGTATGGTGCCTTATATGTTCTCTGCTCCACAAGATGCAAAGATCAAGATCAAGGAAAGCTCTGTTGTTGCAGTGGCCAAGACTGACGAACAAATTAACAAGCAGTATCTTTCGCAGACTAGTAATTTACTTGTGTAAATTAAAATAAAGGAATAGTAAAAATGAATTATAGAAATGATCTAACAGCAGAATATGTTAAAGAATGTTTGGAATATAATCCTGAAACGGGATTGCTCAAGTGGAAAGAAAGACCATTAGAACATTTTAAAAGTGAGAATGATTGTAAGAGATGGAATTCAAAGTATGCAAATAAAAAAGCTGGAACGTTATCTTCTTCTGGATATATTGATATAAAAATTAGTAGTGTAATTTATCGAGCACATCGAATTGCGTGGTTAATTTTTTATGGGAAATGGCCAAAAGATCAAATTGATCATAATGATGGTGAACGCTCTAACAATAAAATTGACAATCTAAGTGATGTGCCAAACTCTATAAATGGAAAAAATCAAGCAATTAGAATTGATAACAATACTGGTCATGTGGGAGTTAAAAAAACAATACATGCTACATGGAGAGCATCTATTATGGTTGACGGAATTGCATATGATCTTGGAACACATAAAAATATAGAAGAAGCAATAAAAGCACGTAAAGAAGCTGAAATAAAGCATAATTTTCATGCTAATCACGGTAGAAAATCATCGACTAAAAAAGCTGCTTGAGATAAAAAACTATTGACAGTTCCTTTCGAATCACCTATAGCGGGTTCAACAAAACGAAAGGAACTGTCAATGACCATTGAAATTTACACTTCGGATTGCTCTTTTGTTAAGTCGAACAAGGCACTTTATGTTTCAGCACAAATGGAATGTCTTGGTATTTCTGGGCGGGGTTATCCTAAGCAGCTTTTTGTTACTTCTGATGACACTGGACGTTCTGTAAAGTTCGTTGCTATTAAAGAGGGTCATCCTCATTTTAATCATGACTTTTGGGATGGTGAGATGGCTATTTACGAGCCTGTTATCGCTCTTCCTAAAGTTGACATTCTGGTTATTAGTTATGGCATGTGAGAAGTATTTTAAGATACTTCAGAAAGTAGCTGAAGCCGTAGAGCCTGTTTCTAGACAGAGACTTTCGGCATGTTTAGTCTACAAGAACGAAATTATTGGGATGGGCTTCAATAAAAAGAAGTCCCATCCCTTTCAGCGTAAATTCTCCAAGCACGAAGAAGCAATCTATCTCCATGCTGAAATTGACGCAATTAAGAATGCATTGAAGAATGTAGATGCTGAGACTATCAGCAAAAGCACCCTGTACATCATGCGAGTAAAATATGAAGACATGAACGCCAAACGGTTTGTTCGTGGTCTTTCTAAACCTTGTGAGGGATGTGCACGAGCAATCGCACAATTTGGAATTAAAAAAGTTTACTATACAACAGAAGAAGGATTTGATTATCTATGACACCTAAGAGTAGAAGCATTCCAGTAGAATATATTAAGCAATGTTTTGAGTATCGTGAAGAAGAAGTTGATGGAGTTCTTCAAGGAAACGTATATTGGAAATATCGTGAAGATATGCCAAAATGGTGGAATACAAAATTTGCTGGTAAAAAAGTTGGTAATATAAATGGTAGAGGTTATTATAGTACAATTTTGGTGTATAATGGTTTTAGGTGCTGTTTATCAAATCACATAATTGTATGGATTATTAATAAGGGATGTTATCCAATCAATGTAATTGATCATATTGACCGTAACAAAATTAATAACCTTATTGTAAATTTAGACGATTGTTTACAAGAAGATAATGCTAATAATAGAGGCGCAAACTCAAATTCTAGTAGTCATTTTCGTGGAGTTTCTTTTATAACAAGACGAAATAAATGGTATGTGCAAATTGAAGTGAACGAAAAAGGTATTTTCGGCGGATATTTTGATGATGAAATACAATCAGCATTAAAAGCAAATAAACTTATTATTGAAAACTTTGGACATACTAAAAACCTTTATCAAAACGACATAAGTATGGGATACACCAATCCACAATATCCAAACAAGCCTAGAGGATGGGTTCCAGAAGAGGTAGCATCATGAAGAATTTGATTATCGGTGGTTACACCAACTATCAATATGACTTGGTTAAGCCATGGGTAAAATCAATTGGTGAAGTGTGTGATCCAGCAACAACCGACAAGGTTATGGTCGTTGGTAACACAACACAGGAAGCAATTGATGCACTAACCGCTGATAATTGGATTCTTGTACCAATGGCAGAAGGACAACCACATGTGGTTCGCTTCTTCAGCATCTTTGACTATCTCAAGGACAACTGGCAGAAGTACGAGTATATTGTGACCACTGATGTTCGTGATGTTATCTTTCAGGCTGATCCATTTGAATATCTGGATGGGGTTGGCGAATATAATCTTGTATGCGGTTCTGAGAGCATTCAGTACAAAAACGAAGCATGGGGCGATGAGAACCTTCTACAGTGCTATGGTCCATATATCCATGAACTATATAGGGATAAGGAAATCTACAACGTAGGTGTCCTTGGTGGTCGTTCTGAATACGTCAAAGACCTAGTGTTGAATATCGCCATCAACTCTATCAATCGTCCTATTCCTATTGTAGATCAAGCTGTCTTCAATATGCTTATCAACACACAGCCATATAAGGACACTGTGTTTTTTGCCAAGCAGGAAAATGCGTGGGCATGTCAAGCTGGTACTGTTGCTGATCCTAACCATATTGAAAGATTTCGCCCCCATCTACTAGAACCAGAACCTGTCTGGAAGGACGGTAAAGTCTATACTTGGAATGGTGCTCTCTTTACAATTGTTCATCAATATGATAGAGTTCCTGAATGGAATCAATATATTAAGGAAAAGTATATATGAGTAATATTTCAATCGTTACAGCGTTCTATGATATCGGTAGAGGAGATTGGACACCAGATAAAGGATTGCCTTCATATCTTCATAGAACAACCAATGATTATATTGAAAGATTTACTCATCTAACAAAACTCGCCAATGAATTGATTGTAGTAACAACCCCAGATATTGGTGTTGTTCTTAAAAATATTCGTAATGATATTAAGATTATTGAATATGATCCATTTATTGATTATGCATATGAATTAAATCATATTTCTATGATACAAAATAGTGCTGAGTTCCAGCAATCTATTCGTCCAAGTCAGATTAAAAATCCAGAGTATTGGAGTTCTAAGTATGTTCTCATCAATATACTTAAGTCCCACTTTGTTAACATGGCAATAGAACGTGGGTTGGTAACAAACGATACGGTTTCTTGGCTGGACTTTGGTTATTGTAGAAGTGAGGACACCTTACCTAAAAGTTTAAAATGGTCATATGATTTTGATCCATCAAAAATCCATTTGTTTGATTATAAAGACTTACTTCCTAATAAAACAATAAATCAAATAATTTCCACAAATGATGTACATATTCTTGGAGCCAAGATTGTTGCTCATAAAGATATGTGGCCTATAATGGAAAATAAGATATTTGAAGTAATGAATCTGTTGTTCACAAACAATCTGATAGATGATGATCAGACACTTTTATTGATGTGTTCTAGAATGTATCCAAATTTATTTGAACTGCATAGAATACCAGATCATCAAAATGGAAGTGATCCATTCATTATTTTTAAGCAATTTAATAGAGAGTGATATATTATGAAAAGTATTCTAGTAACAGGTGGAAATGGTTTAATTGCCTCTCAATTCATTCGTCAGGTTTTGAAAGAAACTGATTGGAATGTAACAGCAACAATCAATGAAACTTTTAACATTGGTCGCCTATTAGAGATTGCTGAAGAATTTTCAGACGATGATAATGATCGTGTAGTTATAACACGTAAATATAGTCATGGTCAAAAATTTGACATTATCGTTCATCTGGCTGCTGCTACTGATGTTGGTGAGTCAATTGACAATCCCATGAAACATTTTGAACAGAACGTTGTAGAGACGGCCAAGATTTTAGAATTTGCTCGTACAATAGAAAATCTTGAAAGCTTTATTTTTGTTAGTAGCAATGAAGTATTTGGACCATCATCCGATGATGTAGATTATACTGAACTTGATGCTCTCAATCCACACACACCATATGCTGGTACAAAGGCTGCTGCTGAGCAACTATGTCTTTCATATTATAACACCTACAAACTTCCTATCAATATCGTTCGTACTATGAATGTGTTTGGTGAACTTCAAAATCCAAATAGATTTTTCTCTGTGTGTGTTGATAAGATTTTGAATGGTGAAGAAATTTCTGTTTACGACAATCTTCGCACATATATTCATGCACAAGATGTTGCTGATGGTATTATGTTCATTCTAAGGGGTGAATTCTTGTATCCGGCCTTTGAGCACGATGGCTGTCCTAGATATCATATTGTTGGGAATCAACAAGTCAATAATCTTTGGGTTGTCAAGGAGTTTGGTAAGGCACTTGGTATTGAACCAAAGTATGAGGTTGAATATGCTGGTAGAGTAGGTTATGAAAATCGATACTCTATGTCTGGTGCCAAGCTATATAGTATGGGATGGAAGCCAAAGGCAACTCTCTCACAACGAATTGAACAGATGGCCTTATGGTTGAGAGATAATAAAGAAAGGAATATATAATGGAATGTTCAGGATTTGGACTACTGGAACTAATCAAAGATATTAATAATCCTGTTGGCGTTGAAATCGGCTCTGCTGAAGGAGATACTACAGAATTTCTTTTATCAAATCATTCTTCGCTCAATTTAACATCAATTGATCCTTATGTTGAATATGTCGATTGGAATGGAAATAATATCGTTCGTAGAGAAACGTCCTTAAATTATCTTACACAAAGATTAGAAAAATTTAAGGATAGGTTTAAACTAATACAAATGTTTTCTGACGATGCTGTTGATTTGATAGAAGATGAATCTCTAGATTTTATTTTTATCGATGGTCTTCATACTTATGATCAAGTAACAAAAGACTGTAATAATTATTACTCAAAGGTAAAAAGTGGTGGCATTTTTGCTGGGCATGACTATCATGTTATAAATGAAGTAGGTAAAGCGGTTGATGAGTTTGCAGCTAAATTTGGTGTTGAAATCTCTCATACCAAATATGATGTGTGGTATTGGGTAAAGCCATAATCGATAGGACGTGTATATGAAGAAATATTATTTTTCTGTAGCAACCATTTTTAAAAATGAAAGCTGGGGAATGAAAGAATGGGTAGAGCATTATAAACGTTATGGTGTAGATCATATCTACATGGTAAACGATGACAGCGATGACGAGTTTCTTCCTATTCTACAGCCCTTTATAGATGAAGGGTATGTAACTCTATATCATAATGAAATAAAAGAAATGTATGTCGGAAGACAAGTTGACATTAACAATCGATATTTTAAAAGAGTTCTAGAAGATACAGAATGGCTTTCTGTTCTTGATATGGATGAGTATCTTTACTGTCCTAAACAAACAGATATAAAGAAAATGATCATGAAGTATGATGATGCTAGGATTGGCTATATTGAAGTTAATTGGGCATATTTTACATCAAACGGATATATTGATCAGCCAAGTAGTGTTGTTGAATCTTTTATTATGAGAGTACCGTATAATGCTACCGTATACGCTCGTGCACCTCATATGCAATATCCTGAACATATCGGTTCTAACGGACCAAAAGTAATATTTAATACAAAATATATTGTCAATTCTATTGATGTTCATAGTATCAATATTAATGCAAATCGTGTGAATGGTTCTTTTATTTCTAATGAAAACGATCCAGATTTTATAATCAATCATTACCAGCTACAGTCAAGAGAGTATTGGGAAAAGATAAAAATGCATCGTGGAGATGTTAATCATTGGTTTCGTGGTAATATAAGAAATTTTGAATTATTTGAAGCATTTGATAAAATTGGAACAGTAGAAGACACTAGATTAAGAGACATGAACACAAAGCTCAACTATGAATAAAAATATTTTTATTATAACATCAGCACTTAAGCCTCGTATAGGTGTCTTTTCACACGAAGAAAGATACAACCAGACTATAAACTGCTTGGAAGATTTGAGGCTTAAGCTGCCAGATGAATTTTTAATATTAGCAGATTGTTCTGTGTTTTCGTTGTCTGAAGAAGAAAAGTTAGAACTCAGTTCTAAAGTAGATTTGTTCTTAGACCTCTCTACATGCGAAAAAACTCTAGAATATTCAAAAATGGGGTTAAAGAGCCATGCTGAAAATTCTCTTTTATATACAGTATTAACAAAAATAAAAGATGAGAGTTTTTTTAAAAATTCCAAGAGAGTTTTTAAGATTTCTGCCAGATCATGGCTAACAGAACAATTTACTTTAAGCGACTATGAGGATACATATGGAAAATATGTATTTAAAAAAAGAATATTGTCATGGATGAATAACTCTACGTACCTTTTTGTTACTAGATTATATTCATTTTGTTCTTCGTTGGTTGAAGAATATCTAGAAATAATTCAAAAAAATGAAGGTATGTTATCTTATCTTGACACAGAGCACATACATTTTATTAATGTTCCTCAAGATAAGCTAATAGAACTTGACAATATTCATTGTTGGGGATATCTTGCATCAAACGGTACAACAGAATATTATTAAGATAAAGGGAATTGAGATGAGTTTAAAAGACATTATGCTAAATGATCTTACAATGCATTCCATAAAATGGAATCCTTATTTTGACATATATGAAAAGTATTTTTCTAAATTTGTTGGTAAAGCTCCTGTGATTGTTGAAATCGGCGTTCATGGAGGTGGAAGCTTGCAGTTATGGAGGAAGTATTTTGGTCCTGATGCAATAGTAATCGGCATTGATATCAACTCAAATGTTCTAAATTATTCATATGATGAAAACACACACGTTATAATTGGTGATCAAGGAAATCCACAATTTTGGGATGAGTTTGTCAAACAATTTCCAAAAATTGATATTGTGGTGGATGACGGCAGTCATATTGGGAAACATCAAATCACCACATTTGAAAAGCTGTTCCCATTTGTATCAGAAGGTGGTATATATCTATGTGAGGACACGCATACCAGTTGGTATTATGATACTCACAACTCTTATGAAGACAGCTTTATTCGCTATACAAAAGACCTGATCGATGTTATGCACAAAAATCATATGAAGGAAACTCCAAGACTAATTGACTTATCCGATCTTTGTAGTAATATTCGATCAATTAATTTTTCAGATAGTATTGTTGTGTTTGAAAAAGAAAAGCCAATTGAATTCTATCTTATAGATGTTCCTAATAGATAAGGAGATAAAAAATTAATATTTTTTATATTGATGAAGACCCACGCCAATGTGCAGAGTGGATGGTTGATCGTCACACATATAAGATGATTCTTGAAACTGCACAACTGCTATCAACCGCTCATCGTGTTCTCGATGGTAAGGAAACAATTTTAGAAGGATGGGTCGATGAGTTTGGTATCAAGCATAAAAAGTCTAAGCACTGGATTCTTGATGATGGGCGCAATGATATACTTTATCGTGCTACTCATATCAATCATCCCTCTGCTGTATGGGTCCGCAATTCTGTTGAAAATTATCTCTGGCTTGTGGAACATCTATTCGCTCTTGGTGACGAATATCGTTATAGGTATGAAAAGCCACAACACCATGCCTCAATAATTAAAATGGGGTATGAGCTTCAGGCACCTCCATACAATCTAAAAGAATGGGAATGGACACCAATACCATGCTGTATGCCAGACTGTTACAAAACCTCTGACAATCCTGTGATCAATTATAGGAATTATTACAGGGAAGGTAAGAAGCACCTTCATTCTTGGAAGAAAAGAGACAAGCCTGAATGGATTTAACTTGAACCCCGCTTCGGCGGGGTTTTTTCTTGTATAAATAGTTCTATGAATAACAAGAGGACTATCATGACTAATTGGATAAAAAACAAGTTTGAGAATGAAATTAAAAGTTTCATGGTTATTACAGATAAAGTTGTGTCTAATATAAGTCAAAAAGAGATTAAAAAGAAGATTGTTGATCAGATGATTGACGATTTAAAAAAGAAATATAACTCTAAAAATCTTCAAGACCTTAGACCAATTACATGGAGAAGTCTTGAAGGAAGCCAATCGTGGAACGCAGACACCATGGTGAATATACAAAAATCTCTTAGAAATGCAGATGAAATTAAAAAAATATATCAATCAATTTATAATATGGTATCCAACAAATCAGTTAATGCTCCAATCATCATGATGCAGAATAATATTGGTATGCTCATATCAGGAGAGCATACTCTTATGGCATGTAGACTTTTAAACATTCAACCAAAGGTAATAATGATATGAAAACCCTTAAACAATTTCTAGACGAAGCTGAAACAACAAAGGTAACTATGTTTAATCGTGATTTGGATAATGATGAAATTGAAACGGGTGCTACTGTCAGTAGATATGGTAGACCAATGGAACGAGAGCATTCACAGGATAAAGTGAAGATGATACCATTGAATAGAACGATTCGTCACGAGACACCAGAAAAAACAGCACGTAATACAGCTACACCTGAAAGTGAAAAAGCAGTACAGGGTATTATGTCTGATATCAAGAAGAAAAAGGATATTGAGCCGATTCTAGTGCGTAGGAAAAAAGGTGGTACTTATCAAATAATGGATGGTCATCATCGTCTTGAAGCACATCTGAGAATGGGATTAAGACATATTCCGGCGAGAGTAATAGACGCTAAGAATGTCAAATATGATGGCACTGAAGAGAAATAAGGTTATTAAATAATGGCACAGTATAACGCTAATACATCATCATTTCTAGGACAAGCAAAGTCGCTCTTTGAAATTAATATGCTTGCTACTGAAAGTGGACTGCCTGTTACTAATACTAATCCACTACCCGTTACACTAGGTTCTGAAAATATTACAATTACAGGTAATGTGAATGTTGGTACTACAGTTGAAGTATCAAGTACACCTGAAAATCCAGTACACAATCACATTACTGAAGTCGGTACAAGTGGTGCACTAGCAGTTTCATATATGCCTATTGGTGGAAATGTAGTTGTTACATCTGGTTCTGTTAATGTAGGTAATTTTCCAGCATCGCAGAATGTTATTGTTACAAATACAACACTAGCAGCCAACGTTGTCGGAGTCGTTAATGTAGGTAATATACCTGCATCACAGAATGTCGTAGTCACATCAATTAATTCTGGTAATCTTTCTATCTACTCTGGTAATGTTACTGTGAGTGGATCGGTTAATGTAGGTAATATACCTACCACACAAAATGTTTTCATCACTAATACTATTCTTGCTGCTAATGTAACTGGTGTTGTCAATGTAGGTAATATTCCTGCTAGTCAAAATGTAGTTGTTACATCTGGTAATGTTGCTGTTACTGGTATAGTGAACGTTGGTAACATTCCCGCCTCTCAGAATGTTGTTGTAACATCAGGTAATTTTGCATTTGATCCTGTAGCATCAGATGCGTTTGGTAGACACAGAGTATCATTACCGCTAACTCTATTTGATTCTTCTCATCGATACAAAGACAATGGATTATGGAGTACATCTAATACTTCTGGTACTACCTATGAGTTTAGACCTAATGAAGGTTTAGTAAATCTTAATCTTCCCACAACAGCAAATGCAGAAATCATTCGAGAGACTAATAAAGTATTTGCATATCAACCCGGTAAATCACTTCTTGTTCTTAATACATTTGTCCCAGAACCACCAAAGCCAAATCTTCGTCAGCGTATAGGTTATTTTGGTGCACAAAATGGAATCTATTATGAGCTAGAAGGAAATACGGCATACTTTGTAGAAAGATCGTATGTCACAGGTTCTGTAGTAGAAACACGAGTAGCGCAAGCAGATTGGAGTGAAAACACTCTATCCAGTTTTGATAAGAGCAAAGCTCAGATTTTCTGGATGGATATTGAATGGCTTGGTCTCGGTACTGTTCGTTGCGGTTTTGTTATTAATGGTAAGTTTATTCACTGTCATTCGTTCCACCATGCTAATTTAATTACTTCGACTTATATTACTACAGCATCACTGCCTGTTCGTTATGAAATTAAAAATACAGGCACAACTGCAAGCGTTTCTACTATGAAGCAAATTTGCTCGTCTGTAATCTCTGAAGGTGGGTATGAACTGAGAGGTATTCAACAAGCAGTTGGCACCGCTATTACTGCCCCAAAAACTCTTGCAACTGCTGGTACGTTTTATCCTGTCGTTGCTTTAAGGTTAAAATCAACGGCATTAGATGCTATCGTTATTCCTACTGCCATCTCTATTTTAGGTGTTGGTGATTCTACATATAATTGGCAGATTAGATCAAATCTGACTACTACTGCTGGTTCATGGGTAAGTGCTGGTGCAGATAGCTCAGTCGAATACAATTTAACTGGAACTGGTATTACTGGTGGTAGAATATTGGCCAGTGGCTATCTTGATAGCTCTAAAAACAATATTGCGGGTATTGATATTTTGAAAGAAGCACTGTTTAAGTTTCAAATGGAAAGAAACGGTTTAACTGGTACATCATTTGAAATTGCTATTGTTATTACAGCAGCCAATGATAACCGTACTGTACATGCTTCAATGGATTGGGAAGAAATTTCTAGGTAAGGAAAAAAAAAATGAAAACACTAAAAAATTTCATTTCAGAATGTGTTCTTACAGAACGTGGTGAAGACGATAAAGGACATTATCGTGCAACAGAAGATGGTGCTGGTCTTACAAAGAAGGGCGCAGAACACTTTGGTATAAAGACTGCTGTAACAAGAAAGAATGTCGATCCTGACTCTGAGGCAGGAAAACGCCGTAAGTCATTCTGTGCAAGAATGTCTGGTATGCCCGGTCCTATGAAAGATGAAAAAGGTCGTCCTACACGTAAGGCAATGTCTCTAAAAAGATGGCGTTGTAAAGTTTAAAAAGTATAAATAGAAGGTGGTTAAGGCTAAGGCAAACACCCATTTAAACAGATAAGTCCAAGGAAAACTCTGATGGAAATAATAAAAGTAACGCCCTACAACAAAATTTCTTCTCCCAATCTAGATGCAGTTGTCGGAGAAATGCGTGTTGCTTTAGTCTTAATCAACGGAATTTAATAAGAGGGCTTCTTGTGTTTTGCAAGAGGCTTTTTTTGTATATAGAGGAAAATATGAACACACCTGAAAACATTAGAAATAAAGCATATAGTGCAGCCCGTCAACTCGTGAGAAATCGTCTTGCTGAGAACGCTGGCACTGCTTATGAAAATCTTGACCCAACTGAAAAAAAGGGAATTGATAGAGCCGTGGATATAAGAGAAGCTACTATTAAAAAGATCGCACTCAAGTTAATTCCGCAGATGATCAGCCGTAGTTCTTCAGAAAAAAGAGAATTCAACGAATCACTTAATGAAAAGTTTGAGAAAGCAATCAAGCCTTTAAAGAAAAAAGAAGAAAAGGGCGCTGCAAAGTCTCCACATATTGAAATTCACAACACATTTGGTGAAGAAGTTGCATTAAACAGTGCAGTATATAAAGCACTCATTAAGAAATCTAATAGTTCTGGTGTCGATGTTGATATTCTTGGTGAAGTATATAATCGTGGTATGAATGTATGGAATGAAAATACAAACGTATCCCAACAACAATATGCATTTGCTCGTGTGAACTCATTTATCAATCAGGGCAAGACATATTTTAAAGAGGATTCAGATTTGGCAGAAGAAATTAAAACTCCTTCTAGAAGAAAGACTAAAAGGTTTATTGAAACAGAGCATGATGTAAAGGCTGGTCAGACATATGGAGGTAAACCATATTCAAGTCATCCAAAAATGGTAGAAAGAAATATTAAGAAATTTTTTGGTACTAAAGGAAAAGCAAGACACGCAAGAATTGCTGCACTTCTACACGATGTAGTAGAAGATACTCCTACTACACCTGAAGCTCTTCTTAAGAAGGGGCACCATCCTGACATAGTTAAAGCAGTTCAGCTTTTAAGTAAAGACAAAACAAAATCATACGAAGAGAATATTGAAAATATTGCAAGTGGAACTTCTGACGCACATCATATAGCTAAGATGGTTAAGTATGCCGACAATTATGCAAACTTTAGTGCTAAACCAAAGCCTGAGTGGGATAATGAAAGAACCGCCAAGCAAAAGCAAAAATATTACGATAGTATGGTGAGATTAGGTCGTGAGCTAGGTGTCAACCATCACGAAAAAATTAAAGACATGCATAATGGCGTTAATATAACTGAAGAAATAAAACTTGATGAAGAAAGTGAAACCTTCAAAAAAGGCGATAGAGTTTTTCTAAAAACAAAAACTTTCTCAAACTCCCCACACAGCGGTACAGTCATAAAAGTCACTCCTACACACGTTCATCTTAGAACTTTAGGTGGCACTGGATTATATAAGGCACCACACTCTTCAGTAACTAAAGACAGCAAGAAATCACATCTTCATATGACTTATGGTAATAAGAATGAAGAAGTAGATAAATCTAAGCCATCAAACCGTGAATATGGTACTAATAAATTAAATAAGATTTATAAGAAAGATACTCCCGGTCAGAATCTAGACGAATCTTTCAACATGGCATTTGACTATCAAGGAAAGCCAATAGTGGCACCTACAGCACACGAGCTAATGATGAAGACACAGGGTGGGTTTGCTCATCACAATGACGTACAGGACGTTATGAACGTCAAGTCGATCAAGGAACAAATTGAAAAGGCTTTTCAGGCTACCATTCTTGAAGAAGACAAAGATAAACTATCTATCTCTTTAGACAGTTTGATCAACATGGTCAATGAAGCATTCACTACTATTGCAAGCATCAAGTCATCAAACATTGAACGTGATGCATGGTCACAGGCTGAAATCCTTAAGCTAGAACGTTACATTGAATCAGTTGCTGCATACATCAACAATATGGATGAAACTGTTAGAAGTGGTGAAGCTCATGGAGAAGTTGTTCCTGCACACACAATCGTAAGTCAAAAAACAGGACAATCAATTTCCATTCCTGCTAAGACAAAAATGGTCAAGACAAATAAAGTTGTTCTTCATCCATATGATAATCCATTTGATGGCAAATAATTTTAATAAATATATCAAGAACAACTTAATCAATAGGTAATAAAATGGATGAACTAATTGAACAAATGAAAAAACTATTGGCTGACGTGTATGCTTATGGTCTAAAGGCACAGAATTTTCATTGGAATGTTGAAGGGCCAGATTTTATTCAGTATCACGGTCTTTTTTCGGATGTATATCAAAAAGCTGCTGGTGATGTGGATAAAGTTGCAGAACATATTCGTGCACTAGATGCCTATGCACCAGCTTCATTTAGTCGTTTTCAAGAACTAACATCAATTAAAGATGAGACTACAATTCCAATCGCAATTGAAATGGTCAATCGTCTCTATCAAGATAACATGAAGGTTCTTACTACTGTTAAGACTGCTTGTGCAACTGCTGAAGAACTAAAGCAACACGGGGTTCTTAATTTCCTAGAAGGTCTTATTGACGAATATGAAAAACAAGCATGGATGCTTCGTTCAACTGTAAAGAGAACACACTAATGGCTGATTACAAACCACTTGCATCTTATGCAAGAAACATTTTAGAGAAAAAAGAGCTTAAGGCCAAAAACCATCAGGCACCCGGTGGTGGTCCTGAAACTGATATGAATGATCAGATTGCTGTTGGTTCCTATCAGACAAAAGCATTTGAAATGTCAAATAAAGCACAGAAGCTTTATTCAAATTTACCAAAAGAAACAGATGCTGATAGTGCTGAACAAGCTGCTATCAATCTTGACAAAATATTTGCATTACACAAGGATGCAAAAGTAAAAGGTTATGCGTCACCGCAAGCTATCAAGACTGCAAAAGAAAATGCTGAAAAAGTTATGTATCTTGCCAAAGGTATGAATATGGAAAAGGAATTTTCCTCAATTGTTGATGATTCTATGAACTTCTTGAATAAAAGTGCTGGTAAGTATCCAGACAATGAGATTGAACCTGATCAAGAAAAATCTCCTGAAGATGATAATAGATTTAATACACCATCAAAAGATTATACTACTGACCGCAACAATGACCGTGATGTTGATAATGTCAAGCACTTTTTGATTAAAAGATCGCTGGCAGCACAACGCAAACTCAAGATTATCGATGACGATTAATTTATAACAAATAAATAACATATCAATTGGAGAAGAAAATGATTAAGAATAACAATAATTTTGACAGCCTATCAAAAAATCTTTTGAATGACGTTCGTGCCGTTATGGAAGGCAAGAAGAGTTGCAGTAAAGATTGCAAGTGTGAAAAGTGCGAAACAGAAGAAAAGGGCGAAGTTAAGGAAGCCAAGAAGATGAAGGGTGAAGACCCTTGTTGGAAGGGTTATGAGATGGTTGGCACTAAAAAGGGTAAAGGCGGCAAGGAAGTTCCTAACTGTGTACCAGAAGAAGCAGAGGTCAAAGCTGAAGCTTATGATGAGACTGCTGTAAACAAGGCAATCAAGTCCTCACGTCAAAAGATCGGTGGTAGAGAAGCAAAGAAAATTCATGCTCTCCTAAAGGGTTCTTCTGGTTATAAGCCAAAGTGGACAAAAGATGAAGCTGATGCACACACTGCTAAGGTGAAGGCAGACAATAAGGGTGTCAAGGAAGAAACTGAAGAGCTTGATGAGATTTCACAGAAGCTTGCTACAGACTATTTTCATGCAAAACAAGACAAGGCACGTAAGGATTTCATGCGTGGTAGAGCAACTAACAAGACAGGTGTTATGCTTGCTAAGAAAAAGATTGAAGGTACTGCAAAGGTTCCTGCTACCAATGAAGAAGTAGAGGTTGTTGAGGCTAAAGAAAGCCCAATTGCTGGTACAAGAAAAATTTCTGTGCATCAAGGTGAAAATGGTCATCATGCAGAAATTCGTTATAATCCAGAATATAAAGAGTATCAAGTTCACCACTATGAAAATGGTAAGCACATGGGTGAAGGTCCAGTGTCTTATCATGACACAAAGGCTGATGCCAAGGAAACTGCTGAGTACGAAATAAAGCACTATCGTCCTAAGAATGGTTCTCTTCATAAAGAAAGCGTTGAAATTAACGAAGAAGTTGATTTTGCTAAGGTAAGAAAGCAGTTTGACAGAAACGAAGACAGAAACGAACATTCAAAGAATGCTGTTCTTATTGCTAAGCATTGTGGATCAGAAGTAGATCACAAAGAAGCCAAGGACATTATGAAGAAGCACAATGAGCTTGGCCATCTTGCTCCTTCTCTTATGGCTCGTCGTTCTGCTCTTTATGATAAGCTAAAGAAGACTGACAACTATAAGAAGATTTTTCCTGAAGAAAACGTTAAGGAAGAACTTATTGGTAAGCAAAAGAACATTGACAAAAATAATAATGGAAAACTTGACAAGCAAGATTTTGAAATGCTTCGTAAGAGCAAGGGTAAGTGGAAGTCTTCTTCATATAAGAATTCTGATGGTAAATGGGCTAGCAAAGATGTTAAAGAAGAAACCCTTGAGGAAAAATTAAATCCTTCAATGGGCAGTGCTAAATACATCGATGATTTTATTAAATCAAAAGACCCACGTTTTGAAGGTAAGACTAAAAAAGAGCGTATTAAAATGGCACTAGGTGCTTATTATTCTGCTAAGAATGAAGAAGTTGAACAAGTTGATGAAGCTTATGGTGATAAAAGAGATTATAAACCACATCGTATTAGTGTAAATGGTAAATATGTTGCTACTACAACATGGGCCAAAGATGCTAGGGAAGCAGAGAGAAGATTTCTTAAGCAACATCCAGATTTTAGAAGCGCAAGAATAACAGTCGCTAGAGAACCCTAATATTATAAATATAAAAAGAAACTACTTTTAATCGGAGAAGAAAAAATGGCTCAATGGGGCATGATCGATAGAGCAAATAATTCACCAATTTTTGCTACATCACAAGTAAATCTATCACCAACTGCTAATAATGCAAATACACTATTTGGCAATACTACAGTTGGTGCATTCCTAAACAACGGTATTGCTATGAAACAAGCAGTTGGTACTTTTGGTATCAGTGCTGTAGAAGCGGGTAATACTGTTTCTCACGGCACAAAGGCTGCACACGCTGGTTGGAATATACGTACAGCATTTACCGGTCCTCTTACAGGGATTACTATTGCTGCTGCTGGTAGATTATATTCTAACGCAGATACATACTCGATTGCAGCGGGTACTGGCGGAACAAACCAAACAGGTAATGTTGTAACAAATGCATCAGGTAACATAGTTTCTTATTCTGTTACTACTGCTGGTGCAAATTTCCAGTCAGCCACACCAACAGTAACTATTACTGTTACTGGCTCTGGTACTGCCGGATCAATCACTTCAACTGCTGGTGGTCGTGCAGGACGTGTTCAGCTTGAAACCATTGTCGCATCTGGATCGATTACAGAAGACAGCGACGGAACAATTTTCTAATTTTTGATAATGGGGTGGCTTCGGCCACCTCATTTTTTTATTAAGTATATAAAAAATATGCACCATGAAAAACTTGACAACAACAACTTTTTATTATTCGCTGCAAAGCATTATGATAATCCTCAGTGTCACGATACAACAGAATTTTATGATGATCTAAAGAGATTTAAGTATCTAAAAAGGTTGTTTGTTAAATATCAAGATTCTGGCGAATTACGTGAGCGTTTAATTCTAAATCACTTGATCATTCTATATAATGTTTTTGGAGAAGCAGCAACAAGAATGTTGTTTCTAAAACTTGAAGGGCATTACCAATATTTAAAACCATTTGTTGTTATGCTTGGTTTTATGCCAGAAAAAATAACAGTCGAAAACAAAATTTATTATAGTAGCGATATTGATATGGATATGCATATTGTACAGGTTTTAAGGAAGATTTAATGGCAAAGAATATAGATAAAGGCGAATATGATTATGAAGGTGATATGGCCATGTCACAACTTAAGAGCATTATGTCAAATGCTAAAAGACTTCATGATATGCTTAGTCCAAATACAAACTTGCCTGAGTGGGTTCAATCTAAAATCACACTAGCAGAAGATTATATCAGTACTGTTACAAACTATATGAGCAGTCAAAAAGTTAATGAAGATGCACCAGCAAACGCAACTGGTCCTGCTGTTTTTGGAACTAATGGTGAAGAAAATCCTCCAATGGGGCGTAAAGCAATTCAAAAATATAAAAAGAGCAATCAGCCACTTAAACGTAAAACACTAGAAGATTTTAAAAAAGGCACTTGATATGTTTGGTTTTACAATTCCACTTCCTATTAGACTTTTAGCCACAATACTTCTTTTATTTGGTGTTGCTACTTTAGGTTATATTAAAGGTTCTGCACATGCAGATATTGAGCTTGCCAACTATCAAGCAAAAGCAGAGAAACAAATTAATGAACTTGAAAAAAAGAATTCTCAAATTTCTAGTAAAGTTGTAATACAATATGTTGATCGTGTCAATACAATTCACGATAAACAAATCATTTATAAGACATTAATATCAAAGACAGAACCACAATACGATCTATCAAAAGCATGGATTGAATTGCATGATGCTTCTGCAAGTCTAAGCATCCCCGATACAACACTAGTTTCTGATAAATCTCCATCAGGTATTATGGATATCACTGCGCTTGACGTAGTGGTTGGCAACTATGCAATATGTCATGATAATAAAGAACAGCTTATAGCATTACAAAAGTGGATCAGAGATAATCAAAAAACAATTGATGATGCTAATATTAAGAAATCAAAGGAAAAGAAATAATGAAAAAATTGATAGCAATCCTTTCTTTAGTTTTATTATCAGCATGTGCCGGAAAGACACACTTGGTTCCACAACCATACATGCCTTCTCCACCAGAAATTCTTATGAAAGCACCAAAAGAACTAAATACAATTAAAACTAATGAACAAACAATAAATACAGTAGCAAAATGAGTATTTGGCAAATAATCAAATCTATATTCTATAGTGATATACCAATTTTAAAACAATTTGAAAAACTATTTCTTGATGAAGAAAAGGATTGAAGTGTATTTGCTCGATAATCATGTAAAAAAAGGAAATGACTAATGAAAAACATGATTAATTACATCAAGGATGTTCTTGCAGATGGTGCGGGTTCTCCTTCAACTAAAAGAGTTGTCACATTTATCTTTGCGCTTTTGATTGCAATTGAATTTATCGCCAATTTGTTTTATGGATATCAAGTAGATAAAGAACTTCTTGATTCTGTAATGTATGTTGTGATCGCAGGATTTGGTTTCACTGGTATGGAGAAGTTTGCTCCTAAAAACCTATCAGAGGCACCAGTACAATGACAACAGATAGTGACGTTAAGAAATTATCCGAGAACGTAGCTTCTTTACAAAAAGATATGGCCCAAGTCGGCACACTCGTTGACCGTCTTGACGTTACTATTGAAAAACTAACTGAAGTATCTTCAACAGTATCACAATTATTAGCAGTACAAGGCAACCGTCTTGAATTTCATGAAAAAGTACAAGAGAGACTAGAAAAGATGGTTGAAGAACGCCGTAATGAAACAGAAAAAAATATTAAAGACGTATATGCACGTATTGAAAAAGTAGAAAAAGACCTACAAGAAGACATGGACGAATCATACTCTAAGATTGCTGCTAAAATTGAACAACTAAGATCAGAAGGTACCGATCAGCATAAAATTTTAAATGATCGTATGACACGTATGGAAAAGTGGATGTGGATGCTTGTTGGTGGTGGTATCGTCATAGGCACTCTTATAAATCATATTAATGTAGCAGCAATGTTCTCTAATTAAATTTTCCATTTGACATACCCTTTTGTAATTGGTATAATCCATATGTCGATTCGAAATATATTTGAATCATATTATATAATGGAAGTAACAAATGGATTGGTTGGATAGAAAATATATTGGTTACATTTCTAATAGACTTCGTAACTACAAACAAAAATCAGAAAATCTTTACAATTTCTCATGTCCTATATGTGGAGACTCCAAAACAGATAAAAGAAAAGCACGTGCTTACTTCTATGAAAAGAAGGGTAAGGCATGGATGTGCTGTCACAATTGTAGTGCCGGTATGACTGTTGATAGATTTATCAAATATCTAGATCAAACTCTATATAATGAATATGTCAAAGAACGTTTGTTGGCTAATGGTCATCAACGCAGAAAGACTGATGTTGAACTCTTCGCTGAAAAGATGAAGAAGCCAAAGTTCATGAAGGCAAGTCCTTTGATGAAACTCAAAAAATTATCTCTACTTAATGCTTCAGGTCCAACACGTTTGTATGTTGATGGTCGTAGAATCCCTACATCTATGCACCATAAACTTTTCTATTGCAAGAACTTTAAGGCATGGGTGAATAGTTTTATTCCCGGAAAGTTTGAGAGTGAAGAAAACGATGAAGCACGTTTAATCATTCCTTTCATTGATCAGGATGGAGAATTTTTTGGTTTTCAAGGTCGTTCACTGGCCAAGGAAAGTAATCTAAGATACATCACAATTATTCTTGACGAAGATCAACCAAAGCTGTATGGGCTAGATACGGTTAAACTTGACAGAACTATATACGTATTGGAAGGACCGATTGATTCGATGTTCATTCCAAATGCTATTGCATCTGCTGGTAGTGATCTTATATCTAACCTAAGATCACTAAGCACTGACAAGAGCAAGTTTGTGATCGTGTTCGATAATGAACCACGAAACAAAGAGATTGTCAAGAAGATCGAAAGAGCAATTGAACAGGGTTATAACGTATGTTTATGGCCTGAGACAATTGAGCAAAAAGATATCAATGATATGGTTCTTGCTGATATGACACCACAAAAAATTGTTGACATTATCAATGAGAATACATATAATGGTCTATTGGCTAAGGCAAAATTTACAACTTGGAAGAAAATTTAATATGGTCAAAGAATTTTTCAGAAATTTTCTATGTCGTATTGGTTGGCATTTATGGACACCGTGGGATACTCCTAGAGTAATGCCAGATGGCCGCTCACAACAATTTCGTGCATGTAAAAAATGTAATAAACAGCAAAGGCATATATTCTGATGAGTGATGAATATCCAAAGTATTACAACGATGGTAATGTAAGAGTTGATGCTGATGGTAAGATATCCTTCAAGAATATGCAAGCTGCACAGGAATATTTCTCTGCACCAGAAAAATATTATGAAAACATTATGAAGGATGATAATGATGACACAAGATGAACTTGACATTTGGGCTAGAGATTTAGCCGAACGAATTAATAATACTCCTAACGGAGAGTTGATGGAATTACTTGCTGAAGTCGATCAATTCACCAAACAATTCAATATCATTTATAATGGAGGTGAATAATGACTAAACCATATCCAGCATTATGTCGTGACTGTAAATGGTCACGTAAAGAAGATAATCGTGATTGGTATCTTCGTTGTGTCAACCCTGTGATTAATGCCAATGACTCATGGGCTTTATCTAGAGGCACTAATGAATATGGATCAGACACGCAACAAGAACGTTCTAAAAAAGGATGGTTTGCCAAGTGTGGTATGAAGGGTAAGCTATGGGAACGCAAGTAACACATGAAGATGCCATGAGATGGCTTCGTCTAATGAAAGAATGCGCCTACAAACAAGAAGAGCGAGATTTGATTGATTATATTAAAGAAGTTCTTTGGCGCTATGAAGATATGAGGAATAGATAATGGGTAAGTGGAGTATCAAAGCAAAAGATTTTCGTCAATGGGTTATCGATGCTGATGATGAGCATCTACAGGATTTTATTGATGAAATTGAGCGTGACATTATCAGCCTTGAACAGGATGATTTTTTTGGAACTGAAGGTTTGAACAAGAGGTTTTCGTAATGAGTAAAGTTGTATCGATGATCAAAGCGACTGATACTGGTCGTCGCTCTATAAAGCAAATGTTTGAAGAGGATAGTTTTGAATGAGACAATATCATGATGCTTTGAGACAGATTTATCAAGATGGTATTGATCGTGGTGATCGTACCGGTGTTGGTACTCGTAGTCTATTCGGTCTACAGATGCGTTTTGACCTACAGGAAGGCTTCCCTGCTGTAACTACAAAGAAGCTTGCATGGAAGGCTGTTGTCAGCGAATTGCTTTGGTTCCTAGAAGGTTCAGATGATGAGCGTAGACTTGCTGAAATCCATTATGGTAAGCCACGTGAAGAGCTAATCGGAAAGACTACAATATGGACTGCTAATGCTGATGCACAGGGTAAAGCACTAGGTTATAGCAATACAGATGATCTTAAGCTTCTCGGACCTGTATATGGAGCGCAATGGCGTTGCTGGATTGATCCAGATGGAAATACTATTGACCAGATTGAAAATTTGATTAATGGTATTAAGAATGATCCTAATGGTCGCCGTCATATTCTATCTGCATGGAATGTAGGTGAAATTGATGTTATGGCTCTACCACCTTGTCATTGTTTTGCACAGTTTTTTGTACATAATGGTAAGCTAAGCTGTCAAATGTATCAGCGTTCTGCTGATATGTTCCTTGGTGTACCTTTCAATATTGCCAGTTATGCATTACTTACTCATATGATCGCACAAGTGTGTGATCTGGATGTTGGTGAGTTGATCATGACTTTTGGTGATGCACATATATACAAGAACCACTTTGAACAGGTGAAGACCCAACTTGAAAGAGAACCTTACAAGTTGCCAACACTTTGGTTGAATCCAAATATTGACAATATCGATTATTTTGATATGGAACATATTGCGTTAAATAATTATGTTAGCCATGATACTATCAAAGCACCAATGGCTGTATGATTGTTCTCGTGGTTGCCAGAGATATCTTTGGTCTTATTGGTAAAGATAACAAGCTTCCATGGCATTGTAAGGAAGACCTTCAGCGTTTTAAAAAAATCACAATGGGGAAAAGGATTGTGATGGGGAGGAAAACGTTTGAAAGTCTTCCTAAAATGCTACCGGGCAGACAACATATTGTTTTAACAAAAAATAAGGATTTTAAACATGAGGGTGTTGAAGTTTTTCATAGCATTGATGATTTACTTACTGCCTATAAGGGCAAAGAAGATTTGTACGTCATCGGTGGAGCCGAAATATACAATCAATTCATAGATAAGTTTGATGTTATCGAAATGACTGTTATCATTGGAAATTATGAAGGCGATACATATTTTCCTGATATTCCAGTTCCAACTTATATGGAAATTGTGGAAGAAAGCAGTCAATATATGTTTTTGAGAATTCATAGGATTGATATATAAATGGCTAAAGAACTATTATTCTCTATCACTGCCAATGACTGTGATTGGTCTTACACTCGTGGTACTGGTAAAGGCGGTCAGAAGAAAAACAAGACTTCATCTGCCGTACACTGTATGCATCGCCCTTCAGGCGCACATGGCTATAGTGAAGCTTCTCGCTCTCAGTTGGATAACAAGAGAGAAGCTTTTCGCAAGATGGCCGAAACAAAAGAATTCCAGAAATGGCATAAGATCGAAGCGGCAAGGCGCATGGGTACACTTGCCACTATCGAAGACAATGTTAATCGTGAGATGAATAACATCACGGTTGAAATCAAAGACGAAAAAGGTCGCTGGACTAAAGTGGACAGGGACTATCCTTTAGAATAATCAAACAAAGAATAAGAGGCAATAATAAATGACAACAGAAACCTATCTAGGTATTACTATCGATAAGAGTAGAGATGAACTTTTTGATGAGCTTGGAATAAAGCGTCTCAAAGAATCTTATATGAAAGATGATGAGACTTCACCGCAAGAACGTTTTGCCTTTGTATCAAAGGCATTCTCATCAAATCCAGAACACGCACAACGCCTCTATGATTATGCCAGTAAACATTGGTTGTCATATGCTACCCCAATTCTATCATTTGGTCGTACAACTAATGGTATGCCAATTAGTTGCTTTCTTAACTATATCGAAGATACTGCTGAAGGTCTAGTTAAGAATTATGAAGAAACCAGCCGCTTGTCTATGATGGGCGGTGGTGTTGGTATTGGATTTGGTATTCGTTCCGCTGGTAGCAAGTCAACTGGTGTTATGCCTCACCTTAAGACATATGATTCGGGTTCCATGGCATATCGTCAGGGCCGCACTCGTCGTGGTTCATATGCAACATATCTTAACATTAGTCACCCTGATATTCAGATGTATCTTGAGATGCGTAAGCCTACAGGTGATCCCAATATTCGTTGTTTAAATCTTCACCATGCTGTAAATATTACAGATGACTTCATGGAAATCATCGAACGTTGTATGATTGATCCAGAGGCAAATGATGATTGGCATCTTCGTGATCCTCATACTGGTGAAATTCGTGATACTGTTTCTGCAAAGCATTTGTGGCAGTCATTACTTGAAATACGTATGCAAACAGGCGAACCCTATATTCATTATATTGATACTTCAAATCGTCTTATGAAGGATTTTCAAAAGAAAAAGGGTCTACGTATCAATCAGAGCAATCTTTGCAGTGAAATTATTCTTCCAACAGATAAAGATCGCACTGCTGTTTGTTGCTTGTCTTCATTGAATTTAGAGTATTCTGATGAGTGGAGTAAGCCTGATATCATCGATCAATTTATTCGTGACGTAGCTGAAATGCTTGACAATGTTCTTCAATATTTTATTGATAATGCTGATCGTAAGGTTGCTCGTGCTATCTATTCTGCTAGTCAAGAACGTTCTATTGGTATTGGTGCTCTAGGTTTCCATGCTTATCTACAGAAGAAGAATGTTGCATTTGAAAGTGCTGTTGCTAAAGCAATCAACATCAAAATTTTCAAATCAATAAATACTGCTCTAGAAAAGGCCAATCTTGAATTAGGCGCAGAACGTGGTGAAGCACCTGATGCTGTTGGTACTGGTCGTCGTTTCTCAAATTCAATGGCGATTGCTCCTAATGCATCCTCATCATTGATTATGGGCAACACTTCTGCTTCTATTGAACCAATGCCAGCAAATGCATATCGTCAAGATACTTTGTCTGGTGCTTATTTGAATAAAAATAAGTATCTCGACAAGATTATTCTTAAGGAAGCAGAAAACCAAAAGAATAATTGGTATGATGACGTTTGGTCAAGCATCATTGCAAATGATGGTTCTGTTCAACATTTGAATTGGCTTGACGATCATACAAAATCAGTATATAAAACTGCAATGGAAATTGATCAACGTTGGATCATTGAACTTGCTGCTGATAGACAGCAATTTATTGACCAAGCACAATCTCTTAATGTATTTTTTAGACCAACTTCTAACATTAAGTACCTACATGCGGTACACTTCCTTGCTTGGAAGCGTGGTCTTAAGACACTTTATTACTGCCGCTCAGAAAAGATTGGCAAGGCAGATAAGGTCTCAAAGAAAATTGAACGTGAAGTCATTAAAGAAATCGATATGCAAAGCCTAGTAGACGGCGAAACATGTATTATGTGTGAAGGTTAAAAAATGAAAGCAATTATTTACTCAAAGCCTGATTGTTCGTTTTGCGTTAAGGCAAAGGATTTTATGTTTGGCGCAGGAATCGAATATTCTGAGTACACTGTAGGCAAAGATATTATGTGGGAAACAGTACAAGCACGTGCAAAGACTGATGTTACAACTGTTCCGCAAATTTGGATCGATGGTCAGTATGTCGGGGGATATACTGAACTGGTTAAATGGTATACGGAGAACCTATAATGGTAAAGAAAAACAAAGAACTTTCTATAACAGATACAAGGTCTTACTTCAAACCTTTTAATTATGCTTGGGCTTATGATGCTTGGTTAAAACACGAACAAAGTCACTGGTTGCACCTAGAGGTGCCGATGCTTGAAGACCTTCAGGATTGGAAGAAGTTTCTCACCGATGAAGAAAAGTATTTTCTTACAAATATTTTTCGCTTTTTTACACAAGGCGACATTGACGTTGCAGACGGTTATGTAACAAACTATCTTCCTTATTTTCGTCAACCAGAAGTGCGTATGATGCTATTAGGATTTGCAGCACGTGAAGCACTTCATATTGCTGCTTATTCACACCTGATCGAAACACTTGGTATGCCTGAAGCAACATATTCAGAGTTTCTTGAATATGAAGCAATGAAAGATAAGCACGATTATATTACAGAGTTGGCTTCTGCTAACGGAGATAAGCAAACAATTGCTGCTAATATTGCTGCATTCTCAGCCTTCACTGAAGGTATGCAGTTATTCTCTTCATTCATCATGCTATTGAACTTTCCTCGTCACGGTCGTATGAAGGGTATGGGTCAGATTGTCACATGGTCAATCGTTGATGAAACAATTCATGCCGAATCAATGATCAAGGTTTTCCGTACATACGTACAAGAGAACAACGAGATTTGGAATGATGATCTTAAGGCACGTATATATACTATTGCTGAAAAAATGGTAGAACTTGAAGATAAGTTCATCGACCTTTCATTCAGTATGGGTCCAATGAAGGACTTAACTTCTGATGAAGTAAAGAAGTATATTCGTTATATTGCTGATCGTCGTTTGATTTCTCTTGGTCTAAAGGGAATCTTCAAGGTGAAGAGAAATCCTCTTCCATGGGTTGAAGGTATGATCAATGCTCCTACTCATACAAACTTCTTTGAGAACCGCTCTACAGATTATGCCAAGGGTGCTCTCACTGGTAGTTGGGAAGATGTGTGGGCTTCATAAAAGGAATAAATAATGTATATTACGTTAGATAATGATAGATGGGAAGACTTAGGTAAAAGATATTTTGTTATAGAGTGGAAACGTAGAACAAATTCGACTGCTGTTGATCTTGTTCTTGAAGACGAGTGTGGAAATATTATTCGTCGTACAGAACCTCTGTCTTATATTATTGAGGAACGCTCAAATGATTGAGCCTTATGCTACTGTAGATGATGCTGTTGATGACATGGCAAATCAATACTGGAAAAATATTACTGTTTCCATGATTAATAGAGATATTGATTTGCTGTATGATTCTGCAATTTCGCTAAAAGCACTGGAAGAAGCCAGAATATCCGTTAAAAATAAACTAAAAAAATAAAGGAAACTAAAATGAAGTGGTACGATTGTGGAAGCTGCTTATCAGAATTTCGTGTTGTGTCTGAAAGTGATGAACCAATTGAATATTGCCCATTTTGTGGTTCTGTGATAGAAGATAAAGAAGACGAAGACGAAGAAGGCTATGATTACAATGAATAAATAATACTCCTAATGTGGAGTATTATATGTGGTTATACAGAAATGAAGAAATAAATGAACTGCCAGAGGGGTGTGAAGCATTTGTTTACTTGATCACCAACAAAACAAATGGTATGATGTATGTTGGTAAGAAATTAGCAAAGTTTAAGGTCACAAAAGCACCACTTAAAGGCAAAACAAAGAAAAGACGTTCTACAAAAGAAAGTGATTGGCGAGAATATTGGGGTTCTAGTGATAGACTGAAATCCGATGTAGAAAAACTTGGAGAAGAAAATTTTACAAGAGAAATCTTGCATTTCTGTCCAAGTCGTGGTATTGCTAGTTATTTAGAAGCAAGAGAACAATTTGAGCGTAAAGTATTAGAAACCGATGATTACTATAATGGTATTATAAACGTAAGAATTGGTGGATCAAATATTTTAAAAGAGTACTTAAAAACTATAAGATAAAGGGATTATATGAGTTGTCACAGATACTGGAACACAAGCATCTAATTGTACGAGCAGAACTATCCAATCCTCCAAAGTGCGCTGAAGCTATTCAGGATTGGATGAAAACTCTTGTAGATAAGATTAACATGAAAATTCTCATGGGACCGTATGCCGTATATTCGGATATGGTTGGTAATAGAGGACTAACAGCCGTAACAATCATTGAGACGAGTCATTTGGCAATCCACGTCTGGGATGAAGTAGACCCTGCACTTATGCAGCTTGATGTATATACGTGCTCTACTTTAAACATTGAAGATGTATTTAGTGCGATTGAAGAATTTCAGCCAGTGAAAGTAGAATATAAGTATATCGATAGAGAGAATAGTATATTTGTTCTTGACAAGAAGATAAATTGAGTGTATATACCCTGTAAGGTATAAAATAAAAATATACCTTACAGGGTATAACAGTAGTAATGTTAATATGAAAGGTGATGTTAATTATGGGTAAGAAGAGAATTCGTAGTAAGAAGGTATCAGGCGGTGAACGCCGTTCTATCGGTCGCTGGGTAATCAACGCTGTTCGTCGTGACAAGTCAGAATTTGATAAGGCACTAGATAAGCTTGCTGCTTGGAAGGCCGGTAAGAATCCTTGGATTACTATTGCTGGCCCATCGTCTAATCAGCGTTTCATTAGAGTACGTGCAAATATTCTCTATGGAAACCCAAAGACTGCTATGGCAAATATCTACGGTAATAAGACTGAAGAATGATATACATTGTTGATATCGACCAAACCATTTGTACTACCGAAAAGAAAAATGGTAAATGGGATTATGAAAACTCAACTCCCATATATAATAGAATAGATCATATAAATCAACTATATGATCTAGGTCACACGATTATCTATTGGACTTCAAGAGGAAACTCTACCGGTATTGATTGGTCAGAGCTTACAAAGAACCAATTAGATGGTTGGGGATGTAAATATCATGAAGTTAAACTCGGAAAACCTGAATACGATGTATGGGTTGACGATAAAGCTTATAATGATGAACAATTTTTTGATGAGTATCTATGAAAAAAGCGATTATTACTGGTGCGGCTGGATTTATTGGCCGTGTTCTTCAGCTAAAACTGAAAGAAGCTGGTTATTATGTTTATGCTATTGATAAAAGACATGATGACGTATCGTCTGATGAATATTATCAAATAAACTATTCTTTAATCGCAAACTATGAATACATTAACATTCATGATATCGATGTTATTTTTCATCTTGGCGCAAACAGCCTACTTGGTCCTTCAGTGACCGATCCCTTGACATATTATCAAAATAATGTTGGTAATATGTCAGAAATGCTAAACAATCTAGTAAAACAAAAGTGGAAGGGCGTTTTTATATTCGCCTCTTCTGCTGCAACTTATGGTGATCTTAATACTTCATCTCTTCTTGATGAGAATATGGCAGGAAATGCTATAAATCCATATGGATCAACTAAAGTTGTTGGTGAGATGATGCTTAAAGAAACGTGTGAAGCATACGGTTTCAAGGCATACTCCATGCGATTTTTTAATGTCGCTGGTTCCTATAAAAATGTTGGTCAAGATTTAAATCAACCACACATTTTAACCAAAATGTCCTTATCCTCTCTACAAAACGATACATTTTATATCAACGGAAACACGTACAATACATATGATGGTACGTGTGTTCGTGACTATATTCATGTGTCTGATGTTTGTGATGCATTGATGGCCGCAGAAACGTCACTATACACTATGCCAGAAGGTCACTATGATGCCTTTAATGTTTGTACTGGTAATGCAGTATCAAACAAACAGTTGGCTGAGAAGTTTATTGAAAATTATCCTTTACAATATGACTTCAAAGAAATTCGACTTGGCGATCCGGGATATTTGATTGGAAATCCAAGTAAGTTATCTTCTATATGGAAGACCGGCCCACAATATCAAATTGATGATATTATCAAAACACATTATAACTATGCATTATATGCAAATGAAAGGAAGTAAATTATGAGTGTTATTTGGGAACGTAATGAAATGAATCAGAATTCTCAAGGTGGTACTGAGAGAATGATGGAAGGCGTTCTTTCTCGTCTTAAACCAGAATATCATGAAAAGTTTCAGATTATTCCTTCACGTGTTCGTGAACTATATGATGATCGTATTCGTATATATTGGCTACATGATTTGCCATGGGACAATGAAACAAATCATCTAGCAGATGAAAATAGTCGTGATCGTTTTCATAAGATTGTTTATTGCGGTAATTGGCAAATGAATATGTATCAAAATATGCTTAATATTCCTCAAAACCAAAAGAGTTGTGTTATTGATACTGCCATCACTCCATTTGATGAGATACAAAAGGGCGATCCAAAAGAAGAAATTCGCCTCATCTATACAAGCACTCCACAACGTGGTCTTAGTATTTTGGTCCCCGTTTTTGAAAAGCTGTGTGAAAAGTATGATAACATTGTACTTGATGTTTTTTCTAGTTATAGAATATATGGTTGGGAACAAGCAGATTATCAGTTTGAAAGTCTTTTTCAAAGATGCCGTGATCATCCTAAGATTAATTATTATGGTTTCGCTCCAAATGATGTTGTACGTAAACATATGGCTAAGGCACATATTTTTGCATATCCTTCAATTTGGCCAGAGTGTAATAGTCAGTCTTTGATTGAAGCTATGTCTGCTGGTGCGATATGCGTCCATCCTAACTATGCTGGTCTTAGTGACACATCAGGCTCTATAACAATTCAATATCATTGGGATAATGATTTAAATACCCATGCAAATATTTTTTATTCTGTTCTTGACGGAACGATTCAAAAGATGTATAATGCTGATATGATACCATATCTAAATTTCCAGAAAAATTATGCCGATTATCGTTATAATTGGGATAAGATTGGTTTTCAATGGAATTCTCTGTGTGAGAATCTACTAGCTCAGTATGAAGGTAAGAGCTTTGCTGTTTCCAAGCCAAGCTTTATCTACAGAACATAAAGAGACATTTTATGATACTTGCAAAAGCACCACTTCGTGTTAGTTTTTTTGGTGGGGGTAGTGATATCCCCACCCATTTTTTAAAGTGGGGCGGTTCTACTATCTCCATGGCTATTGACAAATACGTCTATGTTGTTGTTATGCCAACTCCTCATAATTATATAAAGGTATCATATTCAAAGCAAGAATGTGTCACAAATGTTGATGATTTGCAGAATGATATTATAAAAAACACATTGAAGTTTTTTGGTATTAAATCTAATATAGAAATAAACACATTTGCTGATATCCCAACCGTAGGAACAGGTCTTGCCGGTTCTTCTGCATTTACTTGTGCTTTAGTAAAGGCATTAAGTGCGTTTGTTGGTAATGAATATCATGATTCATATGATATAGCAAAAATTGCATGTCATATTGAGATTAATATGTGCGGTTGGAATATTGGTATGCAAGATCAATATGCTGCTGCTTTTGGCGGAATGAACTATATTCAATATTCTGATAAAAACATTCTTGTTCATAAAATGAATGTCAATCAAATTGATGAATATATGTTGTTGATTCCAACCAATATTCAAAGACATTCTTCAAAAGTCCTTGACAATGTTAATTTTTCAGATAAAGCTTCTTGTATATGGAGTCTATCTGATATAGCTGATGATGAATATAAAAATATTCCTTCTTTATGTCAATATGGAAAATTGTTAGAGAAATCTTGGGACTTGAAAAAGCAGATGGATTCTGGTATATCCAATCCAGAGATTGATGCCATGTATGATAAGTGCATGAACCACGGTGCTGTTGGTGCCAAATTGCTTGGCGCTGGTGGTGGTGGATATATGCTAGCTCTAACAGAAGATCGTGCTAAAATCAAAGAAGCATTTTCTGATCGTGTGTGTCTAAATGTTTCTGTTTCACATGAAGGAACCAAAATTGTATATAGAGAGCCTTGAACTAATTCGTAACACGCATACTGCAACAGTTCAGTATGGTTTTGAATCTATTAACCAAAAGCAATTTCAAGAAGCGGCAGATTGCATTGTCAATGCCATTTATAATGGAAAGACAATCTTTACGGTTGGTAATGGCGCTTCTGCCGCAATCGCACAGCATTGGGCATGTGACTATACCAAAGGGTGCCGTCCTTATGGAAATCCTCGTGTTATCTCATTATCAACCAACATTCCGTTGATGACTGCGATTTCCAATGATATTTCATACGATGAAGTATATGCTTATCAGGTAAATGCTCTTGGTGATTGGGAAGATGTACTCATCACAATTTCTTCTAGCGGAAACTCACCAAACGTGGTAAGAGCCATTGAAGCAGCAAAGAAAAGAAACATGAAGACCATCGCATTGACAGGTTTTCAGGGCGGCAAGTCAAGAGAACTTGCTGACTACCCCATTCATGTTGATGTTCAAGAGTATGAGGCTGCTGAAGATGTTCATCAGGCGATTATGCATATGATTGCCAAATATATTAGGGTTGTTCTCTAAAATGATTAAGACTGCGAAGAAAAAAGCTACTCCTCGTACCACAAAGTTTGCTGATCAACGTTGGATGGGTTCTGAACCTGAAGAGAACGTTTCTATCACTGATGGCTCTGATATGCGCTATCATAATGCTTTGTATTGGTATGGTTATTACTACGACACTGATCAAGCAAAAGATTGGCTTCTTGAATATATGAAGAAGAATAGCTATGATGCAAGTATCATAGCTAGTGTCAAAACTGCCCCTGCATCCCGTACACCTACTACAATTGGCTGGATGGCCAAGTTGATGATGCGTGGTTGGATTCTTCCTGAAAAGTCCATGCAATTTTTCAATAGTCGCATTCAAGAAAATGCTTCGTTTGGTAAGCGTGAAAAGAAGGAAGACGATTCTCCAAAGGTTGTTGTCAACATCCAAGAAAAGATTGCTGTTAAGGCTCGTGAGCTTCGTGCAAAGCTTGACGAACATATTGATGCATTCGTTTTTGATGGTTTGGATAACAATTTTTCACTTTACAGTTTTCTACAGACAGAAAGTCCAACTCCTGTTGGAATCAATCTGATTGTGTCTTACGTCAATTCTTTGTACCAAGATTTGGTAAATAAGGAAGGATATGAAGACATTCCTGCTGCCAAGTACAAGTCATGGCTTAAGTTTCATAAGGCTCTTGTAGACGATGCAGAGCGTTTTCATTCGAACATGAAGATCACTCGACAGGTTCGTAAGCCACGTGCTATCAAGATCAAGCCAGCCGCTAAGCTGGTTGAAAAGATGAAGTACAAGAAGGAAGATACTGAGCAAAAGCTAGTTAGTATCAATCCTGTTGACATTATTAAGGCTCAAACTTTGTGGGTGTATAATACTAAATATAGACAGCTATCAGTGTATCATGCCATTGATGAAGGCGGTCTATCAGTTAAGGGTACTACCATCACACAGTTTGATGAGAAAAAGTCTGTGACAAAGCGTTTACGCAAGCCACAAGAAGTACTACCCGAATTGCTTGCTGCTGGTAAAATTGCTCTTAGAACGTTTATGGAACGTATTAAGACGAATTCAACGGTACCAACTGGTCGCATTAACGAAGAAGTAGTACTATTGAGGATAATGAAATGACAGATAACGTAGTAATGTTTCCAAAGGCTAAGAAAGATACTCCCCTTCACACAAGAGAGGAAGTTGAAGCAAAAGTTTCTGCTGCTAGAAAGGAACATGTAGAATATATTATTGATGAGACGTTATCGTTTGTTTTTAGCCGTTGCTATGAAGAAGGCTTCAATATGAACAATGATAATTGTTTTAAAACTACTGGAATGCTAGTAGAATCAATGAGAGCCGCATTATATAATACTGTTGGATTGCATCATCCTCTTCATAGCATTGCGGAAGAACTTTTTTCTAGTGATGAAGAAGCACTTGAACAAACTGAAAATATTATATCGAAAAGTCTTGACGAGGAAGACTTAGAAGACTAAATACATGATGAACTATAAGGTATGATAAAGTGTTATTGATCGATTTATCTCAAACAATGATTTCTACGTTCATGGCAACGATTGGAAATCATACTAACATTCCTGTAGAAGAAGACCTTCTACGACATATGGTGTTGAATGCTATTCGCAGTTACAATGTCAAGTTCCGTAAAGAATACGGTCAAATGATTATTGCATGTGATGATCGCCGTTCTTGGCGTAAGGAGCTATTTCCTTATTACAAGGCAAATCGCCATAAGGATCGTGAAGAATCAGAAATCGACTGGAACACCGTATTTGAAATCCTCAACAAAGTTCGTGACGAACTCAAAGAATATTTCCCCTACAAAGTAATCCACATCGACAGAGCAGAAGCTGATGATATCATTGGTACGCTGGTTCATGAGAACGGCGACACCCTTGAAAAGATCATGATCGTTTCTGGTGATAAAGACTTTCGTCAACTGCAAACGTATACTAACGTAAAGCAGTACGATCCAACTCGCAAAAAATATCTAGAAGAACGTGATCCTGATCGATATCTACGTGAACATATCTTGCGTGGCGACAGAGGCGATGGTGTGCCTAACTTCCTTTCACAAGATGATTGTTTTGTGGTTGGAGCTAGACAAAAGCAGCTAAGGGACGCAAAGATTGATCTATGGGTTAATCAGAAGCCTGAAGAATTTTGTGATGAAGTAATGCTGAAGCGTTACAATCGAAATAAGCAAATGGTTGATTTGTCTTTGATTCCAGATGATATAAAGGAATCAATCAAGCAATCGTATACCACTCAACAAGAAATGAAAAAGAACAGAAATGTTCTATTCAACTATTTTATACAACACAAACTCAAGAATCTCATTGAAAATATTGATGAATTTTAATAGGAAAAAATAATGGCACGTAAATCAATTGCATGGATTTTAAGCTTTACATCAAAGCTTCCAACTGAAGAAGAACAAATTAAATGTTTACAAGCAAACGATAATTTTGCTATCAGAACAATTTTGGCAGGAGCGTTTGATCCTAGAATTAAGTGGCTTCTTCCTGAAGGTGATGCACCATATACTCCATGTGAGTATCCAAATATGGAAAATTCACTATACATTGAAGCAAGACGTTTGTATCTTTTTGTCGAAGGTGGTAATAATGGCTTGACACCTCTAAAAAGAGAATCTATGTTTATTGAACTCTTGCAAACGGTTTGCCCTGATGATGCAAAACTTCTTATTGCCGTAAAGGATAAGAAGCTGCCATTTGAAGGTCTATCAGCAAAGACTGTACTAAAAGCATTTCCTAACCTTTTTTAAACACTACCCGGAGCCTTTAATAAATGAGTAAGAAGTTTTCACGCAACACAAGTTTTGATGATTTCCATGAAGATGATCATTATGAAAATGGATATCACGATAGTTTGAAAGAACGTAGGAAGCTTAAGAGAATGAAAAATGCATTGAAGTCACGCAATGTAGATTATCTCTTAGACCTTGATGAAGAATTTTAAGAATGCCATTATACTCTGTATATAATATAGAAACTGGCGAGCCAGAAGAAGATTTCTGGGGATCATGGGATTCTCTTCAAACATATCTTGAAGAGAATCCTCATCTAAAACAAACACTAACTGCGCCAGCGTTCATTTCTGGCGTATCAGGTGTCACTCATAAAAATGATGGTGGTTTCAACGACATGCTCTCACGCATTGCCGATGCTAACCCGCACTCCCCGCTTGCACAAACACATGGCAATAAGGGCATTAGAGAATCCAAAACTAGAGCGGCTGTAAACAAAGCAAGAGAAAAACAGCCTTTTTAGACGTATACATTATGCTTCAGTGATAACAACAACAACACTAGGAGCTACCATGGTAGACAGAAGTACTCAGCGTTTAACTAAAAGACAACAAAGACTAGCTGAAAAGGGAGCATCAGTTAAACTTGTTCCAAGTATTAAGCAACAACACTTTGAACTAAAAGATATTTTTCCTATAACTGACAATCAAGTGAAAACATTTGATGCCTACAATATGGGAAAGAATCTCTTCTTGCATGGTTGTGCTGGTACTGGTAAAACATTTATATCTATGTTTCTTGCACTTAATGAAATTATGAACGGAAAATCTCCACGAAAAAAACTTGTGATTATTCGTAATACTCAATCATCAAAAGATCAAGGATTTTTACCCGGAAACGTTAAAGAAAAAGGCGAAGTTTTTGAAGCAGCTTATAGAGCAATATGCTGTGAATTGTTCCACCGTGATGATGCTTATGAAATCCTTAAACAAAAGGGTATTATTGAATTTCATACCACATCATATCTTCGTGGTACTACCATTGAAAATGCAATAATTCTGGTTGACGAAGTTCAAAACCAACGTTATGTTGAGCTAAGAACAGTCTTGACAAGAACCGGCGATCATAGTAGAATCATTCTTTGTGGCGATACGAAGCAGGATGATCTATCTTCGACTCGTTACAATGAAGTATCTGGACTTAAGGATATGATGAGAGTGTTTGAACGTATGGGTCTTATGTCTACCGTTCAATTCACTATTGATGATATTGTGCGTTCTGGATTTGTTAAGTCATTCATCATTGCTGAGAATGAACTAGGACTATATTAATATAGGATTTTTGTTATGATCGAAATTGAAGCTACTGAAATTTCTGTTGATGATAGTGGGGAGGAAGACTTTGATCTTCCTTCCTACGGTGAATATGGCAAGATCATTGTTGAGGTGCTAGGTAAGATTGATTCTCCTTTCCATCCATATTGGCAGTGGGAAATTGATCGTTATACATATGAAGGCTCTGCTTTCTGGATCAATGAAGGCATGGGTATGGATTACTTCATCAACGATTATATTCGTGAAGATATTCCCGGTGCTGGTATTTGGACAATCGATGATATCAAGGGTACCTATTTCAAGGGTGAATGGGGCTTTACTGATGATGATGAAGAATGGGAATGGAGTGACATTCGTCCTGCAACCCAAGATGAAATTAATGAAATTTAAAACAGGAGTAAATTATGAAAAAACTTAATGGATGCGTACCTTTCAATAAAGAAATTGATTTTGTTGGTAAGTTTGTATTGACTTATTATGACAGAGAAAATCATAGTAATAGCAAATTAGATTCTATTATTGAAGAAGGACATTTAATTTTTGATAAAATTTATGAAAATTGTTGTGCTAAGTATGAAGAATTAATTGAAGATTATGAATAATTTTCATATGTTATAAGGAATGAAAAATGGATAGAATTGAATTTATACAGCGTTTTATTATTCAACACGCAACTGATGAAAAATTTGATGAACTAAATGGACAAAACACATTGATATGTCGTGCAATGGATTGGTGGGATTTGATCGAAGATAGAATTGAAAAGCCAGTAGTAGACCCAACAAATCTGTGGGACTATAACGACAAGTAATGTTTGATCTTGATCTAATAGAACTTCCAAAACTATTACAGATTAATGGGCCGAAGAGATACTATCAAATCCCTAGCGGTAAGAAGTATCCATCTGTAACCACGATTCTTAGCGCCATGTCAGATAAGTCTGGCCTAGACAATTGGCGTAAAAGAGTTGGTGAGGAAGAAGCCAATCGAAAACTTGTTCAGGCTTCTGCACGTGGTACAGCGGTCCATGCAATCTGTGAAAAGTATGTGTTGAATCAACCTGTCGATATGACGGGTGAAATGCCTCTAACAACTCGTTGTTATAATCAGCTAAAAAACTTTGTAAAAAATAACGTCAACAACATTCGAAGTTCTGAAGGCCAGTTATATTCAGACACTCTAAAGACTGCTGGTTCTGTCGATTTGGTGGCAGATTATCGTAACATGCCAGCTATCATCGACTTCAAAACATCCGAAAAAGAAAAGAAAGAAGAATGGATTGAGAATTATTTTCTTCAAACATCCATGTACTCTTATATGCTTTGGGAAAGAACAGGATTGTTGTATCCCAATATCGTCATCGCAATTGGTGTAGACGAACGTACAGAAGCACAAATCTTTGTCCGTAAGGCTAAGGACTATCTACCAAAGGCAAAGAAAATGTGCATCGAATATCATGAAAGGTTTGAAAATGACTGATATTAATCTAAACAAATATGCAGATTTTACATTCGAACTAGCATCATTAGCTAGCAAGGATTTGGAAACATTGATTGAACGTCTTCGTGATCTTGATGAACACGAGACTGTTAATGTTGCCCTATTAATCACAGGTGCTTTTGGACTTGGCAGTGAAGGTGGTGAGTTTCAGGAAATTGTGAAGAAGATTCTTTTTCAGGGTAAGCCACTGAATGATGAAAACATCTTTCATATGAAGCGTGAGCTTGGTGACATTGCTTGGTATTGGGTAAATGCTTGTAATGCTTTGGCAATTGATCCAAACGAAGTTCTTGCTGAGAATATCGAGAAACTAAAAGCACGTTATCCCGGTGGAGATTTTGATGCTTACTATAGTGAAAACCGTAAGGAAGGCGATTTATGATCAATAAGAAGCCCGTTCAAATCGAACGTGGCATGAGGGGCAATCATAAGAATTATGATGAAGAGGAAAAAAACATCTATGATCCTCTAGCCAAAGAGGCGATGATTGCGACCCTAAACAGAGCATTTACTCGCCTGCATCATATTGAAAACCCAAATCCACATGGGATTGACGTTCTTTCAATTAATGAAGACGGTAAGGTTTCTGCTTGTTGGGAACTAGAAGTTCGTCATGGCAACTGGCAGGGCGATAAGCCATTCCCTTTCAAGAAGGTGAATTGCATCGAACGCAAGGATCATCAATGGCGCAGAGACCAACAATTCTTAGATAATATTCCATATGAGATGGCAGACAAGTACAAGGTTTTCTATGTTCAAATGAACAAGGAATGTACTAGAGCGGCTATTATCAATGGTAACACTGTTCTCAAGTATCCATTGAAATCATGGGACAATCGTAAGCAATTTGGTGAATTTGTCAGACAGGTTCCGATTGAAGAAGCAATTCAGATAAAATTGGGTTGACATTAAAACCGAATCATTTTATATCTCTTTCATCAAGACGAAAGGGAAATGAAATGACCGTAAACGATCTTATCAACGCTCTTCAGGCAAACATCGATAACTACAAGGCAATCATTAATGATCCTAACAGCGATGTTGATCATGTTGAACGTCTCAAGCGTGTAGTCGTTCGTTATGAAGCAGACATTCTTGAACTGAAAGGTGAGTAAGATGGAATATCAAACTTTCAATGCTCCTGTCGAACCTAAGTGGCCTGATTATGGTTGCAACATCTATAAGGATGGTGTCTTTATTGAAGGTCGCATCTATCCTAACTATAGCGGTAATGCTATGATGGATGAGGTCAAAGACCTTAAGAGTTTTACCTTCCCTCCCTCTGAGGGTTATGAAGTAAGGTGGTGAATATGAAAAAAGGCGAACTTCTTGGAAATGTTCTTGTTCTAGCAACCAATGCACATGCAGGACAGTTTGATCGTGGTGGCAAGCCATATATCCTTCATCCTCTTAAGGTTATGCATTATCTCAAGAGTGATGATGAGGAACTTCAGTGTATGGCACTACTTCATGATGTGGTAGAAGATACTAAGACTACTTGGCATGATCTAGTTGCTATTGGATGCACAGAACGTGTTATCAATGGTGTAAAGGCTCTTACCAAGATGCCCGGTGAAAGCTATGATCAATACAAGGATCGTGTTTTTGCGAATGAAGATGCGATGAAGGTAAAGATGGCTGATCTTCGCCACAACACAGACATTCGCAGACTCAAGGGAGTTACGGAAAAAGATATGATCCGTATGGAAAAATACAACCGCTTCTATATCGAACTTCAAGCCAAAGTCTAAAGAAAATCCCTCAGAGAAATCTGGGGGATTTTTTTTATCTTTTTTTGTTGACACGAATCACGAATCATTATATATTCTCTTCATCAAGACGAGAAAGGGACTTCAAATGGCTTACATGAACCAAGAAACCAAGAAGGCAATTGCTCCGGTTGTGAAGAACATTCTTAAGAAGTATGGCCTTAAGGGCACTCTTGGTGTCCGTCATTACAGCACTCTGGTTCTCAACATTACTGAAGGCAAGATTAACTTTCTTGAAGGTCAGGACCGGAATTACACCAGCGTCAATCCTTACTGGTTTCATGAACACTTTGATGGTGTTGCCAAGGATTGTCTGACTGAAATCATCACCGCCATGAACAACGGCAACTGGAATAACAGCCGCATTGAGGTTGATTTTTTTGATATTGGTTGGTATATTGATGTGAACATTGGTAAGTGGGGCAAGCCCTACAAGTATGCAGCATAAGGAGATTTGATATGGCATATGCAATTCGTAGTGATAATGGCCGGGTGTTTTTGAGTGTTGGCAATTCGGATGCTAAACATCTTATGGATATATTGCCGGGTCATTTTCAACAAAAAACTTTTACTAATACCGGCAAGAAGACAGTATTTGTGGTTGACTGTGATTGTCAAATCACTTATGGTAATGCAACAATCTGTTTTAAAGAAAAAGATTATTTTTTCCCAATGTAAAGGATTTTGAAATGAGTCGTGGTAAGTATAGTCCAGCACTTAGCCGTAAGGATGCAGATCGTCCTTACAGTGCATATTGCTACAATGCTGATAAGCAAATTCCTCCTGAAACATGGGCGGAAGGCGAATATGATCATCGTACACATTTTGCCAACTATGATGAAAATGGCTATGATAGATATGGATATAGTGCCTTTTTAGAAGATGGTACATTCATTGGTCTTGGTCAGGGAATTGATCGTTGGGGATACACTGAAGATGAATATCTTACAATGAGCTATGAAGAATTTGAAGATATTTGTTTGAGTGGTGGATGAAAGGAAAAATTAATTGTTGACATAGAATCGGCATAGTGTATACTCTCTTCATCAAGAACGGAGATTACACTATGTCGATTTTTCTTAATTCTGATCAGATTCGCAAGATTGCTGAAGACAACGCAGTTTCCTACAATGTTGCTAACCTTTATGCTGAATATGTCGCAAAGGCTAAGAAGAAGAATGTAGTCTTGAACATGGGTCGTAACACTCTTCGTGACAGTACCCAACAGAAGACTTACAACGCTGAAAACAAGTTCATGTCTAAGTATGGTCGTGGCGGGTATTTCTCTACTGTAGAAGAAGCTCAGAAGTTCGCTGACAAGGTGTTTGCTTCGAAGGTGTGGGAAAAGCACAAGACCAATCGGGTTAGCCGCACCTCTCCCCGTATCGAATATTCCAGCAAGATGACACGTTATAGCGGTATGGCTTATAGCAATCACATTTCGCTTGGTCGTACTGGTATGAACGTTTACATCCTCCTTCATGAACTGGCTCATACCAATGGCCATCGTCATCATGACTCGTCTTTCCGCAAGTGCCTTGTTGCCTTTGTCGCTAAGTTCATGGGTAAGGAAGCCGGTGAACTTCTTAAGAAGGAATTCAAGGATGCTGGTCTTAAGATGACTATTCCTAGTGCTAAGCCTGTGAAGGAATTTAAGGATTGGTATGCATTCTATAAGAGGGCTGAAGTTGCTCGCTACGCACGAAACAATTCTTAAAATAATTTGTTGACACGAATCAACGAATCGATTATTGTCCTTTCATAGAAAGAGAAAAGGAATTCAAAATGCAAGTTATGGTTATTCATACTGATCGTGAAACCAACAAGCAGGAAGTTGTTGCTACTGTTGAGTTTGATGGTAACAACCCGATCAACGCTATGGATTATGCTTATCGTTGGACCAACAATATTGATGGTTCGTGGTCGCAGGGTGAAGATATCGTGATTGATGGTCATCTTTATGAGAACCCTGATTTCAATCCTAATGTCAAGGTTCTTGCTCCTCTTCCTAATCATCTTGGTCGCACTTATGGAATTCGTTCTACTTCTGTTGGCGATATCATGATTATCAATGGTGAAGCTTACAGGGTTGCTTCGTTTGGTTTCGAGAAGGTGGAGGGTTAAGATGGATATCGAAAAGCTTGTTGCAGAATACGGTGCTATCAATCTTCGATTTTTTATTCCAATGCGTAGAATGCATTCTTTGCATGGGTTTGGTATTCCTATGGCATTTACAAGCAGTGACGATCCTTATGACACTACAGAATGTGTAATTGATGAGGATCGCTACAAGGTTGCTGATGGGTACAAGATTACCTTTCGTGCCATCGATGAAAATTATGGTTATAAACACTGGTATCAGATGGACTTCAATAACATCTATAGGCGTAAAAAAGAAATTCGTGTCTATGTTCTTGTAGATGAAGATAACAAGTATGAGAAAGTAGAGGTTAAGTAATATGCCATGTGTTAGTGATTATATGGAGCCTACTGGTAAGGAGCGTAAGCTTCAACAGACTGCACAGCTTCTAGAGTATGCACTATTTGAGCTTAACCTTCCTATTCCTAGTAAGGTTAAGACTGCTTCTAGTAACATCTATTGTCATTTAGATTTGGTTCCTGATCTTTGTGAACTTATTACCAACATGAATGATCTTCAGCGTGATCGTGTAGTTTACAATGCCTATAACAAACAGTCACGTGAACTGGCTCATTGGTGGGAGAATCATCAGGAAGCTGATCGTAAGCGTATTGCTGCTGATATGGAAAAGGCTGATCGACAATCTTTGATTGAAAGCGCCAAGTCCAAGTTGACTGATGCTGAACGTAAGGCACTTGGTCTTGGGTAAGCGTTCAGATTTCGAGAGAGTTGAAAGAGACTATTATCCCAGCCCAATGAAGGCAGTACTGCCGTTGCTACCACACTTGGCAAGGGGAACACACTTCATTGAGCCTTGTGCTGGTGATGGTCGTCTTATTGATCATCTAGAGGCACATGGGCATAGATGTACAAGTGCTTCTGATATTGAACCTATACCACCCATGACAAGGATTGGTGACGCAACCACCATGAAGTACAATCATAGTGGCCACCAGTACTTTATTACCAATCCACCATGGGATAGAAAGATTCTTCATCCTATCATTGAAAATCTCAGCAATCAGTTGCCTACATGGCTTTTGTTTGATGCTGATTGGATGCACACAAAGCAAGCAACACCCTACTTGACACGACTCGAAAAGGTCGTTAGTATCGGTAGGGTAAAGTGGATTGAAGATAGCAAGTCTGTCGGTAAGGATAACTGTTGTTGGTATCTGTTCTGGCATAAGAATGATATTCAGACACAATTTTTTGGAAGAACGTAATATGAAGTTTTGGCTGGTACTAATGATCTTTAATTTGAACGGCCATTTTCTTTATAAGAAAGAAATTCCTTTTAAAACTCGTGTAGAATGTGTGCAAGCTGCTGGTCAAAAAGCAAAGAAATTTGTAAACAAATCGGTTGCAGTCTCGTCGTTTTGTGTTACTGATAATCATCATAGAGGGATTTCTGTTGATCCGGGAATTCCTCTAGACTAAGGATTAAACAAATGCTGAATTTTATCAAATGGTTTGGTACTCTGTGTATAATTTTAGCCGCATTTTCTAGATCGGCTAATTATCATACATTTGACATGGTACTATCTATTATCGGTGCTTCTATATGGGCATACGCTGCGGTACGTGTAAAGGATAAAGCACTTCTGGTAGTGAATGTTTTTATTCTTATCATTCTTATTTTTGGACTTTTATAAAAGGATTTTGTTATGTGGTATGATCAGACTGACATTAAGGAAATGGAAGGCAAGACCTTCACTCGTGTGTATGAACTTGATAATGATACTTTGGTCTTTGAAAACGAAGATTATCGTTACACTTTCTATCACTCGCAGGACTGTTGTGAGTACGTGTATATCGAAAGTATCGTTGGTGATCTTGACGATCTTGTTGGTTCACCTCTGCTTCTTTCTGAGGAAGTTAGCAGTGATGAAGGTCCACTTAATGAATATGAAGAATCATACACTTGGACGTTCTACAAGTTTGCGACAATCAAGGGCTATGTAGACGTTCGCTGGTATGGTATTTCCAATGGTTATTATTCTGAGAGCGTACAGCTTAGAAGAGAAAATGCGTGATCAATCCTCGTATCAAGGAAATTGGTGAGCAGGTTGGCTTGTATATGGAACCCCACTATCAAGGTGGGTTTCCAAACGAGCAACTTATTTCAGCTTTGCAATTTGCAGACTTGATTGTACGTGATTGTCTTGATATAATGCAAAACTGTGATGGCGATCTGGATTTTGCTATCTGGTTGTTGAAAGATAGGTTTGGTGTTGACACCCCTTCCTGAATGATATAGAATAATTCTATCAACAAAGGAAAAAATTATGAACTACAAATTCCCTATCATTACGAATATCAGCGACGTACTTCCTGCTATTGAAGGTAGGGATGAGTTCGTTGTGGCTGTCAAGGAAGGCTATACTGTCATCAACTACAATGTGATGATGGCTGATACGTTTCCTGCTATTCACAGCGATTTCTTGGACGCTGGTTGGCATGAAGATGTAAATGCAGCACTTCGTCGTGAATGTCGTGGTATCATCTTTGATACTGCTACTGGCAACATCATTCGTCGTCCGTTCCATAAATTTTTTAATGTATCGGAAAGAGAAGAAACCCAAGTAAATGTGATTGATTTGTCTCGTCCTCATGCTATTCTTGATAAGCTTGACGGGAGCATGATATGCCCATTTATTGTCAACGGACAAATGATTTGGGGTACCAAGATGGGTGCTACTGATGTGTCAAAGCCTGTTGAGGAGTTTGTGAAGAACAATCCTGAGTATATTCGCTTTGCTGAAGAAGCGATTGCAAATGAATGGACTCCTATCTTTGAATGGTGCTCACGAAAGCAGCGTATTGTTCTAGATTATTTTGAAGATCAATTGGTTCTCACTGCTATGCGCCACCTTAACACTGGTTCGTATGCCCTTCATGATAATCTGGTAGAATTGGGTAAGGCATTCGAAATTCCTGTAGTTCGTGCATTCGAACCGCAGACTGATATGAAGGCATTCATCGAATACGTTCGTGATCTAGAAGACCTTGAAGGTTATGTGGTTCGTTTTGGCGATGGTCATATGATCAAGCTGAAGTGTGATTGGTATGTCCAAATTCATAAGGCTAAGGAAGCTATTCTACAGGATCGCAACATTGTTGAGTTGATCCTTGACGAAAAGCTGGACGATATCAAGGCACATCTCCCTGCTGAAGATCGTGATCGTCTGTCTCAGTTTGAAAATGACTTCAATGTTGAAGTGGCTTGTAGGTGTATTGAGATTGAAAGCATTCTGAAGAACATTGAGGCTGATGGTGTTGATCGCAAGACGTTTGCTCTTGAAATTGCTCCTAAGTTTGATAATTTTCTTCGTGCATCAGTATTTACCTGTTGGGATGATAAGTCCAAGGTATATAATACTGTACGCAACACAATTCGCAACAATCTTGGTCGTACAGTCAAGTACGAAGCAATTCGTGATGTTTGGTTTCCGGGGGTAGTTTTCAATGGTTAACAAGTCTGACTTTATTGGTATTCTAGTCCTGCATTGGATGGTTTTTGCACTTGCATTCCTTGGATTTGCAGCATATATGGATGTTAGAAATATGAATAACAAACTTCAATATGTGCAGTATTTCCAAGAGTCTATAACCAGCCATGATCTTCAAGATATCATGTGTAACGGGAGTCCAGTAGGATGACATTTGAACAATGGTTTGATAAAGAATACCCTGAGTCAGATTTTGCAACCCATATGATTATCATTCGTCTTTCATTGAAAGAAGTTGCTCAGAAGGCATGGACCACTGCTTGGGAAGACGGCCACAGTGCTGGTGTTTCTGCACAAGCCGGTTGGCAAGATTATTTGGATAATTACGAATGAGTCTCGAAAAATCAATCTATGAAGCATGGGATAATGCTTTGCAAAATGGATATGAAGAATGGCTGTTGGAAGCTAGCACTATTGACATAGCCGTTGATATGATGGATTGTGATGGTGATATTGAGTTGTATTCAAATGGAATGATTGATGTTGTTGTTGGTCATATCGACACTCTTCAATTAAATTATCGAAGGGAAGTTTATGGTAATTTTCCAGAAGATTATATGAAATTAGGTCTTTATAGGAAAAATAAAAATGGCTAAGTTTATTCTTGCTAAAGATGATGAAAATCAGGGTCCATATCAATGGACCAATGTCAATCGCCGTGACTATTTCGGTTGGGAGGGTGCATGGGCAGAATCATTTGCCTCTGAAGAATGGGCTATTTTTGCTGCTGAACAACGCACAAAAGAAGGTTGGATTGTTGACTGCTATCATAACGTAGGGTATACGGTGAATAGCAATTATGGAGAAGATAATGCGTAAGTGTACAATTCTTGTTGGTGTTCCTGCTTCTGGCAAGTCAACATGGCTTAAAAATAATTATGAAAATATGGAGTTTGGTTCGATTGTTGCATCAACCGACAATATTATTGAAGAATTGGCTGATATGTTTGGATTTACATACAATGATGTTTTTTCAGAAACTATCAGGTTTGCTGATATGGTTATGAACAACAATTTGATTGTAGCAGCAGAAGATGGTGTAGATATTTACGTTGATCGTACTAATCTTTCTCAAAAGTCTCGTCGTCATTTTATTAAAACTCTCAAGCCATATGGGTATACTTTTGATGATGTGGTTTTTGAAACTCCTGAAAAGGATGAATGGAAACGCCGTTTGAATTCTCGTTGTGGAAAGTCTATTCCAAATGATGTTATTGATAGGATGGTGAATAGCTACGAAATTCCTTTGGAAAACGAAGGGTTTGAAAAAATCACTTTTATTGAAAATAATGTTTGACACGAATCGTTAATAGTTTTATATTGTGTTCAACAAGACGAAAGGAACACAATATGACTATCAACACTGGCTACAAGTTCTACTCTGATCCCGGTCATGGTTGGTTGGCAGTGTCTTTCAAGAACTTCTTTGCCGTTGGTGCAAAGCTTGAAGACGTTTCCAACTTCTCGTATGCACGTGGCAAGACGCTGTATCTTGAAGAAGATTGTGATGCTGGTGTCTTCATCAAGGCTTTTCGTGAGAAGATGGGTACTGATCCTATTTTCTTTGAGAAGTTTCATGAACGCACCGCCATTCGTTCGTATCAGCCGTTGTTTTTTGTCGGCACTCGTGAAAAGATTGCCGCTGGTGAAGCTGTCTAAGGAGATTTGATATGGATACTACTGCACGTTGGGATGAAAATGTCCTCATGGTCCGCTGGTATGGTAGCTCGACCGAAGATGAAGCTGCATATCTTTTCATTAAGAATGGTACATATCGTCTAGAACTTGATGGGTATGAAGAAACTTTTTTTAAGACATATCCAACCAAGCCTACTGCTGAAGAAGCTCTTATGTCAGTACTTAAGTGGCAAAGCGGTTATTAAGGAATTTTATCATGATTACTGAAACTGGCGATTACCTAACTCGGGATGGTACCAAAGTGACTATTCATGAGATTCGTCTAGGCACTTCCACGTTCGAAGCAAAGGGTAGTGTTTGGAAAATGTTTCGTGGAAAACTTCGTCCACGTGGCTTTAATATTTGGAAAACTGATGGACAACACATGGCTGTTGGTGTACATCGTCTAGACATTGTTGAAAGGATTTTTTAATGCGTGTTTCTGTTGAATATAGCCAATACTGTACTCATGATTATCACTCGGGTGAAAAGTATGGTGATTGGGAAAAGCAGTACGATTCCAGTGTAACTGGTGTTCGTGTTCTTCGTGAAGATGAAGAGTCTGGTTATAGCAGCGAGACTTTTCTTCTCCCTGATGATGCTACTACTGCCTATGTTGTTTATATGATTTATAGCAGTGGTGATAGCTTTGGTCGTTCTGATGGTGAAATCGATATCCTTCACTGCACTGCAAGTTCCGATAAGGCACATGCTCTTGCAAAGATGGTGACTGACAACCCGAATGAATATTCGATCAAGTTCACTGATGATTTTGATCGTGAAGTCAGCATCTACAACCGTGGTGCTGGATATTTTGAACGTATTGAATATGTTGAGGTGCTTTCGTTTGATCTAAACGGTAGTCCTCGTCGTTATCGTGTAAACTAAGAAAGGAAATATATTATGACACATTTTGTTGGACTCGTTATTGCTGATACCGTAGAAGAGATTGCTTCTCTCCTTGCTCCTTATGATGAAAATATGGATGTAGAATCGTACTTTGAACCTGTAGAGGTTGAGGGTATGGTTGAATATGCCAAGGAAAAGAAAGTAGAATTTACCAATCCTATCGATCTGGTAGAGTGGTGGGATGGCAAACCCGGTGTTATCAATGAAGCTGGTGAAATCGGCTATATGAGCACCTACAACCCCGATTCGAAGTGGGATTGGTATGTTGTTGGTGGTCGTTGGGATGATGTTGTCGTAGGCAATCGTTGCCTTGCTGAAGATGTTGAAAGCACCTTTGAGCCTTTGGGTTACATTCCTTCTGTGATCGTTGATGCTGATGGTTGGCATCAGGCAAAGGAATGGGGTTGGTTTGGTTCATCTAGCCCTGTAGAAGGTAATGAGAACATCGTTCGTGAGAAGCTTGCTCAGCACAAGGGTAAGAATGTTTTCATCGTAGATTTCCACATCTAAAAAATAATCAAAAAATGTTTGACAGTCCTTTCCGACTCATGTAGAAGAAATTCAACAGAGACGGAAAGGACTTTTTTTATGACCAAGCTCATCGCAATCAAGGAAGAAAGCAACTTCAAGCAGCAGTACAAGATCGTGTCTGCTTCGAACCGGAACTTCACCTATGGCCGCATTCGCTTCGAACCGTTTGGTCCTCATGGTGCTGGTTGGAATGTTCGTTGCAGCGAAAATGATGAAGACCTTGAACGTCTGGTTCGTGCCAAGTTCTTTCAGAATGGTCGTCGTTTTCCTATGAAGAAGGCTTTCGATCTTTTTGTTGAAGCGCAGGAAGAACTGGAAATCGAATACAAGGCTGATCGTAATTCTTGGGAACGTTCGATGGAAATGGCATAATAGCTGTTGACACGAATCACGAATCATTATATATTCTCTTCATCAAGACGAAAGGAACTTCACATGGGCGTTTATCAGTACACACTTCGCAAGGAAACCAAGACCGTTGATGGCATGAAGATTGGCCGTTATGGTTATGCTTACAAGCACTCTTATTTCCGCCACTACAATCAGGATCGCTATGCTACCATGTACAACCGTCTGGTTGGCAGTGTTGAAGCAGCGGCTGATCGTGCTTTTGAAGCCAATGCTGATCTGGAATACGCTGCCATTGGTGAATGGAAGTATGCCAATGAAGGTGAAGGTCTGACTGTCATCAAGGTCAAGAATGCTTCTTTCGCTGATGATACCGCCAAGCATGAAGTGGTCGGTTATCTGAAGAAGGAAGGCCGCAAGTTCAAGTTCGTGAGGGCGTAATGAAAATTTATGTTGATGACATTATTCCTCAGTGGAAAGTCACCAAGGCTAAGAAACTGATCAAGAAATCTCTTCCTTATCTGAAGAAGGAATTTTGCTTTCCTAAGAATGTTGAAATTCGACTTCAGGAAAGAGCACCAGATGAAGATAAAAAGCTTACTCTTGGTGAAGTTGTGAAGTTTACGAATGGTAATTATGCTTGCATTCTAAACCTGAATAATGATGGTTATAGTTTGATAGAAACCCTTTCTCATGAATTCACACATATTGAGCAGATGTGGCAATGTCGTTTAGCTAAGTCAGCACATTGTTATCATTGGATGGAAAATGATAAGACTATCAGAAGGGTTGACAAGGCAACCAGTTTTGAAGAATATCGAAATTATCCTTGGGAGATTGAAGCACGTAAGCGTGGGCGTGATTTCAAAAATAAGTACCGTGCAGTGATTGATCCCACTATCAAGGATCGTGTTAAGAAGTTTTTTGGTTTCATTTGAAAGGAAATATATTATGGGTACTCGTCATCTTATTGCTGTACAAAAGAATAATTCGTATAAGGTCGCTCAGTATGGACAGTGGGATGGTTATCTCTCTGGTCAGGGTGATAGCATTCTAAAGTTCTTCCACGAAAACGATCTTGAAGTTTTTCGTACCAAGATTGATAATTGCTTCTTTGGAACTGAAGAGCAAATCAATGAAGCATTTGCTGCATACAGCACTGATGGTTGGATGACTTTTGAACAGTCCAAGGCTTTTAAGGAATCGCAGTTTGGTCATCTCAGTCGTGATACTGGTTCTGATATTCTTGATATCATCATGAAGTCTGATGGTCCTCTTATGATGACCGACAACATCGATTTCGCTAAGGATTCACTGTTCTGCGAGTATGCTTACGTGATCGATCTTAATCGCAATGTTCTTGAAGTTTATGAGGGTTTTAACGAGGAACCGATTGAACCCGGTCAGCGTTTCTATTCTGAAGAAAATAAAGATGGGTATTACCCCGTCAAGCTTGTGAAGGAATACAGCCTGTTCGATCTTCCCGAAAACTTCGATGAACTTGAAAAGGAACTTAATCCTGAAGAGGGCGAGGAAGAAGAGTAAAAAACTAAAAAAAGTTCTTGACCCGAATTACGAATCATTTTATATAAGGTTCATCAAGAGGGCATGGTGCTTCTCTGATAGTGAAAAAAGGAATTATATTATGGCACATGAGTTGGAAATGGTAAACGGTCAGGCTTGTCACGCTTACGTTGGTGAAACTCCTTGGCACGGCCTCGGCGTTAAGGTTTCTAATGACCTTACTCCTGAACAGATGCTTCAGGCTGCTGGTCTCGATTGGTCGGTTGAGAAGGTTCCTGCCTTCGCTAACATCAATGGTGAACAGGTTGGTATTGGCCGTTCGGCTCTCGTTCGTAACACTGATGGAAACATTCTTGATGTGGTTTCGGATGACTGGAACCCCTGCCAGAACACCGAAGCTTTCGAATTCTTCAATGACTTCGTTGCTGCTGGTGACATGGAAATGCACACTGCTGGTTCGCTGAAGGACGGTAAGATCGTCTGGGCACTTGCTAAGGTCAAGGACAGCTTCGAACTGTTCAACGGTCGTGATCAGGTTGATGCTTATCTGCACTTCACCAATCCTCACCAGTATGGTCAGTCGATTGACGTTCGTTTCACTCCGATCCGTGTTGTGTGCAACAACACTCTTACTCTCTCGCTCAACATGAAGAGCAAGAACATGGTCAAGATCAGCCATGCTCGTGAGTTTGACGGTGACATGGTGAAGGAAGCTCTTGGTGTTGCCAAGGAAAAGCTCGACAAGTACAAGGAAATGGCTCAGTACCTGTCGCAGAAGCGTTTCAATGATGAGAACATCGTTGACTACTTCAAGCGTGTCTTCCCTGTGATCACCAACAAGCCTGAAGCGAAGAAGGAACTGTCGCTGAACGCTCGTACCGCTCTTGAAGCTCTTCACACTCAGCCCGGTGCGGAACTTGGTGAAGGTACTTGGTGGAGTGCGTTTAATTCCGTAACCTACATGACCGATCACGTTATGGGTCGTACCACTGATAGCCGCCTTCACAGCGCATGGTACGGTGTGAACAAGACCCTGAAGACCAAGGCTCTTCAGACCGCTGTTGAGATGGCTGATGCAGCCTAATCAACTGACTGACAAGGAAGTGGTGGAGTTGCTTAAGGGCAACTCCACCCTAAACAAAGCCCGTCAGATTTTCTCTTCATACTCTGCTATGATCGAAAATGATCAGCATCAGAGAAAGCCTATGGGGCCAATCGAAATGCGTAGGCTGGAATTTGAAGCAGTCCAAAAGATCAAGGAAATTTTTGATGACAACTGAAGAAGTTAAAACTCTGGTTAGAGCTTACGAAAACCGTATGGCAACATTCTGGAAATATAACGGAATGCTTGAATATCAGGATCGTGAGATTAGCTACTCTCAGGCAAAAAAGTCAGATGAATATCAAGCTGCTGTTGACAAGGCCCGTCAAGACCTATATGACGCTATTGAAGCACTGGAATCGCAAAGGGCAATGTAATGTTGGCACTAGAAAAACTTGATAATCCCGGTTTGATTAAGGAACTCAAAAAGTGGAAAGACGTTGAGTTTCGTATTGATAATTCTGGTAAACATATCAAGTTTCATCTTACTGTAAACAATAAATCACGGTTTGTTCTTTTTTCAAAGACCATCAGTGATTGGCGAGGAAAGCACCGTCAAGTTTCTGATGTGCGTAAGACCCTGATTGAACTTGGCGCTGAAAAAAAGTAAAGGAAAATATTATGTCTGAAACTAAGTATGTAACTGTTAATTTTCCCTTCTTGGGAATTCTCACTCTCATCTTCATCACTCTCAAGCTCACTCATTTCATTAATTGGTCTTGGTGGTGGGTACTTGCTCCTATGTGGGTGCCTGTTGCTTTCTTCCTATTTGTTCTACTTATGATTATGATTGGTGTTGCTCTTGGCGGAAAGCTTACTGTTAGGAAGCGCAAGCCATGAAGATACCTATGAAATACGCACTGCTGCCGTTGGGTGCATTTGGTGCGTTCTTTCTAATACCCAAACTTTTCCAGTTTCTGATTAATTCACACACAGATACTGGAATTGTGCTTGCTATTACCGTTGTGTGTGTTATTGCTAGTGTTCTTATTGGCTTTATCAATAAGATGATTAACCATGTTGAAAAGGAAAATGATAATGAAGTTTAAGAATATTGTTCTAATTGCTGCCTCTGCTCTTTCGCTTGCTGCTTGTTCTCAAGTAGAACCCGGCCATGTTGGTATCCGTGTTGATCAGTATGGTTCAAGTGCGGGTGTTTCTCAAACAGCACTTCCAGTTGGTACGTATTACACTGGTCCCGGCACCACCATCTATGAGTATCCTGTATTCACTCAGACATATACATGGACTATCAACAAGGAAGAGGGCAGCGAAAAGAACGAAGAATTTTCGTTTGCTGATAAGAGCGGTCTAACCCTTACTGGTGACGTAGCTGTTAGCTATCATGTCGATGCTACTAAGGCTCCTATTCTTTTCCAGAAGTATCGTATGGATATGGACGCAATCGTTTCTGGACCAATGCGTGTGGCTATTCGTGATGCTATCACAAACAATGCTTCAAACATGACTGTCGAGGAAATCTATGGTCCTCGTAAGGCAGAACTGATTGCAAAGGCACAAGCTGACGTTCAGAAGTTCTTTACACCATTTGGTCTTAATGTAGAGAAGCTTTATTGGGCTTCACCAGTGCGTGTTCCTGATACGGTAATGCGCCAGATCAATGCGAAGATTGCTAATGAACAGCAAGCTCTAGCTGCACAGGCTGCTGTTGCTACTGCTGAAGCAAACGCACGTGCACGTATCGCAAAGGCAGAGGGTGAAGCAAAGGCTACTCAGATCGAAGCTGAAGCACTTCGCACCAACCCTGCTATTCTTCAGCAGAAGTGGATTGATAAGTGGTCAGGTAATCTTCCTACTTATATGGCAGGAAATGGCAATGGGATCATGATGACCATTCCTACTAAGTAACTTTTTTCCAGTGGAATCCTTTATGTCTTCCACCATTTATACAAGCTCTAGAAATTTTTGATACTGAACCATTAATTTCTTCTGCTGCTGCGCTGAGACTTTCATATATTATGTTAGTCTCAGCGCAGATTACCCTTTTCTTTAAAGAATCTATACTTTTACCTTTATTAGATTTATTTCTTTCTACTAAATCTGGTCTAGGTTTTAGTTTTCTTCCGGTTCTTCTGATATTAGATTCAGAAATCCAAGGGGCTTTAAATGTTTTACCAAACATAGGATGCATTTCTTTTGGTTTACCTAATAGCCAATGATTTTCAATCATAGGACCATTACAGACATTTACTAATTTTGAGCCGTTATTTCTATACTCTTCTATTAGTTTTATTTCTAATTCTTCTGCTTCACGTTTTGTAAGATTTTTTGAAATAATTTTGACACCAAAACCTCCATGTTTAGCAACTTTGTTGTTCCAATGTTTGTTTCTATTGAATTTATCTTTAGCTCGTTTTGGTCTTCCTTCACCAATATAAAATATTTCTTCTGTTTCTATTATATAATGTGCATATACAACAAAGTTTTTGTCTTCCATAGTAGATTCCTTTCATATCTATTTATGCCGAATTGAAGTGGAATGGGAATGTTCCAATTAAAAAAAGGATTTATATGAATATTAAAATTAGTCTTCTCACGATTGGGCTACTGATTTCGCTGGCTGGTTGCAAAGAAGTGCCAGCCAGCGAAACACAACAGTCTAATCAAGAACAGTCAAGTCAACCGACTGAAGAAACTGCTCCAAATCCAAACAATCCAGATAGTTATGGTGTCGTAAAGATTTGTGGTGATGGTACCAATGTTTACCTTTTTCAAGGTGGTAACTATAGTGGACAATATGCAATCTGGAATGATAGTCAGTGGGAACCATTAGCCGCTGGAACAACTCCTGATACGGTTTGTCAGTAAAGAAAAGGGGGGGAGAAATCCTCCCTTTTTTTATTTTGATAAATACTACAAACCTAACGGAGAACTCCATGCTAACCACTAACTTCAAAGATTTTATGGATAATGTTATTGTTGAAAATCTGCACCCCGAACTTCAAAATGTGATTCATGGTGGTGCCAGCAATAAAGCCAAACAAACACAATTAGCCAAAAAGATTAAAGACCTTACATCACGTGGTGAAACCACAGGCATTGAAGGTAATATGCCTAAAGGTTCTTCACGTGCATATTTACAACATGCAGAGCCTGAAAACATCATTGTAGATAAGAAGATTGTGCCTATGAAGGTTGGTACAAAGGTTGTCATTAGATCGGTTCTAGACAAATATCACGATCATAAAAAGCATGATGGTCTTCATCTTGGCGCAATGCAAAATCAAGCTGAAGGTGGCGATCACTGGACAAACAATAATTATCGTGTTTTGACACATACTGGAAACGGTCATTTTAAAACAAATACAGAGCAAGGAATTTTTCCTCCACTCATTGATCATGATGACAGGGATCATCAGTGGACTAAAGTTGGTCATGCTCGTGACGTTAAGGCCGCAGATTGGAAACGTCTTACAAAAACAAAAGAACTTCCAAAAGGAATAACACATAAAGATTTTTATCAAACACTAAATCGTTTTCATAATAGAAATCTTGGTAAGCATTGGAATAGAAGCACAAGTGAAGAAGAGCATATGGACAGAGTTGAACAACATCCTTTGGTCCAAAAGTTTATTGATTATCATTCAAACACAGGACACTCTCCCGCTGATTACATTCAACAAAAGAACCTTGGTGTATGGAAACATCCCGTAACAGGTGAAGAACATATCGTTGCTCGTGATCACGGTTTCAACAATGAAGTTGAAGGCGCATATAGAGATGCTAGAAGAAATATGTATAGATAAATACATTTGAATACAATACTTACATCAAAAGGGAAAAAATATGTTTTCATTTAAACAATTTATTAGAGATTTAACAGAGTCAAAGTATGAAGATGATGATTATGAAAGTGATTATCTTGATCCTGCTGGTCCCGGTGCACTATATGCTCATTTTGCTAGTCTAGATGAACTTGATCCAGAAATCAGGGATCATATGCTTAGCAACACTGGTAAGCAAAATATTAAAGAAAGTGCTGAAGCACCACACAAAGTTCTTCAGAAAAAAATGTCTGAACCAGCCGCTAATCCAGAAGCACAGTCAGATGTTGATAATCAAGTAAAATCAGCACTTAAAAGACACGTTCAAGCATATGGTCGTGAAATTGGTGCTCCATTAAACCGTTCACAGTCTACAGAAGCGGGAAGAAAAGCCGTAGAAGACCACTATAAGAAATCACCAGAAGAACAAGCCGTAGCATTGCAAGCTGCTGCATCAAGAATTGGTCATGTTGCTTATGGTGATAAAAATATGTCACCAAAAGAAGTAGCTGATCGTCTTGCTGGTGGTAATAAGAAAACCGATACTGTTATCAACAATCCTATCGCAAAGTATAAGGGAAAGCTTACTAGCTCTGTGTCTAGTTATGGTGGTGCTCCCGGTGCATATACTCACTTTGGAGATTCTTCAGGTAGCTCACAACACCATGTGATAACTTGTCCACATGGTACAACTGGATGTATGGTTGGACAATCTCTTGCTGCTGGGATTGGACACAATTCAAGAATAGGTAGGGTTGGCCCTTCATGTCTTGCTAAGTCTGGTGGATATGGTTTCAAATCAACTCGTAAAAAAGTTCAAATTAATTCACACATTCGTTCTGGTGGTGATGGTGGTACTGGTGGTCCAAGCACTGTTGCTGATCATGCTATTCTTACTGCATATAGATTGGCAACAGAAGCAGCCAAAGCAAAGAAGTCAGGTGCAATTCATGCTGTAAGAACACAAACAACTGATCAACGAGGCGAGGACATTCGTGCTATTGCTAATGAAACTGCTAAGCACGTACCTTCTGTAAGAAGTAATACCGTTTTGTTTGGCTATTCAAAAAATCCTAAAGAAGTTTTGGATGCTGCAAGAGCAACAAAAAACAGTGGAAATGTTCCAGAACATATTGTGCATAGCCATCCCGGACCAGCATATCATCAAGACCGTCAAGGCAATTTAAATCTCAACACAGAGAATATTCGTGCTCTTAAAAACCTTCGTGCTGCACATAAAGCTGCAACTCAAGAGGGGTTGAACATTAGCGATTATGTTGTTACTGGTGGTAATTCTCTTGATAGCAACGGTGATGCTATTGCAGGAACTGTGCATCGTCAGCCAAAAAGTAATGCTAAACCAGAAGAAAAGCAAAGATTTAATAATTTAGATTCTTCTGTTAAAACTGTTCGTTATTGGGATTTACACCACAGCGGTGAGTTGCAACCGGGTGAACCAGAATCACATCATGATAAAAAAACCGGAACTGGTCATACTACAATTGAACAAGGCGGTAAGCGTCTTAAAGTCAAGTATTATGATCGTAAAGCAAATCCCGGTGCCACTGAAACTGGCAGAACTGTGTATAGCCAAAGACATGATGCTCGTTATTCTGATGCAGAAACTAATGCACCACACGCAAATGTCACTGCTCCTGTAGCTTCTACAAGTAATGAAGCAACACATTCTAGTCAAACTAACTCTATGTTCCATCAAATGCACGTATCATACGATATGCATGGTAACAAGATGCGCCACAGTCAAGCTGGTATGCTTCACGATGCTCATCCTGATCTTATGCAAAAAGCAGGATACGTATATCCAGATAAGTAAGGACTAATAAATGTTAACTTTTATCAACTATATGTTAATGATCGAAGCCAAGGTAGATGATTTGGTGACGAAGCACCCTGAACACGCAGAAGCAATTCGTGCATACAATGCTGCTGATCCTACACCTACCAAGAAGTTTTTGCCTTGGTTAGTAAAGCAACATATTGCTGGTAATGTTACGCCTAATGATGCTAGACTTGGTTCTACACTACAAAATTTTGATAAAGTAAAACACCAACTTGATAACAAAGATCATAGCGGTTATCATTATAATGATCTTGCTAATAAGGTTGGTGATCGTGTCAAAGCAAAGTTAGAAGCAGACGCAAAAAAGAATGCTGTAGAGACTATCCATAAAGAACCAAGCGGTATAACAGCACAACATATCAAAACCAAAGAAGCTTCACAAGACCTTTATGGTGGCGGCGCTGAACGTGGTGGTAAGAAAGGATGTGCTCGTGGTACTTCATGGTGTGTTTCTGCACGTTCTGAAGGAAACTTGTTTGATCGTTATGGTCATATGTATACCATACACGATCCAAACGATGATAATGCACCTTATGCCGTACATCCATTCAATCGTGGCGGTATCATAACGTCAAGACATAATGATGGTGATAAATCATACAAACTAGTATTAGAACAAAAGCCACATTTAAAAAATGCTGTTAATGCTATTATTGATCATTCCGCAAAACATATTGATGAAATGATGACAGGCGAAGAAGCTCGTAATGCTATTAATCATCCAAATATAACACCAGAGCATATCGATAAGGCATTAAATCATCCTTATGATAATGGTGTTCGTGAAAAGGCCGCTGCTCATCCGAATGCAAGTCCTGCAAACATTGAAAAGGCTTTGAAGGCTAATCAGCCAGCCACTGTGCAAGAAGCAGCAATTAGAAACCCAAATGCTACTCATGCACAAATTCAAAACGCACTAGAAAATGGAGACAGTGGATTAATCATTTCTGCAATCAGTAATCCAAATCTATCATCAAGTCATATTGATCATGTTTTGAAAAATGGTTCTAAGCTTCAGAAAATTAAGGCGATGCAACATCCAAATGTAACATCAGAGCATATCACCAAAGCACTAAATGATCCAGAAGCGTCTGTCCGTTATGCTGCTATAAATCATCCAAATGCAACCGCAGAACACATTACCAAAGCATTAGATGATCCAGATGATAATGTGCGTTATGAAATTATGAGGTCTGGACACAAAAATATGACACCAGAGCATATCACCAAAGCACTAGATGATACTGATGCTGGTGTGCGTAGGGTTGCTTTGAAAAACTCATTAGTTACACCAGAACATATCACCAAAGCACTAGATGATACTGATGCTGGTGTGCGTAGGATTGCTATAGAACATCATAAAATAATACCAGAACATATCACCAAAGCACTAGATGATACTGATGCTGGTGTGCGTAGGATTGCTATAGAACATCATAAAATAATACCAGATCATATTACCAAAGCATTGAAAAGTGCAGACGCTGATGTTCGTGAGATTGCTATAAAAAATCGTAATGCAACACCAGAGCATATCACACAAGCATTAGATGATCCTGACACATATGTTCGTGAATCTGCTATAAAAAATCGTAATGCAACACCAGATCACATCACCAAAGCACTAAATGACAAAAATGTTAATGTACGTGCTGTCGCTGCGTATCGCTCAAATGCAACAGAAGATCATATTACTAAAGCATTAAATGATGAACACCCACAAGTTCGTAGGGCTGCTATAGAAAATCGAAATGCAACACCAAAGCATATTAATAAGGCATTAGATGATAAAAACTTTAATGTTCGTTTTGCTGCTATTGATAATCGAAATGCAACACCAGATCACATCACCAAAGCACTAAATGATAAAGATAATAATGTTCGTCGTGCTGCTATAAGACATCCAAATGCAAACACCGAGCATATTACCAAAGCATTGGATGATTCTAACAACTATGTTCGTGAAGCTGCTTTAGAACATCCAAATGTAACACCAGATCATATCACCAAAGCATTGGACGATCCTGATGAATATGTTCGTGGAATTGCTATAGAACATCCTAAAGCAACCGCAGAACACATTAAAAAAGCATTAAATGATCCAGATTATGATGTTAGATTAACCGCACAGGTCAAAGCTGATGCTATACGTCCAAGACAATAAACAAGTAAGGTTTAATAAATGTTAACTTTTATCAACTATATGTTAATGATCGAAGCCAAGGTAGATGACTTGGCAGCAAAGCACCCTGAACATGCAGAAGCGATTCGTGCTTATCATGCTGCTGATCCATCACCAACCAAGAAGTTCCTACCTTGGTTAGTAAAGCAACATATTGCTGGTAATGTAACTCCTAATGATGTAAGACTTGGCTCTACTTTACAACACTTCGACAAAGTAAAGCATCAACTTGATAACAAAGATCATAGTGGTTATCATTATAATGATCTTGCTAATGCTGTTGGTGATCGTGTCAAAGCTAAACTTGAAGCTGATGCAAAAAAGAATTCTGTAGAAACCATTCACAAAGAACCAAGCGGTATAACAGCACAACAAATCAAGACCAAAGAAGCATCACAAGACCTTTATGGAGGTGGAGAAGCTCGTGGTGGTAAGAAAGGTTGTGCACGTGGTACAAACTGGTGCGTTTCTGCTCGTCCCTCTTCTCATGGTGATGGAAATCTTTTTGGACATTATGGTCATATGTATACTATACATGATTCAAATGATGAAAATGCACCATATGCTGTGCATCCTTTTTATTATGGTGGTCCGACAATCACTTCTAGACATAATGATGGAGACAAACCACATACACAAGTATTGGCACAGAAACCACACTTAAAAAAAGCTGTGAATGCTATTCTAAATCATTCTGCAAAACATATCGATTCATTAATTAATTCAGATGATGATGATGAAGTTTATCATGCCATTAGCCATCCACGTGCGACACCAGAGCATATTGATAAAGCATTAAGTCATACCGATTCTGATGTTCGTAATACTGCTGCTAGTCATCCCAATGCATCTCCTGCAAATATTCAAAAGGCTATGAAAGGCAGTGCTTCCATGCAAGAAGAAGCAATCAAAAATCCAAATGCTACTCATGCTCAAATTCAAAATGCATTGGAGAATGGTCATGGTGGTTTAGTTCGTGCTGCTATTGATAATCCAAATCTATCATCAAGCCATATTCATCATATTTTGGATCATGGTTCTGAAATACACCGTATCGTAGCTTTAAATCATGCTAATGCAACGGAAGATCATATTACTAAGGCATTAGATGATGTTAATACAAGTGTTCGTTTTGCTGCTTTAAACCATCCAAAAGTCACACCTGATCATATTACTAAAGCATTGAGTAATGATGATCCAGAGGTTCGTGCTGCTGCTATACGTCATCAAAATGCAACACCAGATCATATCACAAAGGCATTGAATGACGATGATCCAGATGTTCGTGCTGCTGCTATACGTCATCAAAATGCTACACCTGATCATATTACTAAAGCATTAGATGATCCCATTCGTGTAGTTCGTCTATCTGCTATAAATCATCCAAATGCAACACCAGAGCATATTACTAAAGCACTAAATGATTCTCACCCATATGTTCGTGCTGCTGCTATAAATCATCCAAATGCAACACCAGATCATATCACTAAAGCACTAAATGATCCTGATTTTCAAGTTCGCAAAGCCGCTATTAAAAACCCAAATCGTACACCAGAGCATATTGCTAAAGCATTGAATGACGATGATGGAATAGTTCGTGATGCTGCTGACGTTGCTCGTATCCAACAAAATCGATGATAAATAAGTATATAATAATAAAAGCACAACATAAAAACTGGTGGGGGGTGGCATTTTTTAGTGTTGCTCCCCATTTTTTACTTGACAAAGCACGAATCACTTGATATAATCCGTATGTCGGCATGAAATATTACTATAAACATAATATAAAGGAACTTACATGCAACAAGAAAACAAGAAGAGAAATGCAATGTATGCTTTACCATGTAAGTTCAATGAAGAAGATTATGAAGAAATATTCTTTATAACATTCAATACAAAAAATGAAAGAGAAGCATTAAGATTAGCTAGCTGTGTATGTGGTAAAGACTCAAACAAAAGTTTAGTCATTATAACAGAAGATGGTGAATATTACGATTGTAGTTGACTGACTGATATATCATGCATAAAAGGCTATTACGACTGATATATCAGTCATTTTATAGGAGAGCAATATGAGAGATAAAGCTTTTCGTAGAGAAGCTGAAAAGCGTAAAAAAGAATGGGCAAAAAAGACCTTTACACATGAATATTGGAATGGTATGTCTGATGTTCAAGTTGGAATACGTGCTCACTCTCCAAAAAAGTGTTCCTGCTTGATGTGTGGTAATCCAAGAAAACATTGGAAACAAAAGACCATACAGGAAAAAAAGCATTTAGGGGTTGACATTTTCTAAACAATCCCTATATACAAGAAATCACTCAGATAGACTGTGTGATATATTTTAACACAAAGGAGTTTTGTGGAATGGACAAAGAATTTGATCTACTAGTTTTCATTGGGCGTTTTCAGCCCTTTCATACTCAACATAAACACGTAATTGATATTGCTCTTCAGAAAGCTAATAAGGTTCTTATTCTTATTGGTTCTTCTGGGAAAGCACGTACTATTCGCAATCCGTTCACTTTTGATGAACGTTGCGATATGATTCACAAATCATTTCTTGACTATGATCTTGATGCATCAAATGATGTAGATGGATGTGTAGCAACTTCTCGTCTTATCATCAAGCCTCTCTATGACAAGACTTACAATGATGCTGCTTGGATCAAGCAAGTACAGGATATTGTCAAGGATACTACACTTCGTATTATGAATCCAAGTGGTTTCATGGCCTCTGGATTGAATGATGCTAAGGTTGGTTTGATTGGTGCCAGTAAGGACAACACTAGCTACTATCTGAAGCTTTTTCCTCAATGGGGTTCTGTCAATGTACCTATCAATACGATGATGCATTCGACAGCAATTCGTGATGGTTTCTTTTCTGGTAAGATGAAGCGTCATGAATTGATCACAAATGAACTTACTACACCTGTTGCAAATTTCATGTTTAATGAGTTTGCTCATACTGATGAGTTTTCTCAGCTTCAGCGTGAACTCGATCATGTGAAAAAGTATAAGGAAGCATGGAAAGCTGCACCTTATGCCGTAAAGCATATCACAGTAGATGCTATTGTTGAACAGAGCGGTCATATTCTGGTTGTAAAGCGTAGAAGCGAACCGGGTAAGGGTCTATGGGCTTTGCCGGGTGGTCATCTAGAAGAATTTGAAACTCTTGAAGATGGTGTTATTCGTGAGCTACGTGAAGAAACCAAGATTAAGGTTCCTGATCCTGTTCTTCGTGGTTCGATTCAAAAGACGCATATGTTTGATGATCCACATCGTTCAAATATTGGTCGTGTAATCACTTTTGCTGCACACATTAAGCTTAATGATGATACCAAGCTTCCAAAGGTAAAGGGTGCTGATGATGCAGAAAAGGCGATATGGTTGCCAATCACTGATGTGAAGGAAGATATGCTTTTTGATGATCATTATCACATCATTAGTTATTTCTTGGGTCTTTGAATAAAGACTTGACAAATTTTTGATTTATCGTAAACGTAAAAATGGCAAGGGATAGACTCAAGCCAAAAAACAAATAGAGGAGTTCTATTATGAAAAATATTATTCTAAATTCAGATAGTTACAAGTACAGTCAGTTCAATCAATACCCGGAAGGGACTGAGTACATCTACAGCTACATCGAAAGTCGTGGTGGTAAGTATGATGAGACTGTGTTCTTTGGTCTTCAGGCATTCATCAAGGAATACTTGACAAAGCCTATCGATTATTATGATATTGATGAAGCAGCCGCCATTATTGGTGCACATGGAGAACCTTTCAACTATAAAGGTTGGGAATACATCGTTCGTGAACATGGTGGTTATCTTCCTGTGAAGATCACGGCTGTTCCTGAAGGTCTTGTTATTCCCACTCGTAATGTGCTGGCAACTATTGTTAACACTGATCCTAAGTGTTACTGGTTGACTAGCTTCCTAGAAACTGCACTGCTTCGTGCTATTTGGTATCCTACCACAGTGGCTACTAACAGTCGTGAAATTAAGAAGGTTATTCTTGATGCTCTTGAGCGTACCGGTACTCCTGAAGATATTGCTTTTAAGCTTCATGACTTTGGCGCTCGTGGAGTCAGTAGTCTCGAAAGTGCAGGAATTGGTGGTGCTGCCCACTTGGTCAACTTCATGGGTACTGACACTGTTGAGGCTTTGCTTTATGCTCGTCGTTATTATGGTGCTGATATGGCCGGGTTCTCAGTTCCTGCAATGGAGCACTCAACTGTAACTAGCTGGGGTCGTGAACGTGAGGTTGATTCATACCGCAATATGGTAAAGAAGAATGGCAAACCCGGTGGTATTGTATCTGCTGTTAGTGATAGCTATGATATCTTCAATGCATGTAAGCTTTGGGGTACTGAGCTAAAGCAGGATGTTCTTGATTCAGGTGCAACTCTTGTAGTTCGTCCTGATTCTGGTAAGCCTGATGAAGTTGTTCTTGGTTGTCTTGTGGTGCTTGATAAGTACTTTGGTCACACTATCAATAACAAGGGATACAAGGTATTGAATAACGTTCGTGTCCTTCAAGGTGATGGTATTACGATTGATTCAATCAAGGAAATCCTTGCTCTTATTATTGCTAATGGCTATAGTGCAGATAATCTTGTATTCGGTCAAGGTGGTGCATTGCTTCAGATTGTCAATCGTGATGATCAGAAGTTTGCTATGAAGTGTTCTGCTGCTTTTGTTAATGGTAAGTGGGTTGATGTATTCAAAGACCCTATTACTGACAAGGGTAAGCAGAGTAAGAAGGGTAAGCTCAAGTTGGTCAAAGATGTAGATCATTATATTACTATCAACAGCCACGATAAAATGTTCGAAATCCTTCACGATGAGATGGAAGTTGTATTCGAAAATGGTGTACTTCTTCGTGACATGAGCTTTGATGAAGTTAGAAAAAATGCAAATATGTAAAAAAAGTGTTGACAGATGCATTTTTTTCTCATATTTACGACTCAACTTGTATAAATAACTATGTAAGAAATAATTTGCATTAAAGGAAAAATCGTGCAACTCACCTATCAACCCATTATACAAGATATGAAGCCAGCCTGTTCATTAGAACATGGCCGCTTTGCGTCTGTCAATAATGGCGTATGGACAGGCAAGATGTAACCGGAGCACGACACAGGTATAAGTTGTCAAGCCCCGGTCTAAAAAACCGGGGCTTTTTTTATAGGGTTGACACAGTTTGCGAATCAGTTTATAAGAGACTTCATAAAGAGAAGGAAATTAGAAATGGATTCGATTGCTCTTAAGTATGATTATCGCCATGGTGGTCCTTATGACCGTGGTTCGGCTGATGCTTATTATCGTCGTCCTTATAGTCCTCACTATTATGTTGGTTGTACCTATGATAGTGAAAAGATTACGGACTTGACAGAAGATGAGCTTATGGAGTATCAAGCTGGTTATAGCGATCAGAATAATTCTGGGGATTTTAAAGATTAAGGAGACCAATTTATTGGTCTGTCACGGCTGGTGAAAAACACTGTAAGACCGATGAGATTAATGGGGGTATAGCCCAACAGGCAGAGGCAGGAGACTTAAAATCTCTTCAGTGCGAGTTCGAATCTCGCTATCCCTACCAAAGTTTAAGTTTTTCCGTTGGGTTCGATTCCCAAGGTATATAGATGGTCTTCGTCAAGGTTCGACTCCTTGATATATCGAATAAGCATGGTGGTGGATTATGCCCCTATAGTTAAATGGTATAACAGTTGCCTTGTAAGCATCAATCCACAGTTCGATTCTGTGTGGGGGCACCAGAGTAAAAGATATTTAAAGTTTTGGGGATATAGCTCAGTTGGGAGAGCAGTAGCTTTGCAAGCTTCAGGTCAGGAGTTCGAACCTCCTTATCTCCACCAAGTTAGAGGTTGACATTCAATAAGCACGGAGGTACTGTAATTGAATGTTGGCTTCGACATAATAAATTGTAGCGGGAGGGAGGTCTGGTATCTCACTGGTTTCATAAGCCATTAGAAGCGGTTCGAATCCGTCTCTCCGCAACCATTTATTGCTCTTTGACATTGTTAGAAAAAAAGTAATTTTACTTTAAAGATCAATTGCGGCTTCGGTCTATATATTGACGCCATTTATGGTAGTTATTTTACGTCTGGGAGAGGGCAAATGGCGAGCCGCTGCGTTTGGGGCGCAGAGACAGTGATTTCGAATATCACCTTCCAGACCATTTAGTTTTCTTGCTTTCTTTAAAAAGCAAGTGGTGGATGCTCGTATCCTAGTGATACGGCCCTAAATATGGTGTCGGTAGTTCAGTGGTAGAACGGAGGCTTGTGGTGCCTCATGTCGTGGGTTCGATCCCCATCCTTCACCCCATGTCGGTGTAGCTTAGCCCGGTCTAAAGCAACGGTCTCCAAAACCGTGATCGTGAGTTCGAATCTCACCACCTTCGCCATTTTAAACAATAGGTGATTTATGATTGAAGAAGCACGGAAAGCAATATTGGCATCAAGTCAAAATTCTTCTGTTTATATCGGTGCTGATAGTATCCGTTATAAGAAAAATGGTAAGTGGTTTGCGAAGTATTCAACAGTGATTGTCCTTCACATGGATTCTAAGCATGGTTGTAGGTTGTTCAGTAAAAGCATTGATTTGCCAGACTATGGAAACTTAAAGCAACGCTTACTTACAGAAGTTGGATATGCTATCGAAGCAGCTACAGAGATTATTGATGCAGTTGGTGATCGTCATTTGGAAATCCACATTGACGTTAATCCAAATCCTAATCATAAGTCATCTGTTGCAATCAAGGAAGCCTTGGGTTATGTTAAGGGTTCTCTTGGTATAGATGCTATTCCAAAGCCACATGGTTGGGCTGCTACACATGCTGCTGATCATATAGCTAATAACTAATTTTTTTGTTGACACTCCATTCCTTATGATTTATAACCCATCTCATAAGGAATGGAGATTGAAATGACTAAGCGTATTATAAATGTTTCGGTTGGTACTCCTGCTATTCGTATGGATCGTGGTAATAATCCAAAGCCATATATTACTGATCGTGTATCAATTTATCCTGACGGCACTTCTATTGAGAGCCTAATCGACACGTTGAACAAGATTCAGGAAAAGTATGGTAATGATTATACCAACTTGAATATTGATAGCGAACGAGATTGTGGTTGTTATCACGATTGTACATGTTCGCCATCATATTATGTTTGGGGAAATCGCCTTGAAAGTGATCTTGAATACGACTATCGTATCAACGAAGAAAACTCACGCAAAGCTGAACAGGAAAAGCGTGATCGCAAGGCTTATGAAGAACTAAAGAAAAAGTTTGGTGATTGACATGCAAGATATTCTACCTAACATTTATCAGACTATCGTGACCAACTTTGGTCTTACAAAGTATACTGGTGATGATGTTGATCAGGCTATTCTGATTGCTGAACGCTGTGGATATGAATGTCACGTTCTCAAGGATGGTGCTCTGATTGGTGAATATTCTCCCATCTCTGGATGGAAGAAGTGTCGATGAATATATTTGTGGTACAGCATGATCCTGATATGACCACAAACAGTAGACCATACAAGTTGTCTTATCATAAGACACGTGAAGGCGCTGAAAAATTCATTGATGGTCATAAGTCAAATGATTGGGAATATTGGGAAATTATCCAAGTTCCATTAAAAGATTAATTAGTGCCTGATTAACTCAGCGGTAGAGTGCTGCTTTTACACGGCAGATGCCAGTGGTTCGACCCCACTATCAGGTACCAATTTTTTTAACCTGTATCTTTTACGATACTCACTTCTTTTAGAATTCTTTTTGTTTCTACCACAAAAAGTTTCTGTTTGTGAATGACAATTAGGACAAAGAAGTCTGAGATTTGATGGAAAGTTGTTATCAGAATTTCCATCGATATGATCTACATGAAGAGATATAGGTTTTGATTGCCATTCGGATATACCACATTCAGTGCATTGATATCCGTACTCATTTGTTAAGTATGTTTTAAGAGTTGGTGCTTGATCAACCAAACCTTGTTCAATAAGAGGTTTAGTTACAAACTCTACCTTATATTTACCTTGACAACTGTTAGAACAATACTTACCATAAGAAGATTTTGAATCGTATGTGAATTCTATTTTGCAATATAGACAAGTGGAAGTTTTTTTCATATTATTCTCCTTAGACCCTCTATTTATACATAGAGAGTCTTTAAGAAAATTAGTTGTTGACATAGTGATGCGAATCACTTATAAAGGCTTCAACAAATATATTCAAAGTTTATAAAGTTTTGGTCTGTGGGGGAATGGTAGACCCAACTGCCTGTTAAGCAGTCGCTTATGCAATTGCAGGTTCGAGTCCTGCCAGATCAGCCAAATTTAGTGAGTGTTATAGATAGAATGCACTATGTGTAAACTGGCCGGTTGTAACATAGTAAAGGATGACGGTTTGAGTACGCAACATGAAAACCATCTGCTCTCTATCAATGTTAACGGACCCAAAGAACGTAAGTTCACAAGCAGAGGCGCTGATAAATTCTGCATAATGCTGTCAATGTTGTGGTGACAGGCTCACTAATTCAAGTTTACTCCGCAAGTGTAGTGCACTGTAAGACGGAAGATAGATGGGTTGGTATTAAGACCTTTGCGGTGGGGAATCCAACATAAACCGCTTTAGATTTTATGGTCCTGTTTCCGTCAGGGAAGGACACCGGCTGTCTACCGGTGAAGGCGGGTTCGAGTCCCGTCAGGATCGCCATATTATGTACAGTAGGATCGATACTGACTGTACAAAGAAAATGCTTGACTCAGCAGTATAGCGAGTCTACACATGTAAACCATGGTAAAGCAAGTGTATGAAGCGGGGTAAGAATCCTCAGACTATGGCACGGAATTTTTATGTGGCGCAGAACGCTAATTGGCGGGCGGATTGTTTTTCAAGCAATTGTAAGCGGGTTCGAATCCCGTCTGCGCTACCATTTTTTTTTATATGAGGGTGTGTTGTAGATATGGCGTGTTCTGCCCCGGACTGTAAATCCGGTCCCATGTGGTAAACAATGTAGGTTCGACTCCTACCACACCCACCAGTTTATGTGCAGTAAAATCCCCTGTTGTGGGTTGGGAGCTATTAGGGCTTTTTTTGGTTGGTTTGATTCCATCACTGCACACCAGTTTGAGAGGATATATTATGTTGAAATATGTTAAGGGTGATCTTATTGGACTAGCACTTGATGGTGAGTTTGATGTTATCGTCCATGGTTGTAATTGTTTCAACACAATGGGTCGTGGTATTGCATATACTATTGCAAAAAGGTTTCCTCAATCATATGAAGCTGATACGAAAACCATCAAGGGTGATTATAACAAGCTTGGTAATTATACGAAGGCAACAGGGTTTACAAAAACCAATCCTGTAGAAAACTTTCAGATCATCAATGCATATACTCAGTACGGTTGTGATGCTCGTAAGAGTGTTGATGTTTTTGAGTATGTCGCATTTGATATGATCTTACAGAAGCTTGTAAATGAATTTCCCAAGGCTAGATTTGGTCTTCCTTTGATTGGAATGGGACTAGCTGGTGGTGACAAGACAGTAATTATGAAGAAGATTGAGGAGTTTGCAAAAACTATTTCAAATTCTGGTGGATCAGTAACCATGGTAGAATTTTCAATGTCTATGTAAAATAGTTGTTGACGGATGTTTCGAATCTTGGTACAAGAGTGCATCAAGACGAAAGGAACTTTCTAATGTCTACTGAACTCAAGGGTGTTACTGGTCGTACTGGTAAAGTTTCGATGCTTAGCTTTTTTGGCGGTAAGGAAGACGGAAGGTGCGTTCAAATGACTTTCAGGAAGCCTGATGAAGAAAAGTGCAGCAGCCGGTACTGGTATCTGCAACTGACTAAAGAAGAAGCACTGGAAATGGCGGTTGCGCTGGTCCAGTTTGCTAATGGAACTAGAGAAGAAGTTTTTGACTGATTAATGTAAAATAGTTGTTGACATAAAGACAACGAATCGCTATAATCAGTTCAACAAAAAGTTAAATGGCGGTGTAGCGTCATTAGGGTAAGGTCGGGTAACTGATCCCAAAGCAAGTTCTCCTACAGAATTGCGCCAGAAATGGTCCATCTATGCAAGCCTGAACAAACCCGAAAGGGTCCGTCAGTAGAATGGCGGTAGGCAGTAAGTAGTGGTCGAAGGTCCGAAAGGATAGGTTACAGAGCCAAATCGGTGAGTAATTAAACGGGGTGGTACCTGTGCCAAGGCATACCAACACTATGATTGCTGAATGTTAACAGGTAGTTATTAAGTCTGACCCTGCAAGGAAAGGCAAGATAGCAGTCACAAAGTTAAAGGGATGACCGGAGACTTGAATGATCGTTGAGTAGTTCGCAAGACGAAAGACAGGAGGTGTGCAGTATTTTGTATCCCAAAAGGATATGAAGCAGCAGTAGCAGCACATCTTGGTAGGTTAACCTTTGCGGGTAGCTCATTGGTAGAGCAAATGTCTCTTAAACATTAGGTAGTGGGTTCGATTCCCATGTCGCATATCATAACGATATAAAACGCAAAGACTGCTACGGTACTATGTGAAAGGTGCTTAATACCACACTCGAAAGGGAATGTGGTTCATGGAGGTTCGCAAGACTGAAGTGATTGTTCGGATTGAAGACGTAAGGGCTTAGCGGCTCCTAACTGCTCTAAAGGTAGGCGGAAGATTGAGGGACGAATAGCATAGTGCGACAGGTCACAAGCCAGACCTTAAAAAAGGCAGCACTGGAAGGTACTAGATGACCGTAAAAGGCTCTAGTGGATAACGGGTTAACGATCCTCGCAAGGGACTCGGTACGGCTCAAAGACTTCCACATGAAGCAGTAATCTCATGCTTCGTAAATAAGACTGTTTAGATGAGCACATTATACATTAGAAGGTTTTTTTATCTCCTTACTTTTAATGCATGTGGTTCGGAGACACTTATAGTGTGTTCTTCTAAACAGTTTTGGTGAACACATAGGTTCCTGTCAGTGTTGTGAGGACAGGGTAATACATCAACACTATCCCTGTGTGTTCATCTAAACTGTTTTAGACTTGTTTCGCTATTACTGCATTTTACGGTTGCAAACGTCAAAAGTAGTTTAGTGTAAGGCAGCATTCCGCCCGACAATAACCCTCTACGTGACGATAGGGTGGCGGTATGGGTTTCGAAGTCCCATTGCTATATTGCAGTAATAGCGTAACAAGTTTAATGCCAGTATAGCTCAGCGGTAGAGTAGGGGACTCATATTCCCTTGGTCGCTAGTTCGATCCTAGCTACTGGCACCAATTTATGGGCTGACGGTCTAGAACCCGTTGAGCATCGAAAGATGTAGTCAGTCCACCATATTATGCCCCTGTAGCTCAGTTGGTAGAGCACTTGATTGAAGATCAGGGTGTCAGCGGTTCAATTCCGTTTGGGGGCACCAAAGTTTGGGTCTAAATAGAGTAAATAGGGAACCTATTGAATGTCGAACTGCTGGTAAAACCGTTAAATGTCACCTATGACATGCAGGACACAAGACCCAATTCATTTAATAATTAACTTGACGAGGAAAACATAATGAATAATAATTTACCATATCATCTAGGTGGCCATGAAAATCATACTCATATTGATGAAGGCGCTCTTGATTTCTTGATTGAACGTTATGACGCTAAGTCATTTCTTGATGTTGGTTGTGGTCCCGGTGGGATGGTCGATCTAGCTATTGAAAAAGGCTTGATTGCCCATGGTGTTGATGGTGATTTTACCGTAGTTCGCAAGAACGCTCAGAATATTACTATTCATGATTATGTTACAGGCCCTGTAACGCTTGATAGAAATTATGACATAGGATGGTCTTGTGAATTTCTAGAGCATGTTGAAGAAGTCTATATGGCTAATTATATGGATACCTTCAAGTATTGTAAGGCTATTGCGGTTACACATGCTTTTCCTAATCAACCCGGTCATCATCATGTGAATTTGAAGAACCCAGAATATTGGATTGAAAAGTTTTCTCTTTTTGGTTTTTCACAAGATATTGAAGCAACAAAGATAATTCGTGAAAAGTCAACAATGGGTAATGAATACATTCGTGTAAGTGGTCTTGTATTCACAAACACAAATTATAATAAAGCATAATAAGCAGTACACTGTCCTGACCGTGAGGAAGGAAACTCGCAACGCTGAAAAATACCTAACGGTAATGTCTTTGACAGTGCGAAAAGTTGGTACAAGACTGCGGGACCAACAGTGTACTATGCACCATTAGCTCAGTAGTAGAGCATTCGCCTGATAAGCGAAAGGTGACAGGGGCGGTACCTGTATGGTGCACCATTTATTAAAACTCTGTATGGGCGGTCGAATAAAAGACTAGTAAAATCTATACATATCATGGCCGTGTAGCCCAACTGGAAGAGGCGTCTGGTTTAGGTCCAGAATGTTGGGAGTTCGAATCTCTCCACGGCTACCATTTATACTCCCATAGCTCAACTGGAATAGAGCACTTGATTACGAATCAAGAGGTTACGGGTTCGAATCCTGTTGGGAGTACCAAAAATATATATTACATTTTCATTACATTGTTTCATTTTTATTATAAATAATAAGACATGAAAGGAGATGTTCAATGTATGTAACATATATAATTCTAGGTATTATCATAGGTCTTGGTGTATGCTCAGTATTTGCTCTTAGCGAATATAGTGCATCAAAAAAACTTAAATGTGTTTTAAATATACCTCAACATAGTTGAATGCTGTCATAGGTAGCAGTCTTTATAAATAGTAAGAAAACTATTTCAATAAGGATTGAAAATGAAATCATATACAGAATTTTTAGAAGAATCACTTATCAAGCAACTTACTCTGAAGTATCATAATAGGCTTAATCCAAAGATTTGGAAAGGTGATCAACTTAGAGATGGATTTGCTGAAAAACTCGTTGAAAAAGCATATGAATTTGCTTCTTACTCAGGAGTTTCTAAAGGTCGTATCAAAGATATCGTCATCACAGGCGGTAATGTCAACTACAACTATACGAAGTTCTCAGATATCGATGTTCACTTGATGTGTGATGTAAGTGGTTTAGACAGCGACAAGCTTTATGAAAAAAAAGTGTCATGGACAGCCAGTCATAAGAATTTGAAGGTTGCAGGGTATCCAATAGAGTTTTATGCTGCTAATGACAAAGATCATTTTCCAAATGGACAGGGTGTTTATTCTATTCTTGAAAACAAATGGTTGATTGTTCCAAAGCATCTTGATCATGTGGATGTTTTGCGTGATCCAAAGGTGATTGACAAAATCAACTATTATGTTAAGTATATCAGAACACTGTTAAAGAGCGGTACAGAAGCAGAAATTAAGGCTTTTAAAGACAAGCTACATACAATGCGTGGTTCTGGATTGCATCATGGTGGTGAATTTTCGGTTGAGAATGTTGTCTATAAAGACCTTCGAAATCGTGGATTGTTAGATAAATTAAATGCAAAAATTCATCATAAAGGTGAAGAAGTTTAAAGTTTGCGGGTAAGCATAAGGTATGCAGCCGGTCTTCCAAACCGTGCATGGAGTGAGTTCGATTCTCATTATCCGCTCATAGAGTTCCAGAAAATTATAAATAGGTAGTAAGTAAAACCTAATATAATTTTCTGGAACTATAAACATGAAGTACACCATATATCAAATAATCAATACTATCAATAGCAAGATTTATATTGGAAAACATCAAACTAATGATATTGATGATGGATATATGGGTTCTGGTAAAAATTTAAAACGAGCCATAAAAAAATATGGTATTGAAAATTTTGTAAAAGAAGTTCTTTATGTATTTGACTCTGAAGAAGATATGAATTATAAAGAAGCTGAATTAGTAACTGAAGAATTTTGCTTACGTGAAGACACATACAATATATGTGTTGGTGGTCATGGTGGGTTTAGTCATATCAACTTAGATGAAAACTTTAGAAAAAATAAAAATAAAAAGGCCAGACGAGTAACTGATAGTATTTTAAAAATAAAATACGGTGTTAAAAATCCATCTCAAATAGATTTTGTCAAACAAAAACTTTCTATAAAAATGAAAGAAAGATGGCGTGATGGTAAAATATCTTTACCGCCAACACCTTTTTTAGGAAAATCTCATTCATTAGAAACTAAGAAAAAAATGAGTGAATCTAAAAAAGGAAAATTTACTGGTGAAAAAAATTCACAATATGGTACAATGTGGATAACCAATGGAAATATAAATAAAAAAGTAAAGTGTGATGATATCATCCCTGATGGATGGTATAAAGGAAGATTAAAATAATAGTTTGATATGAATACAATGCGCTTAGTCGCTGTCGCAATGTCATACAACATTCGTACCAATACGTGCGGTACAGTATTTTTTTTTTTGTGAGATGATTATATGCTAAAGAATGCTTATATCTTATACCATAATTCACCAAAATCTATCGAATATTTACAAGATTGTATAGATTCATGTAATCAATTCCCTAACATTCTTGCAATTCCTTTTGCTGGTCCAAGCGGAACAAATTGTGTGGATTCTTGTAATGAGTTTGGTATTCATATTATTCCTCATTATCTAAATCAAATGAGTGCTAGACAAAAAGAATTCAATAATTCTTTCTCTTGCAGTATCGGTCATTATCGTATTTGGAGAGAAATTGTAAAGACTAATGAACCGGCTGTTGTTCTTGAGCATGATGCAGTTGTCAAGCAAGACTTTACAACTCTAGAACCAGTTGATGGCGAAATTCTATGGCTTGGTCCACGTATTCTTAATATGGATGACTATACCTATCCTGTTGGATGGGAAAACAAGTATGTAGAAGTTGATCGTTGGGAAGGCACACATGCCTATGCAATCACTCCAAAAACTGCACAAATTCTCCTTGATTATGTACAAGAATATGGTATCAATGATTCGATTGATGGCCAGCTTGGCATGAGAAATATGTTTGATATGCGTATGAGGGCTGCTGATCCACCACCAGTAGTAGCTGTTGTTTCTGGTGATCGACAGTCAACAATTGAGCTAAGTGGTAGTGCTGCTTCGTGGAATGCATATAATACAGAAGGATTTCTTGCTGGATTGAAGTCTGGATTACAACCACCTCCTGTTCGTCAGTTATATTTTACTGATAATAGTTTTATGAAACACACTGGTGTTTTGGATGCTATTTTTAAGGATAATGGTTTTTACGAAAACCATCCATTGAAGGTTCTTGTTCTTGGTGGAAAAGAAGGTATGTCAACTCTATGGCTAAGCAATAAGTTGCTTCGTCATGATGACAGTCAGTTATTTTGTGCTGGTGGTTTTGACAATAAAAACTGGCAAATTTTCAATTTTAACACATACTTCAGTAAGTATTACTACAAGCTAAATTCAATTAATTGTAATGATGTTACTGATCTTTTGGTTGCAAGTTGTGCTGATCCTGATATTGAGTTTGATGTTGTGTACGTAGATTGTAACACAAATACCAAGGATACTGTATTTGATGGAATCGCTTCTATCAAGATGTTGAGAGGTGATGGTATTATTATTTTTAATAACTATGATAATCCAACCGTAAAGGCTGGTGTTGATATTATTGAAAATGCATCGGGTGTGATTTCACTTTACAAGGGTGATATTGCAGTATTTCAATATTGACAGGTGTTGCCCTGTCGTCTAAAGGTAGGACAGGTGGTTTTGATCCATCTAATTGGGGTTCGAATCCCTGCGGGGCATCCAAAATAAACTTTATAATGGAGAATGATTATGTCTAAGACTATTACTGATGTTGTTGCCGAGAAGATTGCTGAAATTTCACCAGCAGTTAATGATAAGGTTATCGATGCTCTTGTAGCTCGTGAACTTGATAAGCGTTCAGATGCTATTCTAGCAGGACTAGATAAGCTTAATTCTCTGAAGAATGATCTTAAGAAGATCAAGCCTGATGTTGGTGGTTACTTCGATGAAGATGGTAACGAGACCAAGCCAATGCAGTATAGCAAGGCAAAGTTTGAAGAGCTTAAGAAGGGCAAGGAACAGATTGATAAGGTGCAGAAGGCGCTTGATCTTGCAATTGACAAGGGCGATATGTCAAAGCTGTATGATTTGAAGTAATATGAATACGGAAGAGATGTTCCAAGAGGTTGAGCGTAGAGTAACGGATAGTCTTTTGGAACATCTTATTCCAAAGGCTATAAACAAACACGCCAAATCAAAAACACACTTTCATAATTGTGACTGTAACTATTGTCACATGAAGAAAGAAGCCACACGCAATATTGCTCATGTAGTCTTTCCAAAAGATTGTGAGCGTCCCATAATCAATAATGGTATTGTTACTGCTATTGATCCTGTTACATTTGATCCAATAGTGATTGGTGGAGAATGTGAACCATGGGAAGTCAAAGACATATTGCGTAAAAATTTACGTGAACATTATCGTAACAAATTGAAGGAATTATATGATGAGTGATAACATTTCTGCAAATCAACTACTACAGTACATTGAACGTATTGAACGTATCGAAGAAGAACTTGATGGTATCAAGGGTGATCGTAAGGACGTATATGCTGAAGCAAAGGCAGTAGGGTTTGATACTAAGGCAATGCGTAAGATTGTACGTATTCGCAAGCTTGATCCTACACAACGTCAAATGGAAGAGGCGATAGAAGAAACCTATCGCACTGCACTAGGTCTCTGATATTTGTTCAACCCCTGCCTAAAAAACAGGGGTTGAACTTTAATAAATATACTAAAAGAAAGGAAACAAAATGAAAACTTTTAGTGCATTTATTTCAGAAAATCGTGAAAACAACACACGTAAGACACAGGTTGCCACAACTGGTGGCACCTATAAAAAAACAGGCGAATTCCTTAAGGATAAGCTTGCTCCTAAGTCAAAGATCATCAGTATTGGTGCTGGTTTAGATCAGACACGTGAAGGTCTTCATGTAGGGCTTGGCGAAAATCATGGTCATACTATTCATGATCATGAACCACACCCTGAAGGACGTAAGGTTAAGCCAGAATACACAGATGCATCACGCATTCCAAAGAATGGATATCATGCTGCTGTATCACATAACGTTTTGAATGTTGTCGAGCCACATGTACGTGAACACGTAATGCATTCTATCTTCAATTCCGTTAAGGAAGGTGGTCATGCTGTTATTGGCACACGTAAATGGAGTGGCGATATCAACACAAACAAGAACTTTGAAAAGGGTGATGAACCTAAATCAATGTGGGTCAAGAGAGGAAATACCACATCATATCAAAAAGGATATGATGGTAATGAACTGAAGGACTATGTTGAAGATTATGCAAAGCGCAATGGTCATAAGGTTGAAGTTAAAAATTTAAACGGTATTGCAAAAAGTGGTGTTCACGTAAAAATTATAAAAAAGGGTTGACACCCACCTCAGAATCGCATATTAAGAGTTCATACAGCGATGGAGGAAAGTATGAAGACACGTAATCCGATTGCCCGCTCTCTTCGTAGCGCACATCTTAAACCTAAGATTGTTCGTGCAAAGAAGGGCAAAGGTTCTTACCGCCGTAAGAAAAAAGTTACGGCGGTTGACTTTCTTCAGCGAATCGCTTAAAAGAATTTTGAGACAAACGGAGATTATATTATGACTGATTGTTATTGGTATAGGCGAGGAAAATATCAGCAACTTGCTGAAGCTCTTCAAACCCGAATTCCCGTGGATGGTGAAGTTCCAAATAAGGATGAAAATCCTAAGCTTGAAGAGTATCGTAAGGTTGCTAATCAGTACTACGACCTTTTCAATAATGGTCTTCATAATCAGCCTTATCACTTTAAACGCCGTTTTGGTGTTACTGTGGTAGAAGCTCGTTCTATACTTCGTGTTGGCGGAATTCTTGAATGTGATATTCTTCGCACGATTGAATCAAGCGTTGACAACTTTATTCTTGAAGCTGCACGTGAACAGGGATTGATCTAATGGAAATTATTAGCCCTCGTGATCAGTACGGATGGATTACGGCAATCATTGAAGGTCGATGGGTTCAAGCAAAGGTTTATGACTTACCTTCTTATTATGGCGTTTATGATGGTCGTGTGTCAAAGATTTCTATTGGTAAGCCACGTTATCGTGATCCTACTCAAAACTTTTTTGAACAGATGTGTTATAATTATGACCGTGGTTTGGATTTTGATGAAGCACCTGAAGGACTGGTTCAAAAGATTGTAGCAGAGTTGGAAAAGCTTCCTCCTCTTGATTAAAAATAAAACAAAATAAGTGTTGACATAAAGCTATCGAATCGTTATAAAGAGTTCAACAAAGCAAATGGAGATTGACATGAGCCGTACTCGTCGTAATGGTTGGACCGCTGTCACTGGTTCTGATGTAGATAATCGTGGTATCAAGCATCATGCTACCAATGATTGGTTTTCTAAGAAGAATGCCTGTCGTGGTACTTCTGATGATAGCTGGGATGAATATTGGGGTCGTGATAAGAGCACTGTGAAGAAGATCACTCGTCGTGCCACACGCCGTCATCTCAATTCAGACTGTTTTTGATAATTAATGGACATGTAGCTCAGTAGGTAGAGCAGGGGACTCTTAATCCCAAGGTCGATGGGTTCAAATCCCTCCATGTCCACCAGTTTGCGGTAAGACTAACACCAACTTATTATTCTATGCATTATCCTGAGTGTTAGAGTGGGTATGATTAGGAATAATAAGCCCAAAGTAAGGCGTACCGGAATGCGTCGGAAAAGGTGCCGCAATTTAGTTTTGGCCCCATGGTGTAAATAGTAGAGCATACGAGTCTCTCAAATTCGTGATCCGGGTTCGCATCCCGGTGGGGCCACCACAAATTGGACCATTAGCTCAGTAGGTAGAGCAAGGGGCTTTTAACCTCTGTGTCGTTGGTTCGAACCCAACATGGTCCACCATTTTTATAAAGGATATATATTATGAAGTATGTTATTGTTGCTATTCTTGCTATTTCTCTTGCTGCTTGTGGTAAGATGGATCAGATGCAAGCACATTATACCGGATATTCAAAGATTTGTGTTGACCATGTTCAGTACATTCAGTTTACATCTGGTGCTGCTGTTCAAGTAGATACAGACGGTAAGCCTGTAGGTTGTTAAATTATAAGGAAACATAAAATATATGACATGTAGAACTCAGACATTACTTAGCCTTATTGAACGACGAAATTCATGTTGGGCAATGGCTAAAGTTTTCTTAGAAAATGAGGATGCTCATGGCATACATGATATGGGTGTAGAAATACAAGCTCTTGATAGAGCAATTAAAGAAATTGAAAAGATTACATTTTAAGTTAATGCTCCTGTAGCTCAACGGTTAGAGCAGTCGCCTCATAAGCGATTGGTTGTAGGTTCGAATCCTACCGGGAGCACCATTTTTAGGATAGAAGATCATGGCTTCTTGGAGAACTATTAGAAAAGATATTGAAAATACTTCTAATAGATATCTGGTTTGTGTGTCTGGTGGTGTTGATTCTGTTTTTCTTCTTGATTTTCTATTCCGTTGCAATGTGTATATTGAGATTGCTCATTTCAATCATCACATTCGAGAAGATTCTGATAAGGATCAAGAACTTGTTGTTGGTCTTGCTAGATCAAAAAATTGTGTTATTTGGACAGGCGAATCTCATTCATTGAATTCAGATTCAAATGAACTTGATGCAAGAACACAACGATGGGATGTTATTGAATCTATTGCTCGTCATAGAAACTTTACACATATTATCACGGCACATCATGCAGATGATCAGATTGAGAATGTGTTGATTAGACTGATGAGAGGCGATCCACATAACAGTCTGGCTATGCAAAAGGCAACTGAAGTAAATGGTTTCATTCGATATAAGCCTTTGCTAAATGTGACTAAGGCTGAAATTGTTGAACAAGCCGAAAAAAGACAGTTGACATGGAACGAAGATAGTACTAATGTCGATGAAGAATACGATAGAAACTTTGTTAGACATTCATTGCTACCAATGATGGCAACAAGAACTAACATTTATCAATCTATTCTTACAGGTGTTGAAAAGACACAAAATAGTTTTTAATGTCTGATTAAGTTCAGACTACAGCCGATACTGAGAGTCATTTATGGACCGGTAACTCAGTAGGTAGAGTGTGGGACTTTTAATCCTAAAGTCGTGAGTTCGAACCTCACCCGGTCCACCATTATTCGTCACATGTGGCCAAATATGGCCAATTATAGGTATTAACTCGTCATATTTGGCCACATACGGACATTTAATTATGGTAGAATATTATTGTCACAATGATAACAAGATGAAGAATTTCAGCGACACAAAGCTAAAGAGACTTCTTTTACTTGCTAAATACCGTGGCGGTAGTAAAAGTCTATACCATTATTACTACTATCTAGTATTTGAAGGTTTGGTTACATGGACATTAGGAACCGCTTTCATTACTAAAGATGGTGAAGAATTGCTTGAAGAATTATTGGAACGTGGGCAGTGTGGCAATTGCAGCGGTTTGCTAAACCGTACAACCCGTTAAAAGGTTGGCAGGGTTCGACTCCCTGACGTTCCGCCAGATGTTAGTGCCCATGTTTTACCGAGTGGGAAATTACACCTGAGTTGGAAGAGGGATGCATACCTCGTTAGAACCTTCATCGGTATCCATGGCACTGTAGCCCAACTGGCAGAGGCATCACCCTCAAAATGTGAAAAGGTGTGAGTTCGAATCTCACCAGTGCTACCATATAAATAAGGGTCGGTGGCGGAGTGGTCCATCGCACAGGACTGCAAATCCTGAAAGCCGTGGGTTCGAATCCCACCCGGTCCTCCATTAAACGGAAAACAGATGACAAAATATAAAACAATTTTCATCAGTGATGTGCATTTGGGTACGAAAGATTGTAAGGCTGATTACCTTGACAATTTCCTCAAAAACAATAGCTGTGAAACTTTATATCTTGTTGGTGACATTATTGATGCTTGGAAAATACAGCAAAATAAAATGAAATGGAAACAATCACATACAGATGTTATCCGTAGAATTTTAAAGCTTGCAAAAAAAGGCACTCAAGTCATATATGTTGCTGGTAATCATGATGAATTCCTTCGTCCTATGATACCATATGCAGCTAGTTTTGGTAATGTAAAAATATGTAATCAAATAACTCATACTGGCATAGACGGTAAGAAATATCTTGTTGTTCATGGTGATCTATTTGATGGTATTACGAGACTAGCACCATGGATCAGTTTTCTTGGTGATCGTGCATATGATATTATACTAAACATCAATAGTAGATTTAATTGGATGCGTCATAGACTTGGTTTTGGTTACTGGTCATTAAGCAAATGGTTGAAACATAGAGTTAAAAAAGCCATTGATTTTATTTTTATGTTTGAAAAAACCATAACAGCCTATGCTAAAAAGCGTGGGTTTGATGGCGTTATCTGTGGACATATCCATCACGCAGAGATAAAGACTATAGATGATATTATCTACATGAATGATGGTGATTGGGTAGAATCGTTAACTTCTCTTGTTGAACATCATGATGGAACATGGGAAATTATAACATGGAAAGAAATAAAAATATAAAATATGGATGTTTTTGATACCCCACATTTTAAAAAGTCTTTCTGGGAATGGTTCGATGCTCTACCAAAACAGGAACGTAAAAAGTTTCAGGAATATCCTGCTGATATGGCAGAGCTAAACTTTTATAACAGAGTGTACAAAAATTTGGTTGACAAAGTTGATTCGTCCCTATATTAACAATAGGACAGACAATCAAAGGAATATATTATGACATTCAAGCCTTCACCTCTTCAGGAAGCAATTTTTGCAGCGGTAACTGATCGTACTCTTGGTTCTATCATTGTTGATGCCAAGGCGGGTTCTGGTAAGACTACTACAATTATTGAAGCTGCTAAGCGTATGTCTGGTGACATTTTTCTTGGCGCATTCAATAAGAAGATGGCAGATGAACTTTTCCTTCGCTGTAAGGGTATGTTCAATGTCAAGGCTGCTACATTCCACTCTGCTGGATATCAGGCTATTCGTAAGGTCATGCCAAACATTGGTAGCCCTACAAATGGTAAAGTGTTTGGTATCGTCAAGCAACTGAATGATCTTACTCATCAGGATGATGATTTCGATAAGCAAGCTTTTGAGATTTCTCGTATTGTGTCTATGGCTAAGCAGCGTGGTATCGGTGCAATCATTCCAGACACTATCGATGTTTGGAATTACATGATCTTGACGTTTGGTCTTGATGAAAAGCTTCCTGAACGTTTTGATGAACCTTCTGAGATGATCTATCTCATTAAGTTCTGTCAGGAAGTTTTGAACTACGATTTCAACAACTCTGAAGACATCGATTTTGATGACATGATCTATCTGCCACTCAAGATGAATCTTGAAATGCCGCAGTATGATTGGGTTATGATTGATGAGGCACAGGACACAAATCCTTCTCGTCGTGAACTTGCCAAGCGTATGTTGAAGCCTAATGGTCGTATGTTGGCTGTTGGTGATCCGCATCAGGCAATCTATGGTTTTACTGGTGCTGATAATGATGCACTAGATCAAATTCGTGACCAGTTTAATGCTATCACTCTTCCTTTGTCGGTGACATATCGTTGCCCTAAGAAGGTGGTTGCATTGGCACAGACTTACGTTTCTGGTATTGAAGCTCATGAGAGCGCCCCTGAAGGTGAACTTGATAGCATTCTGTACTACAACCTACCTGATATGGTAAAGCCGGGAGAAGTCATTCTTTCACGCTATAACAAGTATCTGGTTAATCTCTGTTTCAAGTTTATTCGTCAGGGTAAGGCTGCAAAGATTGAAGGTCGTGAGATTGGTGCTAATCTGATTTCTCTTGCTAAGAAGTGGCGTACCAAGGACTTCGAAACACTCAAGATGCATATTCGTGAATGGACAAAGAAGGAAATTGATCGTGCCAAAAAGAAGGGCGTAGAACGTACTGACTTCATCTCTGATCGTGCAGAAACTCTTACTGTTCTGATTGAACGTGCACAGGAACTCAAGCTTAAGGACAAGGATGCTCTTATTGAAATGATCGAAGGTCTTTTTGTTGACGATTTGAATGGACACAAGAACAAGATTTTGCTATGCTCTGTTCACCGTGCAAAAGGTCTTGAGTGGGATACCGTCTATATGCTTGGTCGTAATGAAATTATGGGCAAGCAATGCAAAATGGATTGGCAGACTGATCAGGAAAGAAATCTTGTGTACGTAGGTGTAACTCGTGCCAAGAAGCGTTATGTTGACGTTACTCAGGTACCAAAGAAGGTTTGATATTATGGTTGTACATGTTATTGGTGGTGCTATTCTTTTTCTACTTTTTCTTTGGGGATATAATAGTATCCCTGATGAAGACCCAAAGAATGTTGCTGCTCGTAAGAGCTATGGCAAGGTAGGAGATTAATTATGTTTTGGATTTGGTTGATTGGTTGTATTATTTTTGGTTCAATCGCAGCTTATTTTATGGGAAAGACTGACCCATATGAATATGAAGATGCAATTTTTGGCATAATTGTTGTAATTGTTTTGTGGCCAGCGGTTTTGGCACTTGCTATGATTATTGCTCCTTTTGCCGTACCATTCATTCTTGGAGTGAGAGCAAAGAATAAACGTGAAGCAGCAAAAAAGGCTGAAAAGCTTAAGAATAAATAAAGTTAATGGAAGGTTTACCCGATGGCTGGCAACGGGAGCGGTCTTGAAAACCGTCGAGCGTGATGAGCGCCTTGAGAGTTCGATCCTCTCACCTTCCGCCAAAATTTAAATAAAAAATGTATTGACACTCCCCTTCGAATCGTTCATAGAGAATGCATTCGAGGGGGAGTTTTTTTATGGCTTTTGCACCGCACACCAACACTGATGTTCATAACAGCAAGAACTACAGCAAGCAGTTTCCTTTGCTTCTTGGTTCTTTTTTTGAAAAGGAATCTAATGTTCTTTTCGAGTATGCTGTTCGTCCTGATGAAGGTATCGACTTTGCAGAAGATTGCCCACACATCGTGTATGTCACCAGCAAGATTGATGGTGTCGATCATGGTTTTCGTTATGCCAAGGTTCTGAAGACTGTGGCATGGATTGCTGTTGATGAAGATGCTGATGGTAATCCTGTTTATGAAAAGTGGGATATCAAGCAGCATAGGTTCTACGATACTTCATGGGTATAAATATATAAAACCCATTGGAGTATTATATGAAAACATTTCGACAATTTAGAGAAGAACTTGTTAAGCAAGCTGGTACACAACTTGGTTCAAACGAAGGTGGTGTACACGTAGATTCTGATACTGGTAAGAAGTATTATGTGAAGCACTATGATAACCCCGATCAGGGTAAGGTAGAAGCTCTCACTGGCAAGATTTATCAGCACATGGGCATCAACACTCTCAACCCAGAGAGACATGGTGAAAGTGGCATTAAAACCGCTTGGAATGAGCATGTAAAGACAGAGAGACCATCATTCTATGATAATCCCAGCAAAAAACATGCTGGTCAAATTGGTAAGATGTATCATGCTGCTATTCTAACAAAGAATTGGGATATTGCAGGACTTGATCACGATAATATCGTACATAACCATAAGACAGGCAATCTACATGCTATTGATCATGGTGGAGCATTCCACTTCAGAGCACAAGGTGGACCAAAGGAATATGGTCCAGATATCTCAGAAAAAGAATCATTAAGAAATCCAAATAATGCTTCTGGTCATATTTTCAACAGTGCTTTTGAAAAACACCCTGAAGCAGAACATGAAGGTTTAAAGGCTGTTAAGAATATGGATGATGATCATATCCATCATCTGTTCAAAACTTCTGGACTTTCTAACTGGAAAGAGTTACACACCAATTTCATGAAGCGTAAACAGGCGTTGATTGATTCGTACAAATAAGTGAAAGGTAATTATATTATGTGGCTAATGCAAAATGATGGTTTTATTAGTGCTGTCCGAGATTGGAATGATCCTACTGGACAGAGCCTTGTTATTCGTGCTCGTATGCGTGAGCACCTAGAAAATCAGTTTCCTGTTGCTCAATTGGAGGCATGGAAGCTTCTAAATAATGAAGAAGGCGCTCGTATTATTCAAAAGTTTCTTTCTGGTGATGATCGTCCTATTATTGTGACAGATTGGCCTGATGATATCAAGTATTTCTGTCAAGCTATTATTACTGGTCCCGGTATGATGATCAATATTCCGAGACTTTCTTTTGAAATGGTTCGTGTTGATGCATATCCTAGTGTATTAGAAAAATATGGTGCGGTGCAACATAATGCATATTGGGATGCTATGGCATTGCGTGTGCTTTTTAACTAATTTTTTGGAGTATAAGTAATGACGGAATATTATCTGTTTCATATTGACAATTGCAGATATATGTTCCAAAATGCAGATGATATTTTTGATTTCATGATCGGTTGTATCGATGATTTCACTGATGATCTTGAAAAAGAATATGGAACACTTGTAGAATATGAAATTGATAGGTTTGAAGATAACGTATCATATTTTACAAATTCTACCAATACTATAAAAATTGTCAATATGTTTTAACTATGGAGATTATATAATGCCCACGGGATACACCGCTGATATTGAAAATGATATTTCGTTTGAAGATTTTATTCTAGGATGTGCACGTGCTTTTGGTGCAACAATGCATCAGCGTGACGATAACATGAAGGATAAGCCAAAGCTTCGTGACACTGAGAACAGCTATCATGTTGATGCACTTTTAGAAGCAAAGAAGAAGGTTGCTGAGCTTGAATCCATGAAGGGTGTGAATGATCGCACTGCTTATGGTAAGAAGGTCATTGAAGAAGAAACTGCTTCAAGTCAAAAATATTTCAACTCAAAGATCAGCCTAAGAAACAAGTATGAAGCTATGCTTCAGAAAGCATATAGCTGGAATCCACCAACACCCGATCATGACAATCTCAAGCAGTTTATGATTGAACAAATCACCTCATCAATCAACTTCGATTGCGACACCAAGTATACTATGGAACGTCTTACTGAGCTTAGCAAGGCTAAGCCCCTTGATAAGTATAATGATGATTTGCGCCTTGCATACAAGGATGTAGAGTATCATGAGACTGAACTTATGAAAGAACGTGAACGTAATGTAGGTGCCAATAAGTGGATTTCTGCACTATATGATTCGCTAGGAATTGAATACGATAATTAATGGAGAGTGTATGAAAGGCATTATCATGGCCGCTGGTAACGGGACAAGGTTGTATCCCGCTACTCTAAGCATTTCAAAACAACTACTTCCGGTATATGATAAGCCAATGATCTATTACCCGCTTGCTACACTCATGCAAGCGGGTATTAGTGATATTCTAATCATCGTCATGCCACGTGACAAGATTGCATTCCAGAACCTTCTAGGTGATGGTTCGCAGTATGGTATTAAGATCACATATGCAGAACAAGAAATTCCTGCTGGTATTGCTGAAGCATTTTTGATTGGCGAAGAGTTTATTGGAGGTGATGATGTTGCCTTGATTCTTGGTGATAATATTTACCATGGTAATGGGCTATGGGATAAGTTACAAACTGCCCGTTGTTTTCCTCTTGGTAAATCAACCGTGTTTGCTTATCATGTTGATGATCCAGAACGCTATGGTGTTGTTGGTTTTGACAAAAAAGGTCGCCCAAACTCTATCGTTGAGAAGCCATCAAAGCCTAAGTCAAATTGGGCTGTAACTGGTCTGTACTTCTACACCAATGATGTTGTAGATATCGCAAAATCGATTGAACCTTCTGCTCGTGGTGAGCTTGAAATTACAGATGTTAATCAAATTTTCCTTGATTATTCACAATTGCGTGTAGAAAAGCTTGGATATGGTTATGCATGGCTTGATACTGGAACACACGAAAGTCTTTTGGAAGCTAGCTCGTTCGTTGGTACGATTGAACGTAGGCAAGGAATGAAGATTGCTTGTCTTGAAGAAATTGCTTACAATAATGGATGGATGAGCCAAGAACAAGTAATTCAACGTGCCCAAATGTTCATCAAGACTGATTATGGCGCATATCTAATGAAGAAAGTAAATCAAAATGACTTCTTTTGAACGTATGAACATACCAGATGTAATTAAAATTATCCCTGATCAACATGTAGATAATAGAGGTATATTCTCTGAAGTATATGTTGATCATCTCACCATGCCTCGTTGGTTTCAGGATAATCAGAGTATTTCATATAAGGCTGGTACAGTTCGTGGTCTTCATTATCAACGTGGAGTATACGCACAGGCAAAGTTGGTTCGTTGTGTATATGGATCAATTATTGATGTTGCAGTTGATATTCGTCCAGACTCGCCAACATATGGAAAACATGTTGCAGAAATTCTGTCATCGGTTAATGGTTCTCAGCTATTAATTCCAAAAGGATTTGCTCACGGATTTATGACATTGACAGATAATGCTATTGTATTATATAAGGTAGATAATGTCTATCATAAGGATAGCGAAGCGGCCATTCGCTGGAATGATCCTGACTTGGATATTGGATGGAACTATCTAAAGGCAACAGCAATCTCTGATAAGGATGCAGCCGCACCATTTTTCAAGGATATCATACTATGATTAAATATAAGTTTTTAGTTACTGGTGGTGCTGGTTTTATTGGTTCTGCTGTATGTCGTATGCTTATTGAGCAAGGACATTATGTTGTATGCTATGACAAACTAACATATGCTGGTAATATGAATTCACTTCGTAGTATTGCAGAAAATGAAAGATTTCATTTTGTTCATGGCGATATTTCTAACGAAAATCTTGTTGCCGAAACACTCAACAAGTATGAGATTGATATATGCATGAACTTGGCTGCTGAAAGTCATGTTGATCGTTCAATCGACAATCCATTTGCTTTCATCGATACTAATGTATTTGGCACATATAAGCTTCTTGAAGCATGTTTGAATTATTGGAAGTATAGAAACAATATTTTTGTTTTTCATCATATTTCAACTGATGAAGTATTTGGCGATCTACCATTTGACAATAGCGTATTCACAGAAACCACTGCATATGCTCCTAGTTCACCATATTCTGCTTCTAAGGCTTCTTCTGACCACTTTGTAAGAGCATGGCACGAAACATATGGCCTTCCTGTTATAGTAACAAACTGTTCAAATAACTATGGACCATATCACTTTCCTGAGAAGCTTATACCATTAACAATTCTTAATGCTTTGCAACAAAAACCACTTCCTGTATATGGAAATGGTGGTAATGTTCGTGATTGGCTTTATGTGTATGATCATGCAAGAGCACTTATTTTAGTAGCAACTGAAGGTGTAATTGGTCATACATATTGCATCGGTGGTCGTGAGGAACGTACTAATATACAGGTGGTAGAAGCCATTTGTGATATTGTTGATTATCATATAGGCAATCCTCTTGAAAGTCGTCATCTTATTACTTTTGTAAAGGATAGGCCCGGTCATGATCGTCGTTATGCTATTGATCCTTCAAAGATTGAACATGATCTTGGTTGGAAGGCACAGGAAACATTTGATAGTGGTTTAGAAAAGACTGTGCTATGGTACATTCAAAATAAATGGTGGTGGTCGCAAATTGAGACCTCAAATAAGTGAGGTATTATGTCTCTTTTAGATTTTATTGAAACAGACGATGATGATCCTATGGTAAATGCAGTACAGTCGTTATCTGAAAAGATTCGTCAACGCCGTATTCAAATGTTGGTTCATTCATATATTTACTATCATATGGATGACAATGTTGTCAGTGATGATAAGTGGCAACAATGGGCTGATGAGCTTGTAGAACTACAAAAGCGTAAGCAAACCATAGGGTTTTATGATAAAGCCTTTATAGATTGGACAGGAGCATCAGGTGCTTTCTTACCTTTTGATCCATGGGTGAAAGAAAGAGCAAAAAACCTCTTGACCAAAAAAGAATCATAATATATAAGGGGTCCATCGAAAGCGAAAGGACTTCAAAATGCTCAATCTTTCTGACATTAACGCTCTGACCAACTCGCATGATGGTGATATCTATTCTGACCTGTACAAGGACGTTTATGGTTGTCGTCCCCGTTACGCTAAGTTTTTTTCGGTTGAAGAATTTGACGAAGATTTCAAGTTTCTTTCGAAGAAGCTTAACGAACAGATTGAGCAAGATAAGAAGTGGCAGGAAAAGAACCGCATTTCTTTCGAAATCCGCATCAACGAAATCATGTTTGTCACCAACAACATGAACCGTGAAGATGCTCTTCGTATCCTCGCTCAGGCAGAAGATATGGAAGAAGATATCAAGTTTTATGGTTGGGAACGTATGGAATACGAATTCGACCTTGGTTATGGTTATATTAAGGGGACGATGTAATGACTAGAGAAATGGCAGAACAAATCGTTGATGACATTATCAAGGATATCAAAGGTCGTAGAGGTATTGGCGATGAATTTTGTCAAATCGACCTAGAAACACGTGATGAAATTTTCGAAGAGTGGGTTGATATTGTTTTGAGTGGTAGCAACATTTAAACGATAAAAAATTTGTTGACACCCTTATTTTTTCATATTATAAGGGGGTCAACAAATTAAAGGAATTGATTATGAAGATTGTCCAGTGTTATGACATTCAAGTTTGGGATGGCGGCGATCGCACTAACCATAAGTATTATGTTTCTTCGCAGGAAGCCGCAGATCAATGGTTGGCTAAGAATCGGTTTGATACAGTTACTTATCGTGAGTTAATCATATTTGATGATCTTGCTGAGATTGAAGACTATGATAAGGGTGAAGCTCGTAAACGTGCTCTTGCCAAGCTCACCCCTGAAGACAAGATTGCACTTGGTATTAAGTGAAAGGTTTATATTATGATTAAGTTTCCTAGCGTAGATCAGTTTCGTAACGTGATTCGTCACGTACAGACGCATACACGTTATGCTGGTAAGGATGAGAACGGTGAAGCAATTTATGATGCTTCTCGCCCACTTCCTACACTGAAGTTTCGTGGCACTGTAAAGCTTCATGGTACTAATGCTGGTATCGTGTATGATAATGCGACTGATTCAATCACGTATCAGTCACGTGAGCGTGTGTTGTCACTTACTCAAGACAACGCTGGCTTCATGCTGAACATGATGAACCATGAAGATAAGCTTCTCAAGGCATTTCGCACCATGGCTTTTAATCACACTCCCGATCTTGATAAGATTGCGGTGTTTGGTGAGTGGTGTGGACAGGGAATTCAAAAGGGAGTTGCTGTAAGCGAACTTCCTAAGATGTTTGTTGTATTTGCTATCAAGTTTACATTCACTGATGGTTATTTTGAGTGGGTTGACATTGAAGGCGATGAGATTGAAGGTACAACAATCCCTAACATGTTTTACATCGATGATTTTCCAACATGGGAAATTGATGTTGACTTCAAGTATCCTGAGATTGCTCAGAACGAGATGATCAAGATCACTGAAGCGGTCGAAGCTGAATGTCCTGTTGGTAAGCACTTTGGTGTTTCTGGTATTGGTGAAGGTGTTGTATGGGCCTGTATCAGTGAAGGATGGGAGGATAACTCTGGAACTTGGTTCAAGGTCAAGGGTGAGAAGCATTCTGTTTCAAAGGTGAAGACACTTGCTGCCGTTGACATTGAAGCTGTCGAAAACATGCGTGAGTTTGTTAAGAGTGTGGTAACTGAAGCACGACTTGAACAAGGTCTTGACAACCTAGTACGTGAGCAGCTAAAGCCTTTTGAAATGACAAGCATGGGTGACTTCATTCGTTGGATATACAACGATGTACTCAAGGAAGAAATGGACACTATCATCGCTAACCAAATCGATCCTAAAAAGCTGGGTGGCGCTGTTGCTAACGAAGCACGTCCTTGGTTCATCAAGAAGTTTAATGAAGGTGTAGGTCTTTAATGTACTTTTATCAAGCACAGTGGTGGGACGAAGGAAACCAGTTTGGCGAACTTCGTTCCACACGTGAAGAAGCAATTGCTGATCTTGCATCAATGGGTTGTCCTGTAGAAAAACTTGTTGAAGATAAGCATGGTTTGATGTATGTACCGAATATGGGTTGGGGAATTGCAATTCTTCATGTTTGATATTGTGCTCTCTTAGCTCAGTGGTTAGAGTAAGACTCTCTAAAAGTCATGGTCGTGGGTTCGAATCCCACAGAGAGCACCATTTTTTAGGAAAATGATATGAGTTTTTTTGAATATATCAGGTCACGAGAACTTTATAAATATCATAGCGAAGGAGCTAGTCCTTGGCCATCTAACATACAGGTTATTTTTGCAGAAAAATTATTGCAAAAATGTAAAAAAATGGAAGAACAATTTCCTGTATTTCCAGAAATGTATGATAAATATCTTAGAGACAAATATGTATGACAGATATGAGTTCGTACACAAGTAACAGAGTTTTCGAAGGTAAGCGTGTTATTACTGACGAACAAGCCAAAAGGCACCGTGAAAGGCTCAAAAGAGCATTAGATAGAAGGAAGAATGATATGAGCACTGAAACTATGTAGCCGTATGACGCAATAGGACCACCTTGTGGTTTAATAAGACCAAACACAAAAATCTTATTAAAACACAAAGGAATTCTATTATGACAAATTTTATTAATACATTTAAGGCTAAAGCTCACTCAAAGAATCTAACATGTGCAGACATGATTGCTCTATGCATCTATCGCACAGTCAAAGCTAAGTCAGAAGACAAAGAAACAATCCTTAAGTATTTTCTAACAAAATCATTTTCTGCTGGCAAGGTATGTGCTCATAGGCAGTATCCTTATCAGTCAATCATCAATGCGATGTATAACTTCAACCATAGACTTCGTGGTGGTAGAATTTGGATGGATAATGCGTGGAAGCAAACCAGTGGTATTGTTCTTGGTGTCGAAGTAACTGAAGTTTTGACAGAAGAAGAACTGTTGAAGTTTCGTGAACTAGCTGCTATGATTACTCCTGATTTTGTAAAGGCACTTTGATATGAGACATTACGCATACTTTTTCACTCGCCAAGATATTTCTCCTGAATATCAAGTAGTACAGACAGCACATGCCGCATTCCAGCTTGGGGTAAACTCCCAACGCTGGATTGACTCTCCACCACCAAAACAGCAAGTGATGGATGATGTTAAGGCTGAGAACACCAACTACTTCACTGTAGTTGGTGTTCGCAATCTTGACGCACTTCTTGCTGTGTCTACAATCCTTGACAAGTTTAATTTCAAGTATGAAGTTTTTCGTGAGGATGATCTTAACGGAGAACCAACTTCGATTGCAGTATATCCTATCGAAGATATTGCTAGAGGACCACTACTAGCATTTAACCTTCTCAAGATCGATAAAAAGAGTTGACTTGAGAAGCGAATCATACTAAATAGAGTTATCAGTTGTTGACAATCAACAATAAAGGTCTAGAGGACACGGGGGCAGTACCCGTCACCTCCACCATCTACTTAGTAAGAACTGAGAGGGTATCTCAGACAAGCAATGTAGCTAATTGTTTCGGGGGTTACTTGCTAGGTAGTTGATGGGGGTGAACTAGGATCGACTTGGACGGAATAGGAAGATCGAGACTGATTGACTGGCAAAGTGCCACAAAACGTAAATGCAAACGATAACAACGCATATGGAGCTTTTGCGCTAGCCGCATAAGTAATCGGGGGTCCGGTGGGTACCTAGCAACAGAAACCCACCACTTTATTATGGGATGTGATTTGACATGAAACCTTATTTTGTTGGTATGGGATTTATTCCTATTTTGATCTTTGCACATTTTTTTATGCCACCATGGTTCTTTATGATAGTAGCATTTTCTATGCTATTCTTTTTTTGTCAGATGGCGGCTAATCATAAAGAACCAGTATTTGAGTGGCCTGAATTGTCGTTTTCTCAAAATGACAAAACTATCATCCTTACCATGTCAACCAAAGATGGTAAGAGTATTGATAGATATCTTTCTATCAACCGCCTTAACCTTCCTAAAACAGTTGTTGAAAAGACCGTAGAAAAAACCACATCATCTATCTGGCACGTGCTTGGTATGATGCCTACGACTGATAGGAACGCTGTAGAGAAGGCATTTCGTAAAATGTCTATGGTATATCATCCTGATACTGGTGGTACGACTAGTGCTTTTAATGCGCTTGTGGAAGCAAAAGAAAAGGCACTACAGAAGTGTAGGTAAAATTTCCTTTGTGTATAAATAGATTGTCCCTAGTCCTAAGACAACGGACACACACACATACACAAAGGAAATAACTATGTCACAAGATACCCCATATCTCCTACGCATGGAGATGATCAAGCTTGCTCAACAGAGAGCATCAGAAAAATTTCAAACAGAATGGTCTACAGCAGCAGAAAAAGCAAAAATCAACGAAAATGCTTCGTTCCTAACTGAAGTTCCAGAATACCCTAGTACAGAAAAACTTTTAGAAGAAGCCAAAAAGCTTAGAAAGTTTGTTGACGGCAAGGAATAAAATTATAAGGGGATCAGAAAAAAAATCTGATCCCCACTTTTTATGTTGACACGAATCGCTTCTGCCTGTATAATTAAGGCTCAACGAACGGAGAATATATTATGAACATTGTTGAATTTGCTAAGATCGTGAAGCCTAACACCAAGGCAATCCTTCAGACCAAGACTGCGGTCAAGATGAATAAGAAGGACGTTGATACCAAGAGCATTCCTAATCCACACACTGAAGTTTTCAAGATCAACACCATCAAGGTGACGATGAATGATGACTATCAGTATCGTGTGAATGAACAGCGTATCAAGGAAGGCAACAGTGCCAACTTTGAAGCCAAGAGCATGACTTATGGTCAGATGGTTGGTAACGCTCTTCTTGAGAACAATGGCCAGCTTTACATCAAGTGCATTGAGGAAGGTCGTATTGGCATTACTATCTATGTCGATGCTGCTAACAACGTCATTGAATATGATGCTCTAAAGCCCTTCATTCCTGCTCGTAAGAGTAATGGTCAGGGTCTTGAAGAGGAAATCAAGGTTCGCAACTTCAAGGTTGATAGCGTAATCGGCTTTGAACTTATCTAAATGATATGAACAACTGCCATCGCAATAGTGGTGGCAGTTGTTTTGTCTTAATCGATGAACCGTTTCGTAATAGCGATGAACCGCATTACAATCTGTTGACATTCATACAAAAGTAGTATACATATACTTGTATGAAATTTTTATTACATAAATATTTCTATAGGAGGTAGTCTACCTCCATTACCATTACAACAGCTTCAAGTCCTTATGTGGCTAAGAAAGCGTTTATGTCAAAAATAGCATAAAATCCCTTTATGCGAAAAACAACATAAACACCGACGAAAACACTAATGATTTTGCATTCCTAGTAATGGAGGGATGGATGTAGAAGATACCGATTTTTATTTTCATTGTATCTTCTCATGAATTATTGATAGTAGGCGTTGAGATACGCTATAACGCTTTCAGTAGTTCCAAAGTCATTAATTGACGAGAATACAAATGACTTACTTAACAAAAAATAAAAAATATACTTTAAAAAACATAGTGATTACATTTTTTATTATGGTATCAATTGTTGCAGCAGCAATATCAACTCCTGCAAAACCATCACCAACAGTAGAAAGTTCTAGACAAGTAGAACAAAATACTGTACAGAACAAAAGAATTACACCGTATGACGAAAGTCAGATAAATTGTCTAGCCCGAAATGCATATTTTGAGGCAGGAAATCAATCTGAAAGAGGCATGATTGCTGTTACGAGTGTAGTTATGAACCGTACTAAGGATAGTAGGTTTCCAGACACACCATGTGCTGTTATTAGACAGAAAAACCATGGTGTATGTCAATTTTCTTGGGTCTGCCAAGGTAAAAACAAAATCCGTGATGCAGATATGTTTAGAAGAGCACGAGCAGCCGCAGAGCGTGTCTATCTAAATAAAGTGTACGATGTAACACACGGCGGATTATTTTATCATGCAAAATATGTTCATCCTAGATGGAATTTAACACAGGTTGCCAGTATTGGCGCACATATATTTTATAGAGGATAGTTGATGAGTGAATTAAAGTTAGCCAAAGCGATTAATACAGACAGATTTTTTAAAGAAATTGATTCTTTAGTTAAGAAACATAGACTGAGTTATATTGACGCTATAGTCTTTTTCTGTGAAAAGAACGAGATTGAAATAGAAACCGCTGCTGCAATGATCGCTGGCAACTATAGAATGAAGTCATCACTACAAACAGAAGGCGAAGAGCTTCATTTTCTGCCAAGGTCTGCTAAGCTTCCTATCTAACTAATAGGATTATATTATGACTGGTTTTGAAGCCTACAAGATGTACTTGGGGATTAAGTCGCACTTCGCCAATAATACTTATAGTTATGTAAAATATCAAGGTAATGTTAGAGCAAACGAGCATTCGTTTAATAAAAGAAATGATAGATATTTCTTTGAAAAATTATCAAAACAACCCGATCTATTGAACTTTCTTGTTGCAAATTTTCTAGAAGGTGATATATGGGTACGTGATTTGTTCAATGACGAATCACAAGAAAGATATGCTAACTGGCAACGAAGAGTTCAGTCATTATCATATAACTTTCAAAATGAGCTATCCCAAATCTCTGAAGATTTTAAAGGCTATTTTGTTGTCAATAGCGGACAACACCCAAAACTACTAAAACAATTTCGTCATGGTAATATCAGCATTGAAACGCTGACTATTCTTAATGACCTAATCAACTTCTTCCCATATTGGGATAAGAAGATTTCAGACAATATCATTTGGCCAAAAACCAGAGACAAATGTCTGAATTACAGTGAGTTTATCAAATATGATAAATCTAAAATGAAGAAGATTATCAAAGATATACTTGCTGATCAGTAACTTTTTTTACATGATTTG